TTTTGGTAGGCTTCGTAACCTCTATTAATACGATTTTGGTAGGCTTCGTAACCTCATATAGAAAACACTTTGTTTTCTTACTTATATTATAACAAATAGTACGAGAAAAACAATATTGATTTTAATAGTAATATATGATATAATAATAAATTATGTTAATTGGCACAAGAAATAGCTACAGATGTAAGAATTGTGGATATAAGTGGTAAAGTAAAAATACAAAAGAGAATATTAAAAAAGGGAGGATTGAGAGTCCTCTCTTATTTACTTATTAAAGTCTAAATAATATTTTTCTAATAGTCTTTATGAACTTATATAGATCATCTGTTTGAAAACGCATGTTCTATTAAAATATTATAATTAATAAAATTATATAATAAAAGACCCTAACCATTAAGATTAGGGTCGCTTATTGATGGGTTCGGTTGAATACTTTAACACAAAATATTACTATTTTGCAAACGACTTTCTACTGGAGTACACCAGCGCCTTCATATTCTCGATCCCATTGATTTTATTATAACTACTTGTATATAACATGTCAAGTAATTTTTAAAAAATTTATGATAATAGTTTAAAACCGAACTTACGTTTGTTACAATTAGCTTTATATAATGTTCTTCTCACATTAGATGAGAAATTTACGTTTTTAGGTCTAAAATTTGCGACATATCTACCTAAAGTATTAGGTACAAAATCTGCTAATTGTAATCCTGTATAGTTAGACGCTTTTGGAATAAATACTATTTCTTTAATATGTTGTTGTATAGTATTAGGAGAATAATACATTGTACCTAAAGCTTTTAATTCAAAAATACGTTGCTGTATAGCTATATTCTGGCAAGGTTGCATTGATTCATAGCAAATAGACCCTATTGCGTTATTCTCAATTAAAAACATACAATAATGCTCAATTAATAATTGAATAGCAATTGTAAATTGATTATTTATATGATCTGCGCCATAATCAGTAGTTAATTGTTTTTTATCCAAACAGACTCCTAATGTAGTAATATTTGACTTCTTAAATATTACAGAAAGTTTGTTATATAATGAAATAGTATTTCTTTTTGATTTAAATATTTTATAATGTTCTGGAATATCTGGATTTCTACGTTGAGCGGCAGTAATATCTTTTTCATGCAATATATATTGTTCTGCCTCGTCGTTCTTCCACATATCGACTTTAATTTGTTTTAATTTTTTGTCTATATCATCATATTCATTATCTTGTATAATGACACCACTCATAATAAAATATCTTCTCGATTTATCAAGTTGTGAAAATGTTTCACTTTCATCAACGTATAGAGTGTATTTATCCATTTTATTTATACCGCCTTATTTTGTAATTATTTATTATTGTAACATTTATGACAAATTTCAACAATAATAATTTACAAAATACTGTATAAATTTGGTATAAAACACACTATTTCAGATTATATTTACCAATTATAACTTTTTTAAATCCATCGATCACTTCATTAGACCATTGCATCGGAATTACATTTTTCAGTGCTTCGACGCTTGATGCAGTTCTACAATTCTTATGCTCTAAAATTTCTTTATCTAATTTCTTGTATTCCATATATACCTCTCAATATCGTGGAAATAACCATTGCTACCACAAATCAGTTTTCTACAACAAATTATTGACAAAATAATATCTCTGTATTAATATAAAAATATCCCATATAACTTATTTATCGTCAAGTTATACGGTTAAGTTTACAAGAAATGCAACGAGTTATCTTCCAAGTTCGTCATTGCATTTCCAAAGGATTTGCAGTCTATTAGTTGCCGTAAGTGGTTTCTGATAGACTGTTTTTTATTATTGACATTTCAAGATTCCAATGATATTCTGATAATAGAAAAAGGTGTTACTGATAACGGTTCGCCTGATAATTTATACGTTTAATAATAACCGCTTACTTACCAGGTCAGGCGGTTATTTTTCTGCAATAAAAAAGAAGTTATTTGGTAGGCGTCGCCTCTCCTACATCTCTTTTAACCCATAGGGTGCATGGTTGCAACGAATTTTACCACCTCAAATAACTTCTTGATTATATATTCAATTTATGTATATTTATCATATCAAAAATGCATTCGATATTCAACCAATTTGCTTTTCAAGATCGTCAATTCGTTTTGTCATATATGCTTTCTGTCCACCGCTCACTCTTTTTTCAAGAGTAGTACGATCTAGAATAACCTGTTCTTTTAATTTTCTAATATTATAACAATCTCCAACATTAGAAATATCTTCGGATGCTAAACGATCATGTAACTGTTGTAATCCTTTCTCGACTGACTTATAACGAGATATTCTTTTGGCAGATTCATATTTGAATTCCTCATCAACATAACTTTTGAATTCAGAATACAATGATTTGATTTCCGAAACATCTGCGTTTCTAAAAGTCTTAATGGTACATTTTGTACTAAATTTAATCTCATTCTTTACATAATCGATATCTACATTTGGAGAATCAGCAATGAACGCCCCATGTTTTCTGATGGATGGAATAACATCTTTGGCAAGCCACATTTGAAATTCTTTTGCTTTATCATTAGATGCTTTCATTCCCAAAAGATAAAATAGTGTTTCTGGGATAAAATCATCTTTCCCCACAAGTGGGGAAAATCCAATATCCTTAATGTAAGAATTTAATCTATCCCATTTTACATACTCTTTTCCATATTTTATTCTAGTCCATCCAAATCCAACAGCTGTATCTTCAGCATTCATTGACACACTACCGTCTGGGTTTAAAATTGTTCTGACAGACATTCCATTGTTATCGTTTACGAATTCCATAATTTCTAAATTATCTTTAGTGTTGATCATAATATTTTTTCTCCAGTTCTCTCAACTTTCTAACATTAACAGTTTAAATAGAGTAGAGCAGTGGATGCGTATGAAAGTTGAGGAGAAAATGAAGTTCCGCTCGGCAGTTAATTACTCTGCCTGTCCACTGCTCGATATAATAAAGAACGGTCATGAGTCGTTCTCATTACCAAAATAAGTTCCTTACATTGGTTAGTATAGAAATAAACTTGATTTTAGCAATATTGTATAAAATAAAATACAACTTGCCAAAATGCCAATCTTCAAAAAACTTTATAAAATAAGGACTTTTTGATGGTCGTTTTTTACATAAAATTTGAATTTTAAGTTCCCTGCTTAGAGATACAATATCTCTGTACGCAAACGATGATAACAGGTAAAACATCGACATTAATTTACACTTTTGGGCTATACATTACCAGACAATGATCATAAGGTCGTCATTATCTGTCAGGATCGGTAGTCTCTGAACATCCATTCTTATTAAAATATCTTAGCTACTGTGCCTTATCCCGAAGCACGTTTCTTATATGGCAGTTTACCGATATCTTCCTATACGGTAAGAATGTGTGCGGCTGATTAGATACAATCGTATAATACGATATGAATATCAAATTCTTAAACTATTCCGTCTATTGTTGCCAATTCCGTTTCAGTTTTGATATTCTTTTTCGTTCCAGCAATTACTCCTGATACGTGTATTTTAAAACCCCGTATCCTATATATTTGTCCAAAACACCATTTCTGTTTCTTCCTTATATATAGTAGGCTCACTGTCACCCTAATGATTTTGAGATAGGGTCAACCCAGGTTTTTAAAAAGTTTAATGCCAGCAAAGCCAGCGGCAGCAGTTTGCAATAATCCAAAACTACTTACTAATTTATTAACTACATTAAGAACATTTGATAGTAAAGTAATTCCTCCACCAAGAAGGTTTTTATCAGCAAATGTTGTTGAGATAGATTGGAATGAGTTTTTAAGATCTTCTGTTCGTCCTTCCAAACTATTCTCATAAACTTTGTACTTTTTGTCTGTAGATCCAGCAGAATTTTCGGATACTTTCTCGTATTCTTGAGCTTTACCGTAATTGCTCATAAGGGTAATGAACTCATTCATATGATGTGTGCCAGCGAAAGACTGTGCGATTGCACGTTGAGACACGTCACTATAATTATTCCAATTGCCAGCAACTTCATCAAGAACATCACCAAAATTACGGAACTGATCTGTTTTGTCTCGCAGATTAATACCTTCTCCACGCAAAACAGTTTCCACGTTACTAAGATCCTCTCCGTTATTCTGGTAATCTTTTAATCTTGATAATTTAATATTACCCATACGTGCAAAAACAGCATTTAATCCAGTACCAACAGAACCCATACCTTCCTGGGTTACTTCACCGATTGTGGCTAAATACCCAAGCAATTTATCCATTGAAATTCCAGCAATTTTTGCTGTATTTGCAACTTCTGACATACCTTCTGCCAAACCACCAACATCAGTAGCAGAAGCCATATCTACAGAACTTAATTTATCTACGATTTTTAAGGTATCTTCGGCACTTGTAACACCATAACCTTTTCTCGCAGAAGTTAAATACTTTGTAGCATCTTCAGATGATAGTCCGCCAACCTTGCTCAGTTTAATAGAACTTTCAGCAAGTTTATTAGACTTTTCAACACTTTGTCCCTGTTTCATCCACTCAGTAGAAGAAGCAGCAACATCTGTACCAGTAGCCTTTAATTGATGCCCCATATTTGAATATGTTTTCATCAAATCTTTGGCTTTATCATTGGATACACCAGTAGCCATCTGAAGCTGAGTCATAGCACTATCTACATCATATGTGTTTTGCACCATTTCTTGTGCTTTGTTCATACCAGATTGCAAGATACCATATGTTCCTACGAACTGAGAAATCTGACTAAATCCACGTTTAACTTCTGAAAACATTGAATTTCCAGTAAGTCCTTTCGCAGAAATTTCAGCCTGCATTTGCTTAAACTGTTGGTTAAGACTTTGTGCTTCGCCTTTAGTTGTGGCATTCTCGGATTGTTTCGCAAGATTCTCTAATGCAGCTCCATATTCCTTAGCAGCTTTAGTATTATTCGTCATATAAGTTCTAATCTTATTTGCTTGAATACTACCTTCACCAGGATTAAGTGCCTTGCTCTGAGTTGCGTCGAGAATTTTTATCTCATTGTTTAATTTTTTATATGATTGGATTACTTTCTCATTCTGCTTAATGATCGCATCCTGATTAGCAGTTGAAGGATTTGCTTGGTATTGAGTATGTAATTCCTGCAAACCTTTTACATTTTGTTTATATTCTTCAAAAGACTTATTCGCATTTTTGTATTCTTCACTACCACTGTAATACTTACTAAGTTTCTTTTGTTGTGCTGCTAAATTAGCATCATATGATTTATTTCCAAGAGTCCTAGAAACATTTTGCACATAAGAATCTTTTTGTTCTTGTTCTTTAAGAGCTTGATTAAACCAATTGTCATATTGTTTTTCTTGCTCTTTATGTTGTTTTTGTACTTGTTTCTCTATATCACTCTTTAATACTTTATTAGGTGAAGAGTTTAATAAAGATAAACTATTTGTAGCATTTTTATCATATTGTTCAAGTTTTGCATATGCGTCAATTAAAAGATCTCGATTTTCTGTAGTTCGATTCTTTTTAAAATTCCCATACATTCTATTGACTTCTTTACGTTGTTTTTCATAGTCAAGAACATCACTACCAAAGGCATTGTATTCTTTGCTATTATTATCGACATACCCAGAAAATTGTTTTTGATATCTTCCAGATTTAGAAGCAAATCTCTTCGCTTGAATGTCAGATTCAATCTTGGTAGCTTTCTCATTTAGTTTTTTCTGTTCTGCTTGATATTTTTTATCGGCTTTAGCTTGATCCTTTAATGCTTTATTTTTTGCTTTCTCTTGTTCTTTAAGAGCTTGATTTGCATATTGATAAGCAGTAGATGTTGAAACATCTTCTTCTTTTGTGATCTGCTTTGTAACATTAGTCATTTCTTTGGCTTGGGCTTTTGCACGTTTAACAAGACCTTTATCAATAGATGTTTCTCCACTCGTATAGAATGTCCCAGAACCATGTTTCATCTGTTTTTGAATTGCAGATTTGCTATATTGTACATATGATTTTGCTTGAGCATTTGCTTGTCTTTTAATTTGGTTATTAAGTGTTGTATTTGTTGATCCGTTCGTACCAACAATAGGGTTAATATGCACATCCCTATCTTGTACAAGATTATTCAATTGAGACTCAGCAGTACTCTTATCCAATATCGCCTTAATGACAGCTTGAAAATCCATTCACTCACCTCTTTCATGATTTTGTGCATAATAAAAAAGAGCCTATATAAAAATAGACTCTTTACATTTCAGTATATAATTAACAGACGGTCAGGGAATCGAACCCCGATCTCTGGTTTTGGAGACCAGTATAATTCCATTATACCAACCGCCTGTAAGAGCAATGATCAATTACTTGTTACTTATTGTTTAACTAATTGCTGTCAAACATGGCTTCAGTACCCATGTACCAGTAGGGAAGTCATAAAGATGTGATAAAACATATTCATGTGCTTCGATGACTGAACCAACATTTACCTCTGTATGTATAACTATTCCTCCGCCATACATACTCCATTCAGCACAAATAAGTGTATAGTAATTTTTTCTATTCTCTATCATCATAACATCATCTCCTACTATATAAGTGGTGTTACATCATAGATTTTGTCGTGTAATTGATCATTGCGAGTTTGAGTATATCATAGAAATATATTGTATGTATACAGGGATCTTTTTCCAATATTATAAATCAGACAAAGAACCTTGTTTTCCTTCTTTAATACCGTCTTTTGTAAAGTATTTTCCGAAGTCATCTTCTGCGGATGAATCGTTGTAAATACCAACCAATTCCGTAGAAGACCATCCAAAGAATTCTTTGATAACATCAATCGGAATATTCTTCTTTGCGAAAGCAGTACAAGTATAATGTCTCATACAATGGTAGTAGAAGTCTACGTCTAACATCTCTGAGAATTCAGCTGTCCATTTATCAAGATTGGATCTACGATGCCAACCATTTTTATCTTTCGTTACAAAGATATCGTCAATGTCAACGCCAACGCCAAGTTCTTTACGTTGTTTATCCCATAGATCAATGTATTTTTTAACATCAACAAGGATAAATTTGTTTAACTGCTTACCTAATTTACCACGACCCTTGGTACGAATCTTTGGTGTTTTATATAAAGCACCATCAAATTCAAGAGCATCTTCGGTAAAATAAGACATCTTCATCTGGATAATTTCGGACTTTCTCATTCCAGAATAAGCAGCAATAGCGATAGCACACGCTTTTTCATACTTCTCTTGTTTAACAAGAGTTTTTAATAAGTCATCAACTTTTTCATCTGGCAGAATAGTTTTTTCACGTACTGCCTCATTTGCAGGATTCTCAATCTTATTTACAATCTTTCTGAATCCTTCAAATTCTTCTTCCTCGTCTAACATATTTTCGATATAATCAGATAAAGAAGAAAGACATGATTTAACACGTCTTGTTCGTTTAGGACTCCATCCCCATACATTAATTGCATGATTTTGAAACTTAGCAATATCACGTTTGGTTAATTTTGCGAAATCCTTATTTTTATTATGTTCCAGATTCCAACACCAGAAAATATCTAAGTCATTGCGATAACCTTTGATTGTACTCTGCGCACGATCAACAGAAGCAAGGTAATCTAACCACTCATTGCCTAAATCTTTGTTATCTTTATTGACCAATGCTAGTTTTTCTGGAGATGTAATCTTGTTATATACCGTAAATCTAGCCAACGGTAAACCTCCTATGTGTAAAATAAATATAACCACAATATATAGTTGTATTCGTAAAAATAAATCATATATATTGTGGTTGATAAGCATATAAAATCTTGGTTTTATTTTTGTGGAATTTACATCAAATTTGATGTGAAAAGAAATTATTGTTTAAATCTTTTTGCAAATGCCTGTTCAGCATATTGTTGAGCTTTTTGCTCTGTACGTTGCCAGAATCCAGAAGTTAATACAATACCAGATCCACCAGATTCCGCTTCTGAAAAGACGTGAGGAGTAGAATAAGTTCCAGTATTATAATTGTATCCCTGGTCAAGATACACAGTGGCACTAACAGAATCTCCACCACAAACAACGCCAGTTGTTCTTGCAGAGTTTTTCATCTGATTCGTTCTCTGATATTCCTTTGGTTCCCCACCAGCATAAGAAGCAGTAAGCTCTTGATTGGCTGTTAAGAATGTTTTACTCTCAGCTTCGCTTACGGCATCACGCATTTCATTCTGGATTTGTCTCCATAACCCAGCCATTGCGCCCATGTTTCCCATGAGATCACCTTACTTTCTGTCAATAGAAACTACATTATTATTGACTGCATCAGCGGCACCTTGTTTAATTGCTTCAAGTACATCAATTCTATTTTTCTGAAAATCATCAGATTCAACGACAGCTTTTGTAATGTCTTCGGCAGTAAAGTCAAAACCATGCTCTGCAAAATACTGCATCATCTTCTGAGTTACTTCTGGATCAGCTTTAGCAAACACTTCATTAATATATTCAAGAGCAGGTGCTAAAGCCACGACAGATTCTACTAAATCGTCAACACCTTCAACCTTGAAATTCACATCTTTGCCGTCAAGTTTAATATCAACTGCACTTGCAATTAACTGCTGTTTAATGTAATCGCATTTCTCATCAATTGCAGTTAACATATCTTGAAACTGCACTTTATTAATATCATTTTCATCAACAAATGCGTCAACATTAATATCTGATGCAAGTTCGTATAATTCATCAATGTCAATGCTTTCTAAATCCACACTTCCATAGAATTTGATAATATTCATCTTGATTCCCATAAGTTTACTCAGTGGATCGTAGTCCATACTGGATGCCCCATTCTCATCCTGAGTTACTGGGAAAGCAGAAGCGACAACCGCCTCAACGAAATCATTTGCCTCAAATCTATTTAAAGACCCATCTTCATAATGTCTTGTTTCAAAAGCGATTTTACCCATAAAATTATCTCTCCATTTCTCTATTTAACTTCTCAAGCAATTCAGATACGTGATATCTGTAATTGACTTTTAATTTTCGACTATTAACAATGATTGGATTGAATTTTTTTAAATCCTTTTCGTTGAATGATTTTTTATCTATAGAAGCAATCATTCTGTCAAAATCATTGATGTGTTGAAAATATGTAGTTTCCATGTTATCTTTCTTTCTAAAATTAAATAAAAACCCTGCGATCATATTTTTGTAACCTACAAATTCTCTTAAACCTTTAATCTGATGATAATGAATCACGCCTTTTTCTTCTTTGGTACGTTCAAAAGAAATAGAAGAAGTACCAACACTTTTCAATTCCAATGCATACATATAAGGAGAAGAGAATAAGAAACAATCGCAAGGATTCTTACTTGAAAATCTTAAATTACTACAACCACCAAAAGATTGTGCTTGATCTTTTAAACGATAGTAGAATACGTCTGAAGGAATACTGGCTTTCCAATTTTCTTCAAATCTCTTACCAACATTCTTTGCCAACCTATTCACCTACCTGATATTTATCGTTAATATATTTTCTATAATCAACATATAGTCTGTATGTATCTTTTTTTGGATACCAGAACGCCATAATATCTGCACGTTCAGATGGATAGACCAGAAGTGGTTGTACGCCATGTTCCACATAGAACTTAACCTGTGCCAAACTTGTAACAGGAATGAGTTTTGTATCTTTATAGGCTTCCTGCAACTGCTCAGGCGTTGTAATTTCTGAATTCAATAAATACACCCTTTCTTTTAAAATCGTAAAAAATAGGGAAGAAAACAAAAAAATCATATAATCCAATTTGTGAACCATATTAAAGTTTTGTTCTCTTCCCTATCTTCTAACTAAAATGTAAAACTATAATATGATTACTGCAATATTTTTTCATGTTCAATATTCCAAGTTAATACACTACTGATTAGTATAAACTAACCAGTAGTGATAAATAATATCCTTAAATTAAGCTAAAGACTTGATCTGATAAATATCTACAAATTCATCATCTGCATCTGTCATCAGGTCAAATGTGATCTTCAGTGTAATAGGATCTCCCTCAGCTGCGAAAGCTAATTCGATATTTCTCTGAGGAGTAGCTTTGTAGCAAGTGATATGTAATGGTGTTACAACTCCTTGCTCAGATTTCTGGTTGATTTCTGCGTCAACTCTGAAATCAGCTAATTCCTGATTATCGTTAATCTTAACTAACTGAAGTGTAGAGTCATTTACGATATAAGATACATCGTATTTCTTACCAACAACGATATCGCTATCTGTTGTAGCTGTGAATACTTTTGCTGCTGCACTTCCTTCGATCTGTGTTCCACCAACATCACCTTTTTCGTAAACGAATAAAGCTCCTGCTTTTGGATCATCTGGTAATGTAAGTTTTCCTGCTTCTGTAGCAGTGATCGTCTTCATTTCTGCACGATCTCCACCTTCTGTAATTGTACCGTTACCAAAGATAGAGAATAACTCAAATGGATATACCTGAATTTCTGATTCAAGTGTTCCTTCCATTGGGTTGGCAAATGTTACAGCATCTCTACCTCTCTTTTTAGCTTTTACAGAATCTGCTGTAATATTTAATGTTACTGTATTAGCATAATCAACTCTTAAAGCCTTTTTGCTTGTAGCTAAGTTAGTTAACTCAAATACACCGCAGTCACGGCTTGCATATTTCTTACTAGCTGCCATTTTGTCACATCCTTTCATTAGAATTTTTAAATTTTAGTATTAAAAAAAGACCCATAAAGATAGGTCTTATTTTTCTTCTTTAAGATTTTTCAAATATGAATCTTCTTTAAAGTCACTACCTTCAGTTCCCCAGACACTGGCATTAAGAGCCATGATTTGATAATTTCTATCAATTAGAATTCTTTGAAAGTTATCATATAATTGAGGAATTGTTAGTTGCCCTACGTTAGTAAAATTAATACTTGGGTGATACGCACATACGACAGAGATAATATTACCGATATCATATTTTGGATCTTGTTTATCTAAGTTTTTTCCACGAGTACGTTTAGCTTTTGCCTTATCACGTCTACGTTGCATTTGGATAACAACAGGATCTTTTTGTTTTGATAATTCTTCGGACACTGTGCGTTCATTGTTGATATTTGAAATTTGCATCAGAATATGTAATACATCATCAAAGATTTCTCGATCAATAACCCCGACAACCTGTGATTCGATTTCTCCAGTTTCTTCGTTCTCATGTGTTTTTAAGATCTCAAATCTTTTTTCTCTTAATTTATACACAACATCTTCGACAAAATAAAAACAAAATGCTCTCACATAAATCCGTATAACATCTGTGTTTTCTGATACCAAATCAAATAATTTAACATCTGTTCGTTCTTCATAAGGTAATGCCAAAAAAGCATCATATTTATCTGGCAGGAGAGCAGAGTAGTAGCTATCTACTGTCAATGTCATATAACTAGCATATTGCATCCATAGCCCTTCACCAATTCTCCTACGATCACTGATTTTAGGTGGCTGAATATGCCCGATTCCAACAGGTATTGGTTCGCTTGACAGTAGCTGTGAATAAGTAAGTTTTACGTCACTCATTTACAAAGCAACTCCATATTTATATCATCAATCCGATACACCATTGTCCTGCCATAAAAGTTAGTGTTCGGTTTAAAAGACTGTAATTGGCTTGTACGAGTATCTAATCTCATAGCCCCGATACCAAATGAGTCTTTTATTGATTCGTCAGTTAAGGCAAGATTGATTGCTTGGCAAATCATATCTAAACGATTGCCAGCGTATCCTTTTTCACGCCATTCTGACCTTTCATCATCATCTAGTTTGATAACATCCCTATGACATACGACATTGATAACCAATGTGTAATCAATAATAGATGTTGATGTACTAGGATATGTTTCCATTAAGATAATAGATCGTGTATCTGTAATGGTTTCATCCATATATGGGACATCTTTGCAATGTCCTAATAAACGATTGTCTTTCACTTGCCCATGTATATTTTCGCCAATTTTGCATCCAAACCAATTATCCTCGAAAGAATAATCCTCATCATCAAGATATGGCATAGCAAGAGTGTTGACATCGTCATTTGTCATTAAAATATTTCCTACGGCTTCTTTGATCAATCCAAGTGAAACCAGAGGATTTTCCATCATTTTTTCTGTTTTCGTCATTGAATTTCACCTATGTAAGACTTTCTATAGTTATTTCAATAGAAGCAGTAGAAGAAGTTCTATCTTTTGCAGATAATTTCAAGATGATTTTCTGACCAACTAATGCAGAATTTGACACAGAGATTCCAATGTTTGAACCAGTTTCTTCTATATTAATGGAGTCTTTTAATTCACATTCAAGATCCCATTGAGGATCTTTTGTAACTATGTTTCCATCTAAGTCTTTAAAAGAAGCGGTAAATGTAGATTTCTTTCCTACAAAAACTTTCTTGTATCTATACTTAATAGTAGCAGTACATGTCTGTTCTATAGTTGGAACATCTGGCTGTTCTGGTTTCTCTGGCTGCGTTGGTTCAGGATCTTTTTTAGGCTCAAAGTAATCACATAATCGCAAGTCTTTTCTGTCTTTCGCTGGGTTAAATTCATCTTTATCAACGATAAAAGATAATACACCACCATGTTCAGTACCAAAATGATATAAAACATTATCATCACGAGTGAATGTAAATACGTCATTTGGAACTTCACGAATATCAAGAAATACTCTTTTTCCATCAAGCCCAAGAGTATCATCGTCTTGCGGTACAATTACCGTATAGTTATTTGACCCAACAAATATAATATTGTTACCTGTTTTACCAACATCATATTTAGATGCCGATTGATAATAAGCCCATCTTTCATGGATATTACCGTCTGCATCTTGCCATTTTACAGTAGACTGACACAACTTCATTGTTGTTTTTTCAAATACACCACATTGTCCAGGTCTTCCGTCTATGATCCAGTAATTATTCTCAAAATATACATACATTCCTGCTTTGGAAGTATTACATGGGAATAGTACAGTTCTCTGCATAGTTTTTAATGCGGTATCAGAATCATTATCTTGAACCACACATCGGATAGTCGTTCTTTCTGATAAATCAGAGTTACATAATTCAACCGTAGAAGCAATGTCTGTATCTAAGATCTCTGCAAATTCATCATCTTTATAATCGTTATATGCATCATTTTCATAACCGCCCGTTAAGTTAGGTCGTGTATTAGGTGTTATTAAATACCAATCTTGCATTTATCGCACCTCCTATGTATAAGCGGTAGGTTTCTGATTGTTTGTCATTTTTTCAGCATTATATTTAATAGCATCAAGCTCATTCTTTGCTGAAGTTTTTGACCCATTATTTCCATCAATACTTAATTCTTTTGTTACAATACTCACTCGTTTATTTACAAGAGAGTAGTAACGCTCCTGATAATATTGATGCATATATTCTGCCATTGTATCTATGACATATTGATCAAGATCTTCTGAAAATTCTTTTGTTTCTACATCGAATGTAAGATCATCAATTTCCATAGAATATCTTGCAATTGCCTTTTTTAGCCATTGAAAAACTAAAGAGTCTGGCAAAGGCGTTTTATCTGCGAACGTAGATTCAAAACTTTGAATTACATCATCTGCGGTTGTCATTATAATCACCTACATCCTATTTCATTTTGTGTCCCGTATAGTTTTCAATGAATCGAATTTTTTCGTAATCGTTATAATTACCTTTTTTAATCATCATCATGACAGCTGATTTTTCAGCACTTGTAACAATATACTCAGAAACTTTGTCCTTAAATGTTTTTGACATCCCTTTATAGGCAAATAATTTTGCTACTAATTCAGGCGTTAAAATTTTCTGAACTTTCTTTTCTTTTTTATTGTCAAAGTCTAACTCTTCACGAGTATCAGCGTCTTCAATATATAATGTTGCATGAGAGCCAACACCATCAATTCCAGTAAAAAGCATATTCCCGTTCTGCACCTGTGAGATTACTTCTCCACGAGATAAACGGGTAGTACCATTTGGTGTGATTGTTACATCTCCTGTGGATTCAATTCGCTGAAATCCTGTTGTCCAATTGGCAAGGCTGCGTACTGTAATTTTTGTTTCCATGCTTAACTCTTTTACAACTTCCGTATTTTCCATCTCTTTCAATTATTTATCCTTTCACAACTAATTATCGTTTACTTGAATTTGTATTTTACAGAATTATACAATTCAATCTTTTCATCTAAATCTTTCGACTTTTGGAATGTCCAATAACGTACACCAGTATTTTTGTTGATGTTAGAAGAAATATAACTTTCGCCTAACCCCATTAAAAAATAGTGTAGTTTTTTGGAATAGCAAAAGTAAATATCGTTCATGGTCTATGTCCTCTATTTAACTAATTAATTGCAAAGATATACAGAATTACCATATATCTTTGCAAATAAAAAAGACCCATAAGGTCTACATTTCTTCAACTATTTACGAATTCTAGTAAGTACCAAGTTCTGTTGACAGTTTCTTGTCTCCAAGTAAACCAATCATATATTCTCTTCCTGGAGCAACTAAAGCACCAACTTCAAGGTCATATCTTGTGATTAACTGACCTGTTGATACGTCTGTTCCAGAAATAGATGTTAATCCGCCTCTTGTTACTGTATAGATTGGAGACTGTCCACCAGCAGGAATTACATATCCGAGTCCCTGTGGTAATACTGTCTGGAAGTCTGTTCCAGCTGCATTCATCAGAGAAGTATCATATGGGTTTGGTAATTCAGAAACAACTGCACCATTGTACATTCCCATTAATCCTGTATCGTGGATTTCTTTCATAACGGCTTCAGAGATACCTGTAACAGCAGGTGTTGTTCCCTGATATCCTGCGAATGCATTAAGCTGAGAAACTAAAGCATAATCACCAGTGATAGTTGGTTTTCCAAAACGTCTTACAGGTGTGATAACTCCATCAACACCAGTTTTTGTTAATCCGTCTCCCTCGAAGAAGTATTTAACTCCATCTGCATGTTTGATTGCTTTGTAGATTGTTTCTACAACATAAGCAGCAGCTTTGTTTCTGATTTGAATAGCGATCTGATTCTTTAACTCGTTTTCATCGCTCATGTCACCAATAGCAGCTTTTCTATAATCTACTGCATAACCAGCAGAAATAGCTACTGTAGCGATAGGTGTTCTTTTCTTTCTGATTACTGGGAAGTTAACATCCTGACCTAAAGCCTGTTTGTTTGCTGGGTTTCCAACAAATTCTGGGATTTCAACTTCGCAAGAATCGTTATATCCGATTGCTTTATAATTTCCATAGATGCTTAATAATTTAGCTTCTTGAAGAATCTGAGGTTCCATTGAGAAACGTCTGATTTCATTTAATTCAGAAACTGCTGATAAATCACCAGCAGAAGCTTTACTATTTAATTCTTTAATATAATTAGCAGCCTGATCCGCTTTTCTTCCGAAAGGCGCTAAGTCTTTTCCGTCTCTCATTGCAGAGAAAATTTCTACTACAGGAGATTTTGTAGACACACGACCGCTCGCAAAGTTCGCATCCTTACGTTCGTTGTTTAATTCAAATGTATACATTTATACTATCCTCCTTTTTCAATTAACTATTTTGATACTGACTGTGTAGCTGGAGCAGAAGCAACAACTCCTACAACAATGCCTTTGTGATTTCCAATAATTTCAGTTACTTCTACATATGGTGCGGCAGTAGCTCCTTTAACAAGATCCCCTGTTGCTGTAGATTTTAACTTGTCACCTTTAGCCACCCCAGTAGGAATCTGTTTTCCATAAATTTCAAGTTCTTTTCCATCTAATTTATCAAGATCTAAAACTCTTAAATCTGATCCTTTTGCGATAAAGTATCTGTCTAAACCTTCGTCGTCACCAACTTCAATATTCATTACTACCTGTTTAGCGTTAGCGGCTAAAGCAAATGTACCTTCTGTTACTGTTCCAAAATCGCCATTATAAACATCCGTTCCTGCAACAGCTTTTACATATGGGTATAATTTCTCGATTTCAGAGATATTGCGGAATTTAATCATTTTTATCTATCCTCCTTATTAAAAAATACTTACATCTTCGTCATCATCAACAACTTCGATAGATTCACATACCTCAGAAAAGATGTCTTCAACTTTTTCTGAATTTGTTTCTGCTGTAGGCTCTGTGGCAGATGCCTGCTTCTCAGCTGCTTTCTGCTGTGCTACAATATTCATGCAAATCTTAGATTTGATAGAGTTAACTTCAGAAGCAATTTCGTTTAATTCGTCAATATTTTCGCAAGAGTTAATATCAGATTTTAATTTGTCGATATCTTCTTTTGCGACTGCTTTTTCGTCTTCATTGAACTCGCTTAAAGCTTCGTCAACTTCACCTAATTTTTCTGCAACTTTAGCTTTTGCAATTTCTTTTCTAAGAATTTCGATCTGTTCCCATGCTGTCTCATTCTCTGTCTTTGTGTCTTCAAGAGCTTTCTGCAATTTTTCGACACTTGCATTAAGTTCGGAAATCTTTACATCCTTTTCTGCGATAACAGAATCTTTCTGCTCAATCACGGAATTCTGCTCAGAAATTTTCTCTTCTAATGCAGATTCTTTAGAATTGATTTCAGAAATTGTTTCTTTGATAGCAGAAGTGATTTCTTTCATATCAATTGTTCCGTCCATTTTCTGTTTGTCCTCCTTGTTTTGATTTTCGTTTAATTCCAATACAATAGAAGAAGTATCAGCTGGGTTCATTACCATATCCCAACCAGAGTGAATAAATTCCACAGGGATTCTCCCTGTTTCTCTCCATCCATTCATATAAACAATTCCTGTATTACCTTTTGCTTTGAAAATTTCTACGCTACCTTCTACGGTAACGCCATTGTTAAGGTCTTCTTCAAGATTTGCAACGAATTCTGGATAACACATTTCATCAAGATATCCTTCACCGCATACACATCTCTTTGTTTCACCTTCGTAATCAATGTCGTCAATATAGCCTCTTGTAAAATGTCCAACAACACTTGCATTTCTAAATGTTATTAAGCCATCTTCGTTGACACCAGTTTCTCCGTGACCGCAGATTATTGTTCTGTTTTCATCTAAAAATTCAACACGAACACTCATATCTGCGATACTGCCGAGCTGTGGCGCACAATATTCCTCTAAAAAGGTAATTCCATTTTTGTTGTATTTTGTTCCGATACCATTTTCTACTGATTCAGGAGGCTGTAATTCGTACAATACGGCTTTAAATGGTCTACGCCCATTCTTGTATTTCTTTTCAGATAACTCTACGATTGCCATGTTGTATCCTCCTTTAAAAAGTTTTGTATAACAAAAAAGCCGATTAAATAAAATCGACCTTTCATTATTGATATTTATTTAGAGTCGCTTGGACTCGGGATGTTGTTCCCATCATTATTTCTACTTCGAATTGTATTTTCGGTAGGGTTGTCCGTAGTTGGACGACCGCCAACTTGGTCATCTTTGGAAATATTGCTTGAGGTTAAGTGAGGTAAGTAGCGTTCATATATACCATCTTCGATTTCTTCATCTAATACATTAAAATATGCTTCTGGATTTATTCCTGCGCTAGCGACAAGATAAGATAAAGAACCACTTGCCTCTGAATATAATGTTTTACACATATCAAAGAATGCTTTGCGGTTTACAAAAGAAGTAGGGAAGTAGTAAACTTCCACTGGGTTGTTTTGATCTTTAATGACATTTTTGTTAATGACGTAATTTAATTCTTTCTGCCATTCATAAACCCATGTATATACTTGGGCTGTGATCATTTCGAGGTTATTCGCTCCAGCTCCAAAATTACCTGATTCCATTGCACCAAGTAAAGAAGCGCAAATACCTAAATCCAAAGAGATTTGATTGCTAAGATTTGATTCATTTTTATCATTAAAAATATCTGTAGAAACATCTAAAGAATTAATCTTTGTTCCTGCGGCAACACTAATGAAACTTAATCCACCCTTGTTGTTTTTGTTAACTACAGCGGTTTTAACATCGTTATGTTGGGCTTCCTGTTGCTTTTTGGTTAAAGCACAAAGTCCTTTTTCTTTCCCTTCTGGGAATGTCTGATAGACAACTTTATTGTTCATGTCATCCAAAACATTTCGTTTTGTGTCTGTAAAATAATCTTTATATAGTACATCCTCAAGAGCAGCAATAACCAATGATCTTCCCCAAGGTTCTGAGTCTTTGCATTTGATTTTTCTACACATTGTTTTATCCGAATTTAATATTAACCAATTGCCGTTTACGCCATTACTTTTCTTGCGATCGTAATACCCTTTCCTGATTTCTTCTGGATACTTTTTAAGTTTTCTTTCCCGTGTATCGTCTGTGAAATCATCAAAATATCTCAAGTCAAAACCAACAACAAATCGCCCATTTTTCTTACCAACAATTTTACAATACTGCCAAGGCAAAGAAATAATAGAGACATTGACACCGATGTCATTTATCTCCATAATACGCTCAACATCAAAATCATTCATGTATTTTGTATGATCAATATCGGATGGTCTTACTTTGGTTTCGAAGTAATAAAACGCAATTCCGTCTAACATCTCGGTATGTAATGCATCTCTAATGAAATGTTTGTCGTCGATTGTCTCAAGGGTAGAGCGCATTAAGCGTTTATTATTTTTTGCCTTGTTGTTATTTTTCTTTTTTGCTTTCGATTTATTGATTAATATACTATCAAGACATGGCAATGCAACCATATAGTCAACAGAATTTGTAACAACTCCGTTTTTTGTATACACAAAATTTGACAATCTAATGGCGGTTTCGTGGTTTTCAATTGGATTTCTTAAAACACTGCGTATTTCTTCTTTATTAAAATAATCATAAACACCACATTGAAAGATAGCGTTAAATATATCTGTTGTTGTATATTGATAACTGTTGTATTCATATGTAGTGTCTTGCTTTACATTTTCTTCCATTTTCCCTCCTTCCATTAGTTTACAAATGTTGCGTATCCGTATTCTTCATCTGTAGTTGCCATATCTAATTCCAACTGGTCTATAAAATATGACCCGTAACTACATGAAGAATATCTATCTTTTCGGTTATTTCCACGTTCCTTAATTCGGATACCACCTGTGGTTAGTTTTTCATATTGTAATTCTGCACATTCACTAACAAGTGCCTGAGTCTCTAAGAATGGTCGCTCAAAGTCAAATACATCATCGACTTCAATAGCCTGTCTGTACTCTTTGTTCTTAGAAAGAATTTCCTCTTTTGCGGTTTCAAAATTAACAAGAAAATCAATCTTTCCTTCGACCAGATTCTTTCTGAAGTTCATAGCAATATCACTGTTCAGGTTTTGTGTACCATTGATAGCATAGATGCATGGTTTTGCGTCTGGATCTTGACACAATCTACCGTATTCATCGTTGTTCATACATTTTAATGGGGCGTATTCAACACTGCGATCTTCATCGTATAGAACTTTTTGTAAAGAATACAGAATTTGCAAACCTCCGTTACGCACATCAATTACTATATAATCAGCGTTAAAATCTTCATATAACTGACGTATTCTAATTGCCTGTTTCGTTGTATCACCTATCTGGTTAGATTCTATATAAGGGAATTGTCTACGATATCCTTGTTCCATTTGCTTATCGCCATACGTCATTGTTTCTGGGATAGCACGAATACAAGAATAAACTGAATTGTCGTTCTGAGAACCTGCTACGAATGCAATATCGCCTGCGATAACTCTTACCTCATTGTCACGTTTAGGGATTGCATAGCGGTTTTTCTTATTGATTTGAACATCCAAATTATTTCTTGGATAAAAGACTTGTTTTGAAATTTGCCGATTCATCAGCATAGAATATGTAAAATATGCAGAATCAGATTCTTTGATTCTAAGGTTTAAGAACTCTACCTTCCAACTGGTAGGATCTTGCTTTTTCTTTTCTTTGATCAACTGTTGTCTTGTTTTGAATCCATGTTTTAGGCATATGCTTTCGTCGAATGCTAATAGCATACCCTTCCCATGTTTTAACATTAATTCATAATTCATGTCTACAATTGTCCACATCCAATGTGTAGGGTCTTGCCAAGATGAGCTAATATAGATATCAACAGGATCTTCTTGCAAGATTTTCGCTAAAACTGGATCATCTTTATATTGTGGAAGCTGTATATAACCTGGCTGACGTACCATCTGAAATGGAGAAATGACATTATCTTCAATGTTTTTCTTAATCTGTCTAAACTCTTCTCTAATAGCAACATTTGAACGAATACCACGGGCGTTATCATTCGCTGTGAACACTTTAATTGTAGATCCACTACGGAATTTAACAACAACGTCTTGTCCATTGGTCTTAACGTATTCAATTTCTGCTCTTAAAACAGCGGATTTCTCCATTAATTCACCTTGAATTTTTTCAGTAATAATCAATTTACTCTGTCCACGAGTAGCAGAACCAATAACAACTTTTGATCCTGGATAAAGAATTGCTCTACAACATGCATATAAGGCAATTAAGAATGATTTTGCATCATTACGTGCTGCAACAATACAAATTGAGTTAGAAACACCCATATAATATAGTGATAACTGTTGATATGGATATATTGGAATTTCTAAGTAATCTTGCACAAATCTGTGTAAATTTTTCCTAAAAAACGTACACCATGCTAGTGTATGCATAACATTTGTTGGATTACTTAAATAATGCGTAGATGGGAATTTTTTATACAATTCCTTTTGATATTCATCGGCAGGAAACTGTTCAATCATTTTACTAAGACGTCTGGCAGCAGTCTTTTTACTTACTTGTTTATTCATCGTCTAAATCCTCATCATCAGGAATAAAATATTCCTTATCTCTATCAGAAGATCCATATTGTAAATTTCTTAATGGACGTAACATAAATCTGTCCACATAGTCTGCCAAGTCATCATAGTCTTCATATAATGGTTTATCTTTGTAAAATTCTTCGGGCGTATATTTTGATATAGTAGCCAATGTTACTCCAAGAGTGGTGTTCTGACTTTCATCTTTTTCTTCGACTGTTTTTAGACCTGCATCGTTGAATGTTTTAGAATACTGACTGCTAAGGTCGATATATTTCTTTGAATCACCTGCTTGTAAAGCACGTATTTGCAACATATATAAATTACATAATGATTTTACGAAGATTTCTTGGTTTTGGTCAATGTTTGGATTATTGTCTTTTAGCATATTATAATGTTCATCCAGATTCTTATAATCCGCCTGTGTAAATCCAGCTCCCCATCTCTTAGTAGCTGAACCAGAAATAGATATGTTATCATCATTTACAGCTTGTTCTGCACTCATAACATGATCATATCCATCTTCATAAAATTTCGTCTTCATTCCATCAAGATATGTATTACCAACCTTTGTTGTCTGATGAAGATTACGCTTTGAAAGATATTGTGAAAATGTAATTGGTTGATTTTCAACCTTTGCATTTTTGTATGCGTCAACATGAAACACTACATCAAATTGCTGACACACATGCTTAATTGCGTGGACTTCATTTCCATTGTAGTAATTAATCAACTTCTGTAGATATAAGTCCATACAATCATTACAGATATTGATATACCCATCATTACTCTGGTATAAAGGAGAAGGAGATTTAGCGAAATGGTTTCTCTGATTATCCCAACTCTTACCACAGCATGTGCATTTATATTTTTTATCTACCCTAGTAGATCGCCTTGGCATCTTAAATTGCACGTCTCTATTAATGTACATTGGGGCTTTTACCAATTCTTCTGGCGTTAATTCTCTTGCCATAAGTCCCTCCTTTCCTTATATAATAGAAGAACAGTAGATGATATCATTCACCTACTGCATATAATTCATAATATTAAAATCTCCAAAGATCCTTTAACAGATATTCGAAAGGCAACATAGTTGGCAAAACTTCAAAATGTTTATCTTCCATAATTTTAGCAACGATATCCAAGTCAGATACATCTTCTTTGCTGATCGGAATATCATCTTCATCTTCATATCCAAAAAGCCAGATATCAGAATCAGAGTAGAAGTTCAACACAAAATCTACAATATCCTGAGTAACCTCTTCTTGATATAAATAAATAGAAGTCCCCTGCAAAGAATCATTATATTTGTCATATAAGAAAACTCTCAGACTTCCATCATCAAACATTTCAAGACAATATGTGGCATCGTCTTTTTCCATATTAATCTTATGTGGAGCATAGTCAAGTTCTGACATTGCAATGGACAACATATAACGAATTGTCTCAGCGTTTGCAATGATATCTACACAATTATCTCCATCGACCAACTGATCGTTAACTGTAAATAAAAGCTCAATTTGGTCTTCGAAATCTGTAATATTCAAGTCCTCATACTTGTTATATTTATCTTTATAAGAAATAATAATCACTCCAATCTTATTTGTTTACTGCATCTTTTAATGAAGCAGAGATTTTGAATTTTGGAGCTTTCTTAGCAGGAACATTGATTGTTTCACCTGTTCTTGGATTTCTTGCAACATGAGCTGGTTTATCTTCAACAGTAAATGTTCCAAGACCCATTAAGCGAACACCGTCTCCAGACGCAATAGCATCAACGATGCATTCAACAACTCTATCTAATTCTTCTTTTGCCTCGATCTGAGTTACTTTACGTCCTTCTGTTTCTGTTTTCTTTGTTGCGATTGATTTTACTAATTCTTTTGTTGTAATCATAGTTCGATTCTCCTTTTTGTAATTAATGTTTTATTTTCGACTAATTTCTACGGCTACCCACTTTTGAGCACTCGTAAATCATTTATAGAAGTGGAGCAGAAGAAGTAGCATCCTCTGCTCATAATAGGCAGTCTGTCCGACCTGTTTTGAGAGATTGATCCTAAAAAAATGACTGCCGAATTGCTAATTTAACTGTATCTTGAATGATGCTGTATGTCCTTCACGTTCTGTAAACTCAAATAACTTGCAAGCACTCTTTGACCCTTTAAAAATACTGTCTGCATAAGGATCACTACCTACAAAGCTTGGACACACTAAAATTTCTTTATCGCATGCAATACCTTCACTTAGAGATTTTTCAAGCATTCCGTGGTAATGACCAACCAATAAGAAATCAATATCTTCATTATAGATAGACTCCATATTTTGAATGGCGCTATCAATTCCTCTTAAAGTATGTCCATGCATTGCAACCATATTAAAGCAAGCGACAGGAATGTGAATACAATCAGATTCCAGATCAAGATGTACTTCAACACGATTATTGTTTGCCAAACATTCATTGATATAATTTCCAATAATATATTCAAAGTCTTCCGCACATAATTCAGAAGCTCTTGTTCCTATAGGTCGTGTTTGGCTATGGTTGCTTCGACCTACGCAATAATATTCAATTTCAACATATTTGGATAATTCATTTAAGAAATGTGAAATGATTTTTGAGATATCAACAACTGCCTTAACAACGGCAGAGTCGTTGAGCTTAACGTCAGTAAGACGTAAGATACCTTGAATATCATCACCTAATGTGACGACTTTGAGTTTAGAAATGCCAAGTCTATGTATCAGCACAATGGTCTTAGATAATAATTTTTGAAATCTTTCAATGCAAATTTCTGGAGAGTATTCGTTGTTAACACTCTTAAATACTGCATTATAATGAATATCTGCAATAGAAAGCACATATCCTTTAGATTTATCTTCAACTCTCAGAGGTTTGAAGTCTGGGTTTGGTAGCATCTGAATTGCTTCAGCCACATATTCATTGAACAGCTCAAAACGACTTTCTTGGCGAGAAATACGATTTCTCTCTAAATTAACTGTCTGTAATTTCTGTCGTTCCTTACGAATTCTTTCATATAATAACTGATCTTCAGACTTTTCATCATTACCAGATTTCTGCTTACTGCGAAAATAAGCATCTCTAAATCTACCACCAAATGGAGTAGAAGAGGACTTACGAATTGTATCGCTTGCACATTGTACATGATATTTTTCTTTAATTTCCTGCCAGTCGATATCAACTACACCGTCAAGTTTTGAATCAATATCTGCACAGACAGCCTCATATGTTTCTGGAGTTAATCCGATTTTTGCTAATTCTTGTTCAAAATTAATACCGATAAATCTTCACTCCAATCTATTCTTCATCAGAAGGTACGTTTAATTCCAGATCTTCATCCGTCTTTTCTTTCATCTGAAATTCATCATATTTTCCATCAAAGTCTTTTAATAAATCTTTGAAAGATACATTTCCTTCTTCTGTTTCAATAACTCCTTTTTCGATGTCTACATAACCTGCCGCCTTAACTGTGACAGTAGTAGATTTTTTATAAGATAAAGCTTTAGCCATATTTATCCTCCTTTAAACTAATGTGAATTTTTTAATTATTTGTGAAATACCTCTACACACTTGATTAAAAATGTGATATAGTGTAAATAGAGGGAGTTTAAGCATTTTTATGAATAAAAAATTAAATGATTTCGTCTACAATTCCAAGGCGAAGCATTTCATCTGCATCAAGCCATAATTCTTGACGATATACTTTTTCGTACATTTCTTCATCAATATTAGAATGTGAAAGTACATACTGTTTAATTTTCTCTTCGTATTTCTGTGAAAAATTAAATAAATCTCTTACAGCATGAGCTGTTCCGCTAACAGATTCTGATCCACTATGAAGTAAACCTACGCTAAATGGATGACATACAGTTTTTACATTTGGATTATTATGCCCTGCCATAGCAATATGTAGCCCCATACTGGCTGCCATACTCATAATGTGAATAGTAAGTGGAGTTTTAATCTTTTCAATAACATCAACAAGATTAAATCCTCTATATACATCGCCACCAGGTGAATCAAGAATAATTGTAATAGGTTCTCCAGAGCCATCATTATCCATCTCAATAAGTGGCAGAACAGCACTTTCAAGGATAGTATCGCAAATGGCTTCATTCACAATAATTTTGCGCTGCTGTAAATTTACATAATACTGATAATCTACTACATCTGGCAGTCCACCGCCAAATTGTTTTAGTAAATCTTTAATTGGAAGTTCGAATTCTATATTCAACAGTCCTTTCTATAATGAAATTTTCAAACTTGAATTTGCAATAATAACTCGTGTACTTTTGCATTTCTTTTCAAGTTCAGAAGTTAATTTCTCTTTTAATGTTAACTTTGCTTTTTCTGATCCATGATGTAATACAATTCGATTTGTGTTAATAGAAGAGTAATAATCAAGAAGTTGACAGAATGGAGCATGTCCACTAAGAGATTTGAGTGAGAAACTTGCACATCTACAAGTATATTGTTTATTATCTATAGAGATAGATTTAACATTTTTGTCTTTAAGTAATGCAGCTAAACTTCCTGGCGTACTGAATCCTACAAATAAAACAGTAGCGTTAGGATTTGGAACTGCTTTTTTCAAATGGTGTCTAATTCTACCATTATTACACATCCCAGATGTAGATAATATTACACATGGCTCATTACTATGTACCAATGCTTTACTAGATTCTGGGTCACGTACAAACACTAAATTATCCCAATTTAAGACCTTATCAAACAATTCTAGTTCATCGCCAGATAAGATTTTGCGATATTCGTTGAAAATATCAATTCCTAACGGTGTATCAATATATACTTTATAAGGAAAATCATAATCTTTCATGACTTGATAAATCATTGTTGTGAGAAATTGAAGTCTATGATTTGCGAAAGTTGGTATAATTACCTGCCCATGCATTTCGCATACTTGTTGTGTGATAATAGAAAATAATTTTTCGATATCATTATTTCTTTCTTTTTGTCCAGTTTTTAAATCTGGACGATCTCCATAAGTTGATTCCCCGATAACAAGATCTGCATGATCAATAGGAGTAAACTTATTGACATAATAATTATGTACTTTAGAATTTCCAATATCTCCTGTAACAAGAAGTGTTTTTTCTACATTGTTTTGCTTTAAATAAAGCAGAACTTGTACACTGCCAGGTAGATGTCCGTTTGGAATAAGTTTAAATGCTAAAGTCTCATCAACAACAACCTTTTCCATAACTGGATATTCGGACATATGTCTTATAGATGTTTCTACGTCATCAATCGTATACAGAGGTTCATAATTTTTACCATGTTGGTTATTGATTAATTCAACATCTCTATCTATAATAAACGCAGAATCTTGAAGCATTCTATACATAATCTGTTTATTGTTTTCGGCAACAATAATTTTTGCAGAACAACCTTCTTTATACAATCTGGGAATTATCCCCAAATGATCTTGGTGGCTGTGATCTACAAAGATATAATCAATGTCTTTTGGCTTAAATTCTTTGAATCTTCTCTTATTTACAAGAAAATCATCGTATTTACTATTTGACTGATGTAAGCCAGCGTCAATCAAAATGTTGTGAGTATCTGTTTTTACATAAACCATAGAACCAGTAACATCCATGGCAGCAGGTTCATCTACAAATGACACTCTGATATTATTTTGTTTTTTCTTCATAGAGAACACCTATCTTTCTCTATACTTCTTTAGAGCTTTCATTACGCTTCTTTTCTCACTTGCATAGTAAGTAGGATGTCCAGAATACGTCTGATGAATATCAGTTTTATCCTTGAATCCTTTTGAGCGAAGATAGAAAGCTTCATTTTTGGTGATCTTAATTATAGAAGATCCCTCCATTTCTTAAAATATTTCCAGTGATGCTTGACGCTGCACATATCAGTCGTCGTACATATATACTGAATAAGAAAGCTTCTAGTAGGATTCGAACCTACACTCTAAGTCTTAGAAGGGCTTTGCTTTTCCGTTAAGCTATAGAAGCAGAAAGGAGTAGTGGATGAATCAATGTCCATCCACTAGGTACTAACAATGAAAAAATCTTTGTTGAAAAAAGAACTGACCACCAAACAGCTCTTTGATTGTACAGGTAGGATTTGAACCTACGATCAATAGTGACATTACGCTTCTTTTACATACTGCCATTTATATCCATATGCAGTTTTTCTATTTCCTCTTGCACAAGCAGCTACATTTTCGTGCCTGAATCCTAATGATCGTTCAATTTCTCTGGTACTATTCCATATTTTTACTAATTCATTATTTTTATTGTATTGAGCAGTTTTCTTTGAAAATGTTTTCCTCATTGTATCGGAATATAATTTACTATAACCTAAAACAAATGACGCATGTTGTATTTGTTCATATACTGTAGCCCATTCTAAATTTTCAACATGGTTATTTGCCTTATCCCCGTCTATATGGTTAACTGTGCTTTTCTTTTCTGGGTTATCGATAAAGGTCGAAGCAACAGCTATATGAACTATAATATTTTTTATTTTTCGTTTATTATTGACATATCCATTAAATATGCTAGTTCTGCAATATCCCTTTTTATCAAGATAAAATTTTCTGTTGGTTTTATTTATCTTATGTCTAATATTTCCGAAAGTAGATACTTCATATCTATTATATACTTGATCGTGATATTTTAATGTTTTCCAAATTTCTTCCATACACAATCTCCTTCAAAACACAATAGTAACTGTTTAGCTATCCTCTTATAATTAATTGTTAAAATAAAATTCAGCCATACATTGCTCTAAATAATTAGGTTTAGTTTTACTTTTAATTTTAAATAATTCATCTATTCGTTTATTTACCATTACGCCACTGCGCAAGAAATGGTAGGGACACGAATGTCTCAGCCTAAATGAATTATTATGATGATTTTTAATAGCAGAAGACGGATTCGAACCGCCGATCTTCAGGGCATGAACCTGACGAGATAGACCAAACTTCTCCATTCTGCAAACAGGGATACCTAGACTTGAACTAGGCTCGAGACAGTCAAAGTGTCTTGTGATACCGCTACACTATATCCCTTTGGGTATTTTTGTATAAAATACAAAATTCCTACAGCTGGATTCGAACCAGCGACTTTCATCTAATGTTATCCTTGCTGTGATGACCCTCTAGCCTCTGAGGTATGTAGGAAAGCTGGCTAGGCAAGACTTGAACTTGCAAACCGCACGGTTAACAGCCGTGTGCTCTACCATTGAGCTACTAGCCAATCGAGCTGACATGACAGGAATCGAACCTGCAACACCAACGTCCGTAGCGTTGTGCTCTGTCCAATTGAGCTACATGTCAATAACGAATATGTATTTGCCTCTCATACGTACACACTGGCGAGACAATACATATTTCTAAAAAGCAACAGTGTGTAAGTATTGCTTTTCTAGGGCGAACTGAAGTGATGAACTCCATCAGAATATCAGTAGAGGTACAGGTTACCAATATTCACCAGCCATCAGGGCATTCGCATATTTTTTTGATCTGCGCATCGTATGCCTCTCAGATCTAGTCGTCCCTGTTGAGGGAATCGAACCCACTCGTGACCGAAGCCATCTGATTTACAGTCAGATCCGCCTCCTTAGCGGGATAAACAGGGATATAAGCCCGTGAGCTCGAAAGACATCACAGGACAAACTAGCGCTGCGACTCAGACTCGAACTGAGACACCGTATCACTACGGCTACTAGTAGTTTTCAAGACTACTGCCTTACCAAAATTAGGCTTATCGCAGCTGAAACGTGCATGAGAGGCTACGACCCTCTGTTACGTGCATTCCCACGTAAGCCTGATTAGCAATCAGGTGCATTAAACCAGCTCTGCCACATGCACATTCTGTATCTGTATTAATTTCAACAAAACTAACACAAATTTTAGTGAGTGATTCCTCCTCACTTTTGGCATACTTATTCATACAATAAGCGAAATATAACATTTCCAGAATATGCCATACACTTAATTGTGTAATTTTTGTAGACAACTCCATCAAAAAGACACACATTTCTTGTGCGACCAAAACACCTTGGATTAGAGTATCGCAAGTTTCTACACGAGTTCCACCTTGTACTTCGGCATCACTCTTTCAACGATTTGTGTTTTCTTTTATCAGCTAATAGCATAAATCCACCGATCTTAGTCGGATCACTTCATTTCTTGTTGGGCACGCAAGGTGCAATGTTTTATAATATGGTAAATTACTATACACTTTCATCTTCTTCATCATTATCTGAATTCAAAGACTCATATTTTTCTAATAATCTGTCAAGATATTCATCAGCAATTTCTTGCATCTTAGTGAAATAACCAACAACATCCATGATGAATTCTGGTGGAAACCCGTGATCTCTTGTATAGATTGATTTTGATTGCTCAATGTCAATTGTCTTGCCGATTTCCGTAAGAATCAGATGATATAGTGTTCTGCGTTCGATATCCATGAGATCACATAGTTCTCTTATACGTTTTCTGTTTTTAAGATACCAAGTATTCGTTGCTTTCGGCAATTCGATATCACTCATTGGCTGAACAATAATAGAAGAAGTTGCACTCGGTTGAGTCGCCACTACTGTATATGTACCAGTCTTGCGAAGAGACGGTAAAACTTCAGATGTAACCCATTTCTTGAACTTTTTAGCGGATTCCAGTTTACTTCCAAAAATAAGAGAGTAAACGCCAGATTCGTTAACAACCTTCATCGTCTGTGTTCCGCCAAGGGTGCCCTGAATTGGGGCGTCCTTTTTATCTTCGTTATCAACATGGGAAGAAATAGCATTTCGTGCCTTAGAATATCCAAGACATTCTGCAATATCCTTGCCAACAAACCAAGGATCTCCATCAATTGTAAGAGTTCTCACATTACCAAATTCTTCGTTATTGAATGTTGTAATTGCTGTTGTATTCATAATTATTTTCTCCTTTAATATAATGTACAGATGACATTTCGCCACCTGCCAGAATAATAAATGGAGGCTCGGTATTTATCCGAGAAAATATCCATTAGTCGGTATACACTACTTGATGTGTACATGAGTTACCGACAAATAATTTGCGTATGCACTAAAAGGCGTCCAACACATTTGAAATCAGAGTTATATTGCTCCTGTAAATTCTATGGTAAATGTCTATACGCAAGCCCCAAACATACGAGCTTTATACCTCTGTGTTTTGCATGGCGTCCCATGCTCACCAAAATATCTTCATTAATGCTCTATAGGCGATATTTCTTACGTGTGATAAAATTAGCTTTTGGTTACTTTACCACATATACTTTACGGTACTTTTTGCCGAATCTCTTGACCTGTGAGTGAGAAGAGAAGTACATGTCAATATGCTTTCCTCTTACGCCGCCACCAACATCTTCCGCTATAAAAGTCTTACCATTGATTCTAACTTTAGTACCTAACTTAATTTTTCTCCTATCAACAGAAATGGTTCTGCCTTGTTTTGCTCTGCGACCTGAAGAGGTTCGGTTTCCCCACTTTCCAGAACATGACCGACAACCGCAGTATGCAGTAATCTTGTATGTTCCCAAACATTTGACTTTTTTATTTTTCGCAGAAACAGCAGTAGAAGTAGTGAATCCTCCAACTGCCAATAACATTGCCATAACTAATGTGATAATTGAAATTTTCTTTTTCTTTTTCATGTTTTCTCCTTTGGTTACTTTTCAGTTTCCTCTGGAGGTCTACTATATTAATAGAACAGTTGCAAGTCTCGGATACCATCTCTGATTTTTTGTTTTTGATGACATAGACCTCGGAACTCACGGTGTGAAATTTCTTTAGCTGCAAGCAGCGTGAGCATTTACACGAAGTGCAAATTGGTATTTTGAGAGTTTATCTGCTCTGATTAATCTTTGGAGTTTGACATGATTGTGAACTACTTGTCTTTTCATCCATGTCTCCCTATTACAACAAGATTGACAAGTCTCGAACACCGCATAAACACTGGGTTTGAGCGGTGTCGAAAAATAAAACCAAGGAATTTTTTGGGCGTTTTTTACTAAAAATTAATTACACAGACACCTGCTCAATAGCATATGGAATATTATATAATGTCATATAATAGCATGGATTATCTATAGAATCTGTTCTTTGTAATATATAGTTTTTCTGCATCTTTCCAAAATTGTAATGAATCATGTAGAAAGAAAGATACTCTAATAAGTAAAATTTTGTTTTAATTTTATCATTATCAATATATCTTAATAATCTATATGCTGTGCTGGAATTTATTTTTAATAAAGTTAATTCTTTAAACACTTTATTTTTTTCATTTGTATATCTTCTTAATTTCTCCTCATAAGAATAATACAATGAATCTAAATGCATGATTTTGTAATGTAATGTGTATAAATCTTCAAACATTTTTACAATCTTGGATATTTGTTTTTGATTTACTTTTTTCCAATCAAAATCGGTAGGAATAAATATTTTTGAAATAGGAAGTAAATCATTTGACACATAAGCAACCGTATATTTTGTAATTTGGTCAAGCAAGTAATCCATGGTAGTATCATATTTAATATATGATACATTTTGTTTTTTTTCATATCCTTTAATTTGTGAAATTGTGCCTAAAAAAGAAGATTGTTTTCTTAGACCAGTATCTTCATCTAATTCGATGTGTCTGTTCTGAATGCGTTTAATTTCTGCTTTAGAATCGACGTCAAATTCTTTTTTAGCTTTGTCAATTTCGATACAAGACATTACGTCTAATTGGCAAATATCAAAATAAAGTTTTCGGAAGTCTTCGTCAGATTCATATAATTCTTTAATAGACATTTTAGTATTGTTTGCCATATGCCATAACTGACTATTTAATTGCTGTGAAAGATTAATGATTTCTCCAATCAAGTTATTGCTTGTTCGTATGTCAAGATCTGCCTGATCATCTGATGTATATTTGCGTTGTACCTTTCGTGCGTGGACGTTTGAAGTAGGTACTTTAAAAACCTCATAGTTTTTCTTCGCTGCGTTCAGTAATATTTTATTATCAGTTACAAGCATCTGATCCGAATCAAAATCGCAGCCACTGAGCCGTTCTAAAATATTATCATTAATTGAATTTAAACATATGATTTCATCGGTCAAATTAAAATATGTATCAATGTTATCAACATATGTATTTTTTGCAATTAATATATTTCCGATTGTAACATGTGGGCTTCGACAACATAGTAATTCCTGGTTATTTGCAAATCTAGTATTATAAACTTCTCCAATTTTTAATGACGAATTACTTGGATCAAAATTATCAATTGTGGCACGCAACATTTCTAATGGATTTCCAAATAATACTGAATAATTTCCATTTATTAAAACATGTCCCTTTTTTAGATTTTTTCTATAAGATCTCAATAAATCATGCCTGAATTGATCAAATGTTGTGGTCTTACTAAAATCTTCAGAAATATTTAGTAATGTATAAATTGCGTCATTAATTGAATTAAAAGTATACTCGTTTTCATCAGTTATTGGTTGATTGCATTTAATATGGCGTTTTAAGACATTAACATCTGTGTTCAATTTATTCATGTAATCAAATGATAATTGCAATAATTTATTTGTTTCTTCTCTGGATAATTGCAATGTATTTAATAATTGATAATGCGTTTGTACCATATCTCCATCAAAAAAATGTGTTTTTTTCTCATGTTTTACAACTCCGAACATGCTTGGTAAATTATTTAGCCATTGCTCCATTGATCCGAACTTCAAATATTTAACACTGTTTGGAGTTGTGATCATCTTAATTTCAGACACATCTGTTGCAAGAGTAAAACCATTTAATTGTGCAATATCTGTGATATTATTGTGTTCAAACCATTTTTGAATATTTGTATTGAAACAGCATGATTTAAAAAATTTATTTCTTAAAAGAAGCATTCCATAACAAGAATATTCCCCCATAACAGATTTATCAATCAGACTCTGTCCATCCCAAATTGAATTATGTATTTCAATTGTTTTTTCATCTGTATGGAGCCATCCATCGTCGCCAATCGTTGTCTCAATTACAGTATCATTAAATACGCTCTCATAATCATCAATGATTAAGATTGATTTTGGGTCAATATCAATTGTATCAACAATACTACTTGTTGGAAGTGCAATATATGCTTCAAGTGCTGCGAGATCAACTTCATCCCCAATTTTTACATTCAGTCCACACATTTCCCATCTATGCATATGATTGTATAGATTTTTTTCAATAAACAAACATTTTCCAACACGACTACTTCCTGATGATCTCTTAAATCTAACGTAGCTTCTGCCATCACATACAAATCCATTCATATATAAATCTTTTCGTAAATCGGACACATTTTTAATTGTTGTATTACTTGATTCTTTGATCTTGTAACACAATTGTTTTGGAGAGTTCTTTTTGAATTTCTTTACAAAACATGATGGTAAAATATTGCATTGGCAATCAGTATCAATTGTTTGATTAGTTTTTACTCCAATAACTTCTGTAATGGCATTTCCATCATCGTCAAACACTGTTTCTGTAGCGACACAATCATTGAATTCAAGATTATGGTTTTCATAGCCATGCTTAACATATACATTTTTACGAACTCTATTGAATCTTTTAACGCTATACTTAAAAGTGACATTGATAATCATTTTACTGTATTCTTTTTTCTTGTTTTTTGGATTATAAAACGAAAAATCTTTTTTTCTTATATTAAAATTTTTTCCATTTTTTTGAACATAATCTCGTAGCTCAATCAAATCTAGGCTAAAATCATAAGTATTGATATATTTTTGAATATTTTCTTGAATTTTTCCATTGGGCTTATATCGGAGAGAGTAGCCGTTTGCTACCTCTCCGATGTCATTATCTTTTTGATGATTGGCAATATATAAATCTTTTGCATCAATACTAGGTATGTTCAAACAATTAGTATTTCCTTGATAATTCATTAATTTTTCTCCTTTGCAATAATTCGAATTTGATGACCATTGTATAATTGTTGAATTTTTGATTCTATATGATGTTGTAATTTTGTCATATAAGAAGCTACGACCTGCTTCATTGAATCAAATGTTATTTGGTTGTTTTGATCACATGTTAAAATGTTATATGTAACAGTCTGTTTTTCGCAATATGGCATATCGCTGGATAATAAAGGAATTTTTATTGAAAAATCTTTTTCTGAGATACCTCGTCGCCAAGGATAATTATAGTATTCTTGATATCTGTCATAATCCAGCATATATAAAATATCTAAATTCAGATCACGTGCAGTTTTCCATAAAAATTTTATATGTAGATATACACAATTACTAGAGAACTCTATGTAAGATTCCCAGTCTTTATTTAATGAATTATTAATTAAATCATTAATCTTATAAACATTTTCGATAAGTTGATATGTATTATTAAATTTATTCAACATCAATTGAATACAATCATTAAGTTCTTTAGTTGTAATTACGTTATGATAAGAACAAAATCCACTTATGATGAAATCGTTATATTTGATATGTGCATTGATTTTTTTTAGCCGTTTGTTGATATTAATAAAATAATTAAATTTATTAAAAACACCTTGACTCTTGTACTTATCAAATGAAATATTTAATTCTTTCAATTTATTTTGAATCTGTTCATTTAACAATTGATATTTTTTAGTTTTCTTTAAATTTCTGTTTATATATTCAATATTGGTCAATACAGCGTATTCTATGTCAATTCTTTCAAGATACTTATTGATAGCGTCAATATCATCATCAAACCCGTTGCGTTCTCTACAAATAATAGATTTATCTATCAACAGAGAAGTAATCCCTTTATTTTTTTGAATGTCTTTAAAAACAAAATCGACCCATACCTTACTGCGACCGCTATCACAATATTCGATAATTTGATCTGGATATAACTCCACAGAAATATATTTTAGTTCTGAATTTTCTCCGTTTTCTATCATTGATATAGCATTTTTAACAAAAGTACCATATTCTTTAAAATTAAAATAATCTTCTCCTCTTAAATTATTGCAAACCGTATCTTCAGGAATTCCATTTCTTGTTATTTTAAAACATCGCCAATTGTAAATAAAACATATTGGATTGCTGAATTGTTCTGTGTGAATTTTTAAATATATCTTTTTTACCAATGTACTAACATCTGCAATTTTAACTTGTGGTATCGGTATACTCATAGTTTTACAAAAATTAGTAATCTTTATACGGTACTGATACAAATATGAATCCATCACAATTTGTGCAATTTTTTCGAAAGACTTTACACATTTCATACGTTTAATTGTAATTGCAAAAAATCGTTGGTCATCATAATCCAGATTTTTAAAACCAGATATCTCTATGAATTCATCTTCATCAATTTCTTGCTTTGTATATTTTTGTGTGTACTTCCACATTGTATCGAGCTTGTTCATGTAGCTCAAATCATGAGACTTACTTCGCAATACATTGTTTTTTCGTTCTTGCAACTCAATATATCTATCTTTTTTATTGCGATTTTCTAATCGTCCGTAATACTTTCCATCTTCAAACAGCAGATCGAATTCTGGAATGTCGTCTGTAAAAGAATAATTAATCAGATCTTTTACATTGATTTCTACAACGGGGCTATTTAACTCGCACCAACGATCAGCATAGTTTGAGTATTTCTTCTTATTAGAATAATTGATTTCAAAGAAAAATCGTTTTCCAGTAGTATCAATGACCGTGATGTCTGGGCAGTATATTCCAAATTTCGTTTTATGATTCTTCTCAATCTCAATACTCTTTACAATATAAATTTGATCATCGTCTTTTATCGTGAATAAAGATCCTTCAGAAAACAACCAATTCTTATACGTCCAATGAATAAGTGTTTCCGAACTTACACATGGGCTTTCTGTCGCATGATAAAAATGTGGCTGCACTTTCTTACTTGACTTCGCTCTCATTTTTACAGGCTGATGGCAACAAGGGCAGAAGTAATCGGTATTTTCTTTTGCGTCTTTAATATGTATGTATTTATCATTTCCATCTTGTGCCACAATTAAAATTGGTACATATCCTGTGTTTGCCATTCTACTCATCACCTTCGCTTTCTTCAAAAATCATGTCTGTCATCCGTTCTATTTCAGTTCTTGGTTTTCTGAAAGCGTCTTTATGTAAACTTTCTGCCTTGATCTGGCAATAAATATCTTCTGTAATCATTTCTCTTGTAGCAGCAGAACGACACATTCCTGCGCAAAACAGTACGGCACCGCCAATCAGAATCGTAGATAAAACTATCATTCTACCGCACCTCCACTGTGTTTGATTTACCACTCAGGTAGTCGCCTGCACATTCAAGAAGCTTGTAGATAGCATCAGCAGATTCAATATGTATGTCAAGATCACCAGCTGTTTCAAGCTCAATTACCTTAGCCATCAGAGCCGATCTAAGAGAATATCTCTTTGCTTTAATCTGTAAATCATCTTCAAACTGATGCCAAATTGGGAAATCTCCTGTCTCTTTGGCAATTGAAAGAGTCACGGTAAATGTTTCGTCTTCTTTACCTTTCTCGTCATTGTGCTGTGCAGTGGCTAGAATCTTATGCTTTCGCTCATTTATCGGAACTATAATGGTTGTCCCAAGGCTTTTGTAACTGCGCTGTGGACGATTCTTTTTCTTCATTGCCTTCTGTTCTGCATACTTTTCTTTATTAAATTTTCTGGATTTCATTAAAAGTCTCCTTATTTATGTATTTGTTTAGTTTAATTATTAATTTGTGTTTATTATGTATTTCAGTAGCTCATTCTTACTGTTCTGGTAAAATGTTCTTCTCAATCTTTCGCCAATCGTTTGGAAGAGATACCTTGAAATAAATGCCACGGGCACTCTTGTTTTCTTTGACCATTTTGCATATCAGCGTGTGCTTGTGAAACCGCAGCAATTCTTTCACCTGATACCATTTGAAACAATAATCAGTGCCACCTGATCGAATGTTACTCAAGATATCGTTGATGAAAATTCGATAATACTGGTCATGCGTTGGCTTATAGACCACGGCATCTGTTGTACTATCTCTTACTCGAATACCATCATTTCTTTTTAATCTTTTCTTTGAAGAAGGAGTAGTGCGTAGTCTCTGTGCTGCTAGTTTTACTGCAAACTGTTCTTGCGTCATGTTCTCAAATGAGATACGGTCAGAAGTAGCCAATAAGTCTTTGAGTTCTGTATTTAATTGTGTTGTCATGAAAATTTGTTAGATCCTTTCGTTATGTATATTATTGTTTAGTTAATTTTTAATTTGTGTTTACTTGATTACTCACAATGCTGCCAACAAAGTGATTAATCAAGGTTTTCTAAATCAGAAGAAGCATTAGTTGCTTTCCCGAATTCTCCGTAAGGTTTTAACTGTAATTTAATTTCTTCGATTTCTTTTTTATAATCGTAATTGGAATCCAAGCGATATTCTTGAGTTCCGTCATATTTATATTTATTTGTAAAAGCAATTCGACTATATACAACTCTATCAGTGCCAGGAAGAGTTTTGAATAATTGCTCATGATAGATAATCCCTGCCTCATCAAGAACCTTAACACATTTTTCAATAGTAGTTCGATGTAATCCAAGTTCCTTTCCGATATCATCATATGTTTTCACATATGTTTCTGGTCTTTTCTTTCTATTTTTTTTCGAATTAAAATCTTCTGAAACTCGCATGATAATATTGTATCTTAGATATGCTAACACGAGTAATACATTCCATATTCTGGTATTATATGGCATTGAATTCGTCTTATGTAATCGGAGCAAGTATAAGAACTCGAAGTTATAAATTATACCGTAATGTTTCTTTTGTAGAAATAAATTTTCTTCAGTGTTTTCATTCGGAACATTATATAATGTAAGCTGCTTGATTGGTGATGCAACTTTTTTAACATAGCCTTTGTCTTCAATTAATTTCATAAATTTTTTAACTTGTTCATTGATGCCTGATGAGTTGTAATTCTGTGAAAAGCTCATTTGGCGCACGAGTAAATTTGTATTATAAAGAATCGGTGGTTTTTCTGGATTCCATTTTAACATCATATTGTTTGCTAACGCCATTTGAAATAATATTCTTTTTTCTCCAAACTCTGGATTGTAGATCAGAAAATGTGGAATAACATGAAAGTTCTGTCGTTTTCCTTTGGGTTTAATTTGTTTCATAAATAATTCTCCTTTGCTATCTTGGTTATTAACTTGTGTGTAGACAAAATCTCAGCATAAGTACAACAGGTGTTGATTTGATAGACACGTCTAAATAGCTAGACAAATAATTTTTAATCGCTCAACCGACAATATTAACTATAAGAGACGTGTTATCTATATATGACATATTACCTATACAAAACACGGGAATATAAATATTCCCTACCTATTTTTTGTTTCGGTCGCTGACGCTTACTCAACGAAAAAATTCCGTGTTCGCTGACGCTCATCTCTTTTCTCTTTTGATCTTTCATCTGTCTTTTCTTTTTATCTGTGTTATCTGTCTTGACAATTGTATTGATCATCTTTTAATTTCTCCTTTCTTTGTTTGTTCATCATGTAGATCATATATGATAATTGTTTTATATTTTCTTCCTGCAATGTCCGTAATCTTTTTCTTGCTATCTTATTGTAGTACAACCACATATATGATCTTGAAGATCTTGGATATAATATCTCAGAATGATCTTTCCAGTAATCATGAATCTTCATTGTAATTTCTTTTCTGGTATTTGCCAACATATATTCTCTGGAAGAATCTTTACACAGATTACCATGATTGATTATCTGGAATATCATATCTGATGTGATACCTGATGGCAAATTGAAAGAGAGTTTTGTCTCTTCATCGCAATTATGTATAAAATCATTTGTATTCTTCATGGTATATATCCTTTCTTTCTTCATTTTCTTTTTAAGCATATTGGTATTTTAACATACTTTTTGCACCTTGTCAACGGGTGCAATGAGGGAGTTGGTTGTATTTTTATTTGGGTAGAATGTAATTTTCTTTATACTGGATTCTGTACATTTAGAAGAGCTTTTCGTTGTGAATTTCCATTCTATATGTAAATTGGTATTGTTGGTAGGGGAGAGGTATAAAATTGATTTATGATCTCTCAGATGCATTTTTTCATAGAAAATATCCTTGTACTTTTTCATGTACAATATATACTGGTGCCGACAATGATCTTTTCAATGTAAAGTGTACCCCTTATGTGATATTAGTGCGAGAGCCAGGTTATGTGTGAAATTACTTATGGTACTTTTGCAATGTTTAGACGAGAAATCGGATGCTAATTTCCATTTTATATGTTCTGGCGATAACTTGTTAGGGTAAGATAGTAGAATTGAAATTTGCTCTCTCAGAGTACATTTTTTAATGGTATAATGAAGAGATATTTTTACCGTGGATCTAAGATGGGTTGTGGCAAATGTCTGACTAGGGAATCTGCTGCATAATGGTTGGTGTTGATTATATGTGATTCTCAATGTTTAGAAGAGTATATCCGTCAAATATGGATTTTGTGGTATGTTATGGAGAGTTGTTAAGGTAGACAGATAAAATGGATTTATGATTTGTAGAGTGCGATTTTTTATAGGACTGAATGAAAGATAAATTTTTGCATAAAAATAATCCCTGCTTGCAAGGCTGAGTGTCTGATTGATAGATTGCTTGTGTTCACTATCTGTCACAAATCTGGTTGATAGTTCAAGGGATTCCATCTTATAAAATGTTTTGCCTTGCGAGGGATTGTTTTTATTGATACATGGAATACATTGAATGTCTTGTTCAATGCCATATACACGATTATATCATATAAGATACTTTGTTGCAATGAAAGATTGTTAATTGTAAAAAATATGCCCAGAGAAATTTCCATGAGTATAAATTCTGATAATGCATTTGCCGATACATTATCTAGGGTATCAACTTGAATACCTTAATATCATCTATTTGTGTCTGTTTTGGCGTAGATGCCAAGGGTCGCCTAAGCCCTCAATGGCAGTATAACATGATCTTCTGAGAAATGGAATAGGCATGTTATGATTGCAAAGTGTTTACCTGCGGTAGCAATGTCGAGAAGGAACGCTAACGCTTATCCTGTCTCTCCTAAACTGCGCAATAAATTGCTTGTTTGCTTGGGATAAGAGAGAAGAGGTAATTGTTATAATTGTCGTTTTCTTTAGTGTTTATAAGGGGTTTATGTCATTTTGCGTACGTTTTCGTTATGACCCTATATAGAAGGGTTCTGCAAATGTGTAAGCAAATCATTAAAAAGTGTAGTGGTCATAAAGTGTAAGTGATGATTATTTTGTACGATTGATTGTGGAGATAAAATCAGTTTAGAGCATGATAGATCGAATTTATGCATTTTTCTGGGAGTAATTTTGTGCAAAGGTTGAGAGGTAATTTGTGTAGGGGTTTACTGGGATTTATGAGGGTGCCGATGATCAAAATCGTGCTTCGAGAAGAGCCAAAAATCATGTTTCGATAAATTGTGTAAAATTGTGTAAAATCCGATGTGAAAAATATAAGGAATTGCTTAGGCTTTTGATGGTAAAACTTGCATGAAATGGCGCAAAACAAAAACGTGTCGTCGAGAGAATTGGGGAAAATAAAGGGGAAAATGGGGCTGATTTTTTGGAAAAGTGCGATTTTTGAAAGAAGGGGTTCTTGGAGCGTTGAAAAAAGAGTAGTAAAATAAACAATTCGCTCGACGACGCCTCCGAGGACATGTTTTCGATTAGCAGAAAGTGTTTATCTAGGAAAGTGTAGGAAATTGCTTGGGAAAGTGGGGATTTTGTGACATGGGGTCGAAAAATTTTTGTTGACACGGTGATTGAACACGTCTGTCTAAAATGACAGTTATTTCCAATTATGTAAATGTAAACCTACCCCCGCTTTTTGATCTGGTGGTATAAAAATTACATGGTTAAAATTGTAAAAATCTATTTGAAATACTATAATTTTATCAAATAGATTTTGTAAATGATTGTAAATAATTTATAGACAGATCAGGATCAGGAGTACAGATAATTTCCAACTATTTCCACATAGTATTCAAAACTACATGATAGTGTATCAGATGCTGTATAATATAATATGGTTTACGACGTGTCGTAGTATTCCGAAATAGGACTACTACTTTGCGACTATTTACACAACAAGTGTTGTTTATCATACACTTGTCTATTATCCAACACTTTTACATAATGTGTTGGATAGTCTATCCACGCCATCAATACAAAATAAAACTTCACGCCACACCACGCCCACAAACCACACTATAGCTTCATTCTATACCAACCAACCCACCCATAGCTTTTATCTATATCACTTGACAGCACAATAAAACCATGATACACTACTAAGCAAACAAGTGTTCGATGTTTGGCAGACTTCCAGCACTTGCAACAAATACACAAATTAAAATATAAACTAAACAAATTAATATATAGCAATCATACAAGATTAAGCTATCATACATAAATAAATACATATACAAACATAACACGATAGTATATCTCATACTACTACACAAAACTAGATCCAAACTACTATAACTATACAAGTGTATATAATAGTATAACATACAACTATACACAACATACACCTATGACACAATATATAGATATAGTACATATACATAATACTATACAATAGTACACCTACGGCATAGGCAAGTGTTATACATTGTACTATAGTAGATATACTTATATATTGTATTTACAATACTGTTTTATACGTGTTTCTTCTATATAACAATACTGATCTTTGCATAGTTACATTCTAAAGCATTTAAACGGCTGTATAAATGCTTATAGGTGCATAATGGTAGAGTAAATAGTATTATTGATCTTTGGTGGTGCTATCTGTATTATCTTTTTGTTTTGGTATAATGTCTAATACTATCTGACCATCAACAGCATTTACATAGTTTAAAAGGGTATTTATAGTCATACTGTTTTTTCCTTTTAATGTACGACTTACTCCGCTATCTTTTAAATTTAATGCTTTACAAATATCTACTTGTGTATGCTTAGTATTTTTCATATACATTTTAAATAGTGTTAAGATATCATCTTGTGTATTAATAATCATATATTTTTACTTCCTTTTCTATATAATAAGTAACTAACAAAAATGTTAAGATTTTTCTTGACTTATCCTAACAAATATGTTAATATAATAACTGTGATAAGGATATCACATAAATAAATATTGATTATATCTTAACACAAGATATAAAAGGTTTCAAGATAAAACAAAAAAGTTCTTGACAAAACCTAACAAATATGTTAAGATATAAACAAGTTAAGAGATAAGCCACTAAGGGCAAGGATAACAACCGATACTTGAAACCTTGACTTAACCGCTAATCAATTAACAAGTAACTTATAATCAGACTTTTAAAGGAGCTGATAAAAATGAAAAAAATCTATACAATTTAATACATCACTCATTAAGATATGAGTTACTTCAGTAAAGAAAAAAGAAGATTGTCACAGTCGTGATGATTGCAACAACCTTCATAAGATATTGATATACCTTTACTTCGCAACTAAAGTATATCAAAAATCATTCTTTGGTGTCAAGTTTCTTTTGGCACATTTCCCAAACGGCTATACACAATTCCAAAGGTTGGTTACACAAGAAGTGACCAGGGTTGGTTGCAATACCCTAAAGGGTGAAGCGAAATACGTGTGAACCCTATGATTAATTAGTTGGATCTAAGCCAAAGTATTAACGGCATTCATAGTTCGTTTGAGAAAATCACGCCACGTTGAAAAAGTAGACACTTATCAGAAGCAACATAGACTTAACATTGTACGGAATGACTAAGCACATAATAACAAGACTTTATACACCTTGTATGTGCTGATTAAATCTTTTTTGAATAAAACATCATAGCCAAAGATTAACAATGATTCAACCAGTGATCCACTGGTTAAGATATCATAATTCTTTTATAGGTCGATGATGGGGTACAAATTAACGCCTTGCATGGTATGCACTCGAAAGACAAGCCACTGTCCATGACACTGTTATTTGTATCCATTCATGAACTTATAACTGAAAATCCAGCCTTAAGAGCTGGTCGTAGTATAAGGAGGTAAACAACTATGAAAAGAATGAGATACTATATTGACTATGTCGATAAAAAAACAAATATGGAACATTCGACTAGTTTTGAAACAAAAATTGAATGTTGGGCTTTTATTCGAAAGAATGAAAAGGATATTCATTTAACTAAAAAACCATATACGAGTGATTTTCTTGATTGGTTTTTTAGTGAAGGAATAGCGTAAACCATAAAGGCACGATCTAAAAAAGATTGTGTCTTTTTTATTTGTAACTATTTAAAATCCCGCTTTTATAAGTCGGGTAACTAAAGAAAGAAGGTATTATCATGAACACGAACACAAATAAAGATGGTTTTACAGCATGGGTTACAAACTTAGGGAAATACAATGAAGGAGAAATCATTGATAAAGCTGTAAATTTCCCACTTGCTGATGAAGATGAAATCAAGAACATCTTAAAAGAAATCGGTATCAATGCAAAATATGAAGAATACTTTGTCGCTGATTATGATGCAGAGTTTGATACAACGGACTTAGGAGAATACACACCACTTTCAAGACTCCAGGAAATTGGAGAACGGTATTCAGAACTTTCAGATGAAGAAAGAACGGTATTTAATGAAATTAGTTCAGAAACATCAACTTTAGATGAAGCCTTTGACATTGTAGAAGATGGTAACTATATCATCTATTCAGATTGCGACAGCATGAAAGACGTTGCTTATCAGTATGTTGATAATACTGGACTACTCGAAAACATTTCAACGAGTGTATCAAATTATTTTGATTATGAAAAATACGGTCGTGAAATGGATATTCGTGGTTGGTATGTTGATTCTAAAGCATTTAACGGCTACATTTCAATTTTAAATTAAGGAGGTATATTATGAACTATTATGATTTAGATGGAATTCAGACAGAAATCAAAAGACAGATCGAAAGAACAAAGTGCTTAATTGAAAAATGGGAGAAAGTTACATATCCAACCAAAAAAGATGGTGCACCATTCAAAAATATGTCAAAGAATTTTGACGGAGCTACATATACGGCAAAAGATAATAGTGCAGAATTATCAATCTGTGGATGGTCTGAGTTCAGCGGTTATGAACACGACTCTATTTTTTGCCACGAAACAAAATACGAGAATAGGCAATATATACCTATTCTTTATGACGTAAATCAGATTAAAGAAAAGATCAATAATAGGATTGACGATTTAAAAGACAATCTTGTTTCATTAGAAAAACAGTTAGAAGTATCTAAAAAAGCATATACAGAATTCCAGGAAGTATATGAAAATATGAGAAATCAGCTAAAAAAATTAAGTGGTTGTGAAAATGAAAAGTATGAAAATACTTTGTTCCATGCAATCTATGGAACTATTGTTAAGCCATATTAGAGAAATAAAAGGAGTGTTTGAATTATGGAACAATATTTATATGCTGATGAATATGATGACAATGAGATTAAAATTCTAACGGTTGGACAACTGTTAGAATTTTTTAATAAATCGGATGATAAAAAGAACGGTTCAAGTTTAGATGATTATATTAAAGACAATATAAGAATGGATCTTATTGAACCGTTTTGTCCACATAAAGAAGCAGAAACGGTTGTTTGTGATTTACAGCCATTAGCAAAACAGTATATCTTGCAAGAAGCTGAGAAGGTTTTTAATGGTATGCCGTGGGTAGATACTCAAGAAGAACTGGATAACGTGTATCATGAGAAAATCAAGAACTTATATGATACGGTTAATTTTTCAGAGTTTGTGGCGTATTTATAGATTGAATATTATAGGCAAGTCGTGTTTTGACTTGTCTATTTTGTTGAACTTATAAAAAGAAAGTCCCGTAAAGGGCAGAAAGAAGGATATTATGACAAAATACAGAGTGATTTTTGGTTATTTCAGCGAACTTGTAACAGTTGACGAACCTACAACGGACTACGGCACAATTTTAGATCTTGCGATCGATCAACTAGAATCTGATGGAAATATTGGTGTATTTGTTTCAGATGATGACATAGAACGTGATGGAATCAATGATGATATGTATATTACTGGTGGAAATCACGGACTTAATTTATATCATGGTGGTAATTTCATGATAGAAAGAGTTGACGAGTAGGAGGTAAAAAGATATGAATAAAATGAATGGGTTTTACTTTTTGATGGGTTGCAAAGATGTTTTTGTTAAAACAGAAAAGAAAAATAAAACAGTATGTTTAGCCAAAGAAATTTGTGAGAAAATGGGATATCCAGCGAGCCAAAACAATGTAACCGAGTTGATCCGCAGATTACAAAAGGCAACGTATCAGCTTACTATACTTTCCAATGGTAGAAAATGCCACGATATAAAAGGAAATGGATTTTCTTATGGAAGTTTTGTTAACGAAAATAATACGATTATTATTGATTTAAATAAACCAGGAGGAAAGAACAATGGAAAATAAGACACAATTACATAAACCAAAACTAACAGATATAGCCGTTGCACTTGTATGGATTGTAACGGCTATTGTTACGTTTATAAGAATACCGCAAGCCTTCATTTTAGAAGCATTATTGGTAATGATTACCGCTGTCTATATGCTTGCTTGCGTTGGATTTTTTGATGATACAGATATAGAAGAATAGGAAAGAAGGTACAGAACGCAATGAAAACAAAACAGAACAAAACAATCAAGATCTTATTAGCCGTAGCACTCATGTTTACGGCTTTTTTAATGATGGAAAATACAGTACACGCAAAGACAAAAAGAAGCACGTACAGAACGATAAACGGCATTTATAACAGTGACGGCACAATTGATACGGCAGATGGCTATTGCTGGAAAGTACGCAAAGAATCATATGCCTATCCAGAGACTACCGTTGTAACTGTAAAATTCAATACTCACGGCACTAGAAACAAGCTCGATGATTCGATCGTAAAGATCAATGCAAAGAATAAGAACATCCAGCTTGTAAACGATTATATACGCCACGAGTACGACTTAAAAGCCTATAGAGTAAAGTATATCAGCACTGGAAAATTAACCGATAAAATGATCCGTGAACGTGCTGTAAAGCATACGATTTATGTGGAAATTATTAAAAGTGTTTCTGCCGGAGGTAGACATGGAACGTATGGAAAAAACTATTACATTGCATATAACAAACGTGTACGCAAAGGAAAACACGTCACAAGCTATTGTGTATGGAATCCTTGCAACGACTTAAAGATTTAGTTGGAACGGATAAGTATGGATATATCAATAATATTGGCAGAACAATTTATCAAGATATTGTAAAATCATCAATCTTTTAGAAGGGAGTTGGAAATTATGATAGTAAAAAACACTTATGCAGGTGGTAGAACGGAGATTTTTTGTGATACACCCGATGAATACAATGACTTATGCTGTGAATACAATCTTGAAGATTGTGGAGCAAGTGGAAAATACGTTGGATCTAGTTGGAGCCGTGATGATAAGAACAACGTAGATGTTTATTTTAAATATAAAGAAGAATAGAAAATAGGTGGAAAGAATGAGTAAGAGAACGACCATGGAAGCATTAGCAACGCAGATAAAACGCAAGTATAGCACACTGTACTTTACGGAAAATCCGCCAAACGCTGGAATTGACGATGATTTGTTTGGATACAGATATTTCTTGCTATTCAAGAACACGTTCGGAATTTTTCGGAAGTATAGAATACAAGAAGAAGCAATAGAAGATATGACGGAAATTTTAAAAGAAGATCCGTCAAAATTATTCAGTTACATAGCCAATTAAAGGCTTTTACTGTCTGTAGTGAAGCAGACTACACCCTAACGGAAAGACTCGACTATTGAAGCTAATAGTTACTTTAAATGAACGGAATGACTGTACTACTGGTTGATGGTAGTGACGTATTGGAACGGAAAAACGGTGGCGTATGGTAGATAAAAGAGTGCTTTTATCGGGCGGTTTAATTCCGCCCTCGCTACTTTTCACGATGGAAATTATCGTGTATAATATAAGAGAACAGTTAATATTTTAAAGTCCTAAATAGGCAGAAAGGCTGGAAATTATGTACGAATTTAAAGAAATGATCTTGCCAGAACATTTTAACCATGCTTCATACGCTGGATTTTGCGTGAAGCCTGGAATGTTTTATGGAATAGAAAAAGAAAGTGGAAAATTAGTTGCTACAACGGGCTGGAATATAAATGGATCAACAAACATTTACATACAGCATGAACCAAAATCAAAATGGAATAACGACTTATGGGAAGATCTTTATGATGATTATGGAAAACCTTTGATCACAATTGAAAAAAATGACTTGCAACGAATCAGTAGCAAGGTAAAAGAATTCCAGAGAACAGCAATGGATTTTGAAACGTGGGCAAATGTAAACGGATATACCGACGAATACTATGAAGATCTCACTAGAGAAGAAATGGATCAGATAGAATCAGCTTATGAATGGTATTACTTTATGGAATATCCAGAATTTGTGATCCAGCTTTTAAAAGAACTCTGGGCTATGGAAAAAAATGTTGAAATTTTAATGGAAGATGGCTGTACTAGAAAAGAAGCAGAAAAGCATTTAAACAATGGCACAGTTGTTTATACATTAGAAGATTTTACAGAAAATTTTGAATTTATGAAAAATTTTCATGAAGATGCAGATGAAATTGAAGCTGATAAGAAAATTAAGAAGATGTTGGAAACAAAAATTCCAATGGATGGGTATAGTTTTGTAAAGTACGATGGAAAAGAATGGTTAATTAGTTATTGTTTATAGAATAAGGTGGTGGAAATTATGAAATCATATAAAGAGTACGAAAGAGAGTTTATTGGAGATAGTGATATTGCGGCTTTAATTTTTGTAGGCACAACAAAAGACGGATTGAAGGCGAATATCTTAAATTTTGGCTGTGATGGAAGATATAATGCTTATATTGTGGATGAGAATGCAAAGATCGGAGATCACTATACCTTAGAGATGGAATTTGAAACATCATCAGGATTCAGGGCATGGCTCAAAATCTATGACGATATAGGATTGATGGCAGATTATAAGGCAGACAAAATTAGAGTATATCGTGCTGGAGATTTTGGTTGCATTATTCAGCTTATCGGGGAAAAAGAATAACGGAAAATTTAATACAAGAACAAAGTAATCTAGGAAGATGCAGAAATGTATCTTCCTTTTTTAATGGAAAGATATGAGGTGGAAATTATGAACAAATATAGAGATTATTATAGTGCAATTGTAGAAACAGAAAACGGATTAGATATTGATGTTTTGGAATTAGTTGATTGTGAGTTAGAACGACAGAAATATGGAGAACAACCAATCGTCGGAATGATTGCAAGTGATATTATCAATGAATTCAAAGAACATCAATTTACATGGCGTGACATTGTAGAGGTTCATGGAAAATATTATGCAGAGGAGTTCCCGATTAGCGGTATCATGGATTGTTCTGACGCATATCAGATTGATGATTTTTTAGATGCTGTAGCTGAAAAATACAATGTTGATCTTAGAAAAGAACAAATTAAAACTTATGTGATGGATAATATTGACTTCAATCCTGAGGAAGTAGAATTCGAGGCAGAGGATTGTGGTTGCTATATTGATGGAAAACCTGAATGGTTTGATATAGAAGAATAGAGGTGGAAATTATGGTATGGAATCATATTAAATTTGAAGATGGATCTAATCCATATATTTGTAAAACTGATAAAGAGCTGGAAAGAATGAAACGGAAATATGACCTTGTGCAGCTTGACGGAAATTTTTGGTTAGCAAAAGATCATAAGGCAAAAGCAGACTTAGGTGGATTAATGTTTTAAAGACTAGGAGGAATGAATATGCAGACAGTAAAATTTGTAACAAAGGAAAATGATAAAGCAATATGTTGGTGTACGACAAATGATCTTGTCACATTCAGAGATTTTATGCAATACATTCTTGATAATACGAATAATCCACATGATTTTATGATTATTGATACCAAAAAAGATCTTGTCTATGACTTTTATAGAGTTGCAACGGAACAGTATGGCATGAGAAAAAGAACTTTTAAGGAAAGAATGAATGGTGTTCAGACTGGAAAATGGAGTAAGTATACAAAAGAAGAATTGAAAGCCTTATAGAAAGTTTTATTACAGATAGGAGTGGAAATTATGAAAGAAAATTATATTGTAGTTACATCAGGCGGAACAGTACGTGCAACATTAACAAGTAGAGTAGAAGAAATCTTAACTGAATTCAAGCCAAAAGGATGTCCGTTTGGAAATTATTCAATGTTAAATTTATTACAAGATTGGGTTGGTATGTATGCATGGCAGTTGCAAAAGAATAAACCTATGTCAGTAGTTGAATGTATTGAACGATTGGATATGGATGGAACATCTATTTATAAAGAATCAATGATTCGATTGATTGAAGCAGTAGCATAAAAGAAAAGTTTTATCACAGAATAGGAGAGTAAATTATGAATGATAAAGAATGGAAATTAACAAAGGCTGGCGAAGAACAAGTCGAGTATTTCATTAAAGAGTGTGAAGCAAAACGAAAAGAGATTCTTGACGCAAAAATTGATACTGCTTGTCATACACATATTCCAACAAAAGCACTCATCTTAGCAGACATCAATTGTGGAGAAGATCTTGCAGAAGATGGATATAGAAGTGTATGGGGCGTTACAGATAATTATGACCTGTCAATTTTTTTAGAATATGACATTGACATTGTAGAAGAACAAGGGTGAGAGATTATGAATACAGAAATAAAACAGGAAATTATCGGAATCGTTATGTGTCACGGAGAGCATGATTATGGATACTGGGAAGGATTTTCTCTGACAGATGAAGAGGAAGAACAGATTTATGAGATCCTGATGCGACATGATACAGAAGGATGTTCAATCAGAGGTACAAGAAATGACATTGCAAACGAGATTAGAGAATAGGAGAGTGATTAGTTATGGAAAGTATTAAAGCAAAAGAATTGATTAAAAGACGGGATCTTAAATATATGTTAGATCATGATTATGTAATATTTGATAAAAAGACAGGAAAACAAATAGAATCTATTCCAAACATTAAAGCAGATTATAAATCGTTTCCCAAAGATAGTGATTGTTTTTCCAGAAATATATATGATTTTTGGATGATAAATAAACATATGGCAGAACAGATAATTGGATATCAAATAACTGATAACGAATTTCAAAACAAGTGTTGTGATTGTATTTCATATATTACGGATAAAGCAGCATTGATGGATATTTATAAAAATGGAGTGTTGAGTACAACAGGAAGAAATTATTTAAGTCGTGAATCTATACAAGAAACAATTAACGATTTAAATAGTATATTGGAAAATTACGATCAATACTTTGAAGATTATATGAATGACCAATTGGATTTATTTGTTGAAAATTGCCTGAAATTGAAAAGAGAATACAGTTTAAATATTCCAAAGCCAACTAAAAAGACACCAGCAGTTGCGAAAAATCCAAAAGGATATATCTACGTTATGAAAAATTGTGGATATTATAAGATTGGAAAAGCACAGATAGGAAGTAGTAGGTTTGGGGAATATACAAAACTTCCAGAAGAACCAGAATATGTAATCAAGGCTATTGTCGGAAATTATAATAAAGTTGAAACAGCATTGCATGAACGATATAAAAACAAGCGATTAAGAGATGGTGGTTGTGAATGGTTTGAATTGGAAGATTCAGACATAGAAGAAATTAGAGATTTTGTTAACCAATATGCTGTAGAGGAGTGATTAGTTATGGGAAACAATGAAGTAAAAATAATCGCAAACATCTTATTTAATATGTCTTTAGGAATGGACTATGACACGTTTATAGATGATTATAAAGAAGATATGGAAATGCTGACTGAAAGCATTGGAAAATTAGCCAAAGAAGATGATCCGCTGTATTATGTGTTACACAATATCGCAGACAACAATGCGGAAATGGAAAATAAACTTGTCAACGCAGATGGATCTATTAATTAATCAAATGTCAATTTTATTAAAATAATATTGTGTAAAAAGTGTGTAAAATATTATTGACAGTGTGTAGATATTGTGTATAATATAAGTAAGTAAAGGAGACAATACAATGAAGCAGAAAGATTTAATCAAGAAGCTCAAAGCAGGCGGATTTGTCTTTGACAGACATGGCGGTAACCATGATATCTACACTAAAGGAGATATATCAGAATCAGTTCCACGGCACAAGGAAGTTGATGAAAGACTTGCTAAAGAGATTCTAAGAAGGAACGGGCTGTTATAATACAGCCTGCCCTTGGAAAATCTTGTTTGCAATCATATATAAGAATAGAGGTGAAAATATGAAAGCAGTATATCCTGTACTATTTACAAAAACCGATGACGGAAAATATTTAATTGAGGCACCAGATTTAAATGTATTAACGGAAGGAAAAGATATGTCGGATGCTATTAAAATGGCACGAGACGCAATGGAATTAACTTGTGTTTCTATGGAAGATAGAGAGGTGGAAATTCCTAAACCAACAAATATTACAGATATCGATATTGCGAAAAGCACATTTTTTGATGAAGGAGAAACTATTATTTCATTGGTTGATATTGATTCAACAGAATATCGAAGAAAAATTGATACAAAATCTGTAAGAAGAAATGTTGCATTACCTAGTTGGTTAAATTATGAAGCAGAACATTCTGGAATTAATGTTTCTAAAGTGTTACAAGATGCACTTATTCAAGTATTGAATGTTACTGATAGACCAAATTATAATAAATAATATATATAAAAACGATTAATTTATTGTCAATAGGCACTTTTAATAGTGCCTATTTTTTAGCAAAGGAGAGTAAAATTATGCCATTGGTTTTATTATTAATAATTATATTTATCGTTCCAGAGGATAGTTTGGAATATATGTTAGGAGCTATCTTAGGTGGTGGCTATGGAATTTTAATGGTTATAGCATTTGTTGCTATTCTGTATGGAATTTATAAGTTCTTTTCCGATCTTTGGAATGGAAGATAGAATGGAAAATATCATTTGAAATGGATCATTCTGATACGCCAGAAATTGATGAACTAGAATTATAGTGAATACAAATTAATATAGGTAACTAGGACACTTATGGAAAATTCCAGAGTGTCTTTTTTAATACAAATTTTTACATAAGAAAGGTGGAATAACTATGGATTTAAACGAAATGGAAATTCCTTGCGATCCAATTTTGGATAAAGCAAAGAGAGATGAACTGGTACAGAACACAGAACTTTTGAAACAGGTTACAATCAAGCCGATCCCGTGGCTTCCTGGACGAGATTATATTACTACAGAACAGGTAGCACGATTCTTTGATGGAGACGTTGACGAGGTTAAGCGGTTGTGTACGAAGTATCGCAAAGAGTTTTTAGACGATGGAATGGAAGTTAAGACAGTGCAAGAGATCATTGACGGTCAGAACGCAACAACGGAAAAACAGAAGGGAAGAATCATGGTAACGTATCCGAACGGATTAAATATCTCATTCGGCTATAAAGGTGCTAAGGTGTTTACTCTTAAATGCTTAATCAGATTATCTTTGCTGATGGAAACTTCAAAGCTTGCCGAGAGCGTGAGATATTATGTTTTTATCAACGATTATATAACGATAGAAGAACAGAGAGAACAAGAACAGGTAGAGGCAGGCGTTAAGCTTGTTGACACAACGGAAATTTTAGGCAGAAGAATTGATCTGTATAGAAGCATTGAAGATCCGTTATTCTTGGCTAAAGACGTGGCAGAATGGATTGATTATGCAAAGACTGGAACTGGGAAGTATAATGTCAATGTAATGCTACAAACAATTGATCAAGAGGAAAAATTCAAGACTAAAATTTTAACTACCAACAATGTTGGTACTCAAAATTTAGGTCAATTAGACGCCAACGGAAAAACTAAAGCACCATTCTTATTCCTCACAGAAGATGGGCTTTATGAAGTGTGTATGCAGTCACGTAAACCGATTGCCAAGCAGATGAAGAAGCAGATCAAAGAATACCTTAGAAACATCCGTAAGACAGGCGGTGCAGTTGACTTTGGGAAAGAGTCACAGTTCATTGAACACTACTTCCCATCATTTTCTGAGGATGTCAAGCTTGCTATGGTAACTGATTTACGAACACAGAACAAAGAACTCAAAGAAGAGAATCAGAAGTTACAGAATGATAACAAGTTATTAGCAGCGGAAATTTTGACGTGGGATGATCGCAATAAGATGAACGCTGGTATTAGGAAGTTGGCTGCGGTAACAGGAACACAATTCTCTGTTATGTGGAATGAATTGTATAAGAACTTGCAATACAAATACCATATTGATGTTAAGAAACGTGGAAAGAAACCATTTCTACAGTGGATTCAAGAATATGAATGGGATAAGGTACTGAAAGTCTTTTGTGCAATGTGTGAAGCTAGAAACCTATCTCCAACAGATATGTTCCAACAGACGGCACCTGTGGAAAATTTATATGATAATGAAGATGAGGATGATGAAGTATGGAATTAGAACAGATTATGCATTTCTTTGAACAGTTCTGCGGAATATCCTTTGTGTTATATGTGATTGTTTTCCTAGCTTGGTTATCGCTAAGAAAAATTGATCGTGAACATAATAAGGTATATTTAAGCAAATATATAGACGTATTAGAGGAAATATTAGAAGCTATTATGAAGCCTATGAAAGCAATGACGACATTATGGGTTATCGTAGCTTTCGGAATGCTTATTTATCAGCTGATTTAATTCCATATAATAATTTTGGCAAAGAACCGAGCGGAAGGTTCTTTTTATTTTACGGAAATATTTGACGAGAACCGATTTGGCAGGTCGGTTCTTTGTCAAATTTATTATACACAAATTAATGATTAACTAAGCATAGAATTGTTAATAGGTAAGGTGTTAATTACATAGAGAACTAATAGGAATAGAATAGGTTTCTATTAGGATTGGCACACTAATAGTTGGAATTAAATGTTGATTTTATTCCTATTGGTTTACGGAATACAGTTATACAAAAATAATGAGTGTAGAGAAAAATGAGACAGTTTAGAAAGGAAGATGAAGAATGAACATACAGTTAGTAAAAACGGAAAATTTTAACGATATAACGTGTGATTTTTATAGTGCTGACGATCAGTTGTGGATGAGCAGGCAACAGATTGGACTTGCATTAGAATATAAAGATCCTAGAGTCGCCATTGCAAAAATTCACGATGCCAATAAAGAAAGACTAGATAGAGATTCAGTTGTTACCAAATTGGAAACAACTGATGGAAAATCTTATTCTAGTTATATCTATAATGAACGTGGCATTTATGAAATTTGTAGAAGAAGTAGACAGCCCAAAGCTGATGCCTTTATGGATTGGGTATGGGATGTGATTGGAGCTTATCGTCATGGAAAATTAAGAACAGGCACTCCTGTAACAACAGTGGAGCAATTTTTTACAGAGCAGACAGAACTTATGAAGCAGATGGAAAGAAACAATGAACGCCTGTATAAGGTTACTATCAAGGGATTTAATCAGCTGGCAGATATTGTTAAAGAAATGAAAGCCGAACGGAAAGAACTGTATAAGCAGATCGGTAAACCTACGAAAGATATTCCAGTAGTAGATACGGAAAGCGTTATTGCAGAATACAAACTTAATGAATGGAAATCTAATGTCTACTCTATCATTGATGATATTCTAAAAGAATCTGACGAACTAGGAACCACTACTAGAGATATTCTTAGAGAGGCATACAGGTATCTTACCAACACATATGGGATTGTGTGGGAACAGGATCGAAAAGAATACAAAGAGAAGTATAATATTGGAGAAAGAGGTAATGTCCCAACAATTGACCTTTGTTATGATAAATACCCTGATCTGCTAGTTAATTCATTGGAAAAACTTCTGCGACAGTTCAGAAAAGAAAATGCACAGCCTGATTGGGAAGAAATGAAGATCAAGATTACCAATTATGCTAATCATATTGGAAATAAGTCTAAAGGTGGAACTTCTGTTTATCGGAAAATCTATACTAAGATGACAGAGAATGGCGTTAACTGGGATGAGTATGCTCATGGACTGTCTAAATCTCAGCTTATTAAAACAAATGCAACTTTATATAATAGATTTTATGAAGCTGCGGTGGAAATTATTTCAGAAGAGTAGGAAGGTGTGATATAATTATGAAACAAAACAGAAAAGGAGCTGTCTCGGATGGATAAATTAGAAAAGAGAAAAGAAGAAGCTAAAGAATATAGGAAATTAGTTGATAAATGTTTAGCTTTAATGGATAAATACGTGGGAATTACATTTGGTATTCCTGTATGGGTAGATCGTGGCTCTCATACACTAGAGTTTAAAAAGAATGGAACTGATGAATGGAGACTCCTAACAAAAGAAGAAGTATCTAATATTATTGAAAAATATGAGGTATTAGATTCTGTAGCAACAAAAATTACAAAAGAAACCAATATGGGATATTGAAATAAAACAAATATTTGGTCAGAAGGAGTGATGAAAATGGAAGATATATCCATGTATGAAGATATGAATAAGATTCTAAAAGATAGACAGATTGGGGATTTTAAGTTATCTCATTTTACAATAAACAATCATGATATGTACGCCATGTGTCATGGAATTAAACCAGGAGATTATGTAAGATTAGAACATAGAGGAAGTGTCTTAATGTCTAATACGCCAATGGAAAAAAGAACCAATGAAGATTTTGTAACAAATGCTCATGGGAAAGTTCTTATTGGTGGACTTGGAATTGGCTTGATTTTACTTGCGATTCAAGATGATCCAATGGTAGATAAGATAACTGTAGTGGAAAAGAATCAGGAAGTTATTGATTTGGTAGCAAGTCAGTTGCCATTGAGCAATAAGGTAGAAATCATCTGTGCAGATGTATATGATTATGTCCCAGAAGATTTTTATAATACAATTTATATGGATATTTGGAGCTTTATCAACGAAGATATTTGTTATAATGAAATGTATCCACTCATGGATAAATACGAACAGTATTTAGATGTTAATGATGAAGATGGATATATTGATTGCTGGTGTAGATATGAGGCAGAGCATGGTATTAGAATTTAGAAATTGAGGTAATGGAAATGGAAATATTAACATTGAAGGGCAATGGAAAATCTAAACTGCTAATGCAGTTAATGAATCAGTGTGAATCAAAACGAGCTTTAATGATTATCTATAAAGGACAGAATGTTTCTAAAAGTTGGATTCCATATGGCTGTATTTGTGCAGAAACAGACGATATTAAATTTGTAGAAAGTAGTGTTGGACAGTATATTAAACACATGGAGACAGTTGTGTATGAACCTATTGATTATATTGTTATTTATTCTAATGTAGAAACGGAAAAAGATATGAGAAAAGATGGAGTGTATGCGAAATTAGAATCTGTATTGGATAATTTTTATGTGGATATTGGAAAGTATAACGCTCCAACTTGCATTGTAGCTTGTAAAGAATAAAGTAATTAAAAAGGAGTGATTAAAATGGAAAAATCTAAAGCATATACACCAGAAAAACCATATATGTGTGTTTACGAAACAAAAGAAGATGGAATTGGTTATGCGACATTTGACAACGAAGAGGCTTTAATGGAATTGTTAAATGAGTGCAGAGAAAATGGAGATAAGATTTTAGATGCCTGCAAAGTTGAGGATCGTTATGAATTCAAAGATGGAAAATTTGAGTCTAAATATCAAAGAATGTATGAATATGCAGTCATTAAAGCGATTAAAGATAAGCATAAGGAATTAGGTAATAAATTAAGACAAGTAATTAATGAAAGGATCGCTATAGAAGAAAAACTAGCAGATACAAACATGCCGTATCAAATATATACACATTTATTGCGTGAGAAAGAGGATATTGAAAAAAAAGAAGAAAAGTTAAGTCAGAGGAAACAAATCGTAAGAGATATGTTAGATGTCTGCTATGAAGCGGTATGGGAATGTGACGATCATATAGATAAAATGAAACTTTGATAGAAAGGAAAGTGGTAAGTATGGCTAAATATGAAGGGACTTACGCTTGTGGGCATGATGGCGTAGTAAATGTGATCGGAAAAATGAGTGAAAGACAGCGAAAAGCTGACTATGCTTTTTCTCATTTATGTCCGAAATGTGCAAAAGAAGAAAAAGAAAGAAAAATTGCAGAAGAAAACAAAAAGTCTAAAGAATTATCAGAAGAATACGGATTTCCAAACCTAACAGGAACGGAAAAACAAGTAGCATGGGGTAATACAATTCGATTGAGTTTTTACAATGAGTTTGAAAACGACAGAACGGCACAATCTATTATTGAGAATGAAACGACAGCTTCTTTTTGGTTAGACTTAGACCGATTTATTAGTAAACAAGATTTTCTGCGAAAATATAAACGAACTAAGAGGGAGAAAGAACGTCGAGAAAGAATCATTAGTATTGATGCTGTGGCACCAGAAATATTAGAACATGAAGGTGTTGTGGAAATTGTTAAAAAACTTGATAAAATATGCCTGTTTTACCTGAAAGATCAGGACTTCATCAATTTGGTTAAATCAAAAGATTATAGATGGAATGAAGATGATTGTTGTTGGTGTCGTTGTCTGACCGAGAAAAGCGGAAATTATGCTGATAGAGTAGCAGAAATTGGACATGGCTTATTGCAGAATGGATTTGCAATTTGTATTCATGATAGTGAAATTACAGAAATGGCAATCAGTGGAAATTATAAAAAAGAAAACACTCGTTGGATTAATTACGATTCAGAAGATAAAGTTCTAACATTGCGTTGGAGCGCAAGGAGTAATGAAATTTACAATGCTGCAAGGAAAATTATGAATAATCGGTATAGTCGGGATAAAGGGTGTGTGGAAGTACCTATAGCCAATTACAGGTCTGTAAATAACTTTGCGAAAAAGTATGATTTTTGTTATACTGAAAATGCACTTGATGCTATCGAACAGTATAAAAAAGAAGTTAGAGAAATGAGAAGGGTTAAGGTGGACAAGTAATGGAATATATTAATCATTATACTCTGTTGACAGGGCATATGAGAAAATCTTATTCAGAGGAAATCAGTAGTGAAATAAGAACTAGAATGAGAGAGCTTATTGAATTTGATAGGAATGTATCATCTAATTACACAGTACCGTTTATGGATGGAACTAAATTGCATATTACTGCGGATGGAGCTTTCTATTGTGCAGAAGTTATATTAGAGGCTGAAGGCGAAAATATTGTATTGCTGACAACAGTAGGATGCAAAGATAGAAGCGGATTATCCCTTGCAATGAAATCAATAGAGTGCGCTTACAAAGATTTGTTTGGAAAATCCTTGGGTGAATATCATCCTGAACTGCCGTTCATTGTAGATATCCCAACGCCATTTTGTACCATAATTTCAAACTGGTCAGGAGATTTTTGCAGAACCTTAGCGTGGTCGGTTTTTGATGATAAAGATGATCAACCGATAGAAGAAAACGTAGAAACAAATACAATTCGTAGAAGTGTAGAAGATCTTCACGGAGTAAAGAAAGATAATTATAAAGGACTTCCAGAGGAATTAAAAGAATTCAATTATTATTTTGCTGATTGTGGAAATTTCTGATCGCTGGGTAGAATTTATGTCTGAAAAATAATGTATATTATAGGAGATGATAAAGATGAAAAGTATCTATACAAATAAACCATACAATGAACTTATTGAAGAATATAAGCGGTATCAAGAAATCGGAGAAGATAACTTAACAATCCATCAATATAGAATGTATATAAGTATAGCTTTTGAAATCGCCAATCGAGAGTTGAGTAAATTAAAACCAAGGGGATGGAATTGTAAATGAAAAAACGAATAACAAAATGTCCGCACTGCGGAAGTGATCGTGGAATGGCTGTTAGGTTTAAAGCTAATGGAACCGATATATATAGTTTTGATGGACATTTTCAAGATGAGGAAATTACTGAATGCTGCACATATAATAAATCTATGACATGCTGTGACTGTGGTAAACGTATAATGAGTTATGATGAATTTATGACACATTATGCAATTGATGAATTAACAGGTGAGCATTTAAAACAGTGAAAGGAGAATTTTATCTCCGTATATAGATGGGAGTGATGCCATGAGTAATACAGGATGGATTAAACTCCATCGGAAAATTACAGATCACTGGTTATGGGAAGATAAACCATTTGCCAGAGGACAAGCAATGATTGACTTACTGATTCTCGCAGGTTATAATGATCAACCTAAGTATGTTGATGGAAACTTAGAAACAGTCGAGCGAGGATCGATGGTTACTTCGATCAGAAGATTGTGTGATCGATGGGGGTGGAGTAATTCAAAGGTTGTCAAATTTTTAAAGACACTGGAAAACGACAGTATCATACATGTAAAAAGCGACACTAAAAAGACAGTCATAACCATAGTAAATTACAGTGTTTATCAAGGTTTTGTAGATGAAAAAACTACACAGAAACGACACCAAAACGACGCAGAAGCGACACATAAAAAGAAAGTAAAGAATAATAATAAATATAATAATAATATAAAGCGATTCACACCGCCTGATTGTGAGCAAGTCTCCAGATATTGCCAACAAAGAAACAACGGGATTGATCCAGAAGAGTTTGTGGATTATTACACAGCCAAAGACTGGATGATTGGCAATAGCAAAATGCAAGACTGGAAGGCAGCAGTACGAAACTGGGAACGTAATCAAGCTAAGAAGAATGCTAAACAAAAGTCCAAGGTAACAAACCTTGCACGCTTGGAGTGTGATCGTGACTATGATTTCGGTGCGTTGGAAAGACAGCTTTTTGAGAAGCAGATGACAGGATGAACCTGTATGGTGGATGATGATAATTGTAAACTGAATAATGGCAATTTTGAGAAGCTTAGTGGCTTCTTTTTGTTTTGCCTAAATTTAGAGAATAGGAGTGAGAATTATGGAATTAATCGAGGTAGAAATTAGACCAGAAGTACGTGAACAGTGTAACAACTAAGAGAGGAGAGATTATCATGGCAGCAACACAATTTGAAGTTATTGAAACAGCAAACAATAATAACGCAGAAGAATCCGAAACAAAGATTAAAAGACGCAAGGACGGAAACCCTAAATGGACTCGATCTAACAAACAGAAAGGTGTATCATCTTTAGTTTATCCGATTAAGAATCCAGAGAAGTTTAAGGCTTTCTGTGATTATTTTTTTGAGCAGATTGATTCTGTGTATACGGATTATAAGAAATATGTTGCTGCTAGAAACTATCTTCTAGTATGCATTGGAAACAATACAGCCTATCGTATTTCTGATATCGTCAGACTTAAATGGTGTGATTTGTTAGGAGATAATGATCGTGTGAGAAAGCAAGAGAAAAAAACAAAGAAGTTCAGAACTGTATTTTTCAATGATATTGTCAAAGAGGCAGTAGAGATTTTCTTTGATGCAATTGCAGGAACAAGGTATGATATTAGAGTTAATAGAGAAATTCCAATGGATAATTATATTTTCTGCACATGTAAGTCAGGATCAGATGGACATATGACAGAAGCTAATGCCTTAGATTTTGTGAAAAAGGGAGCAAGAGCAGTAGGTATTGAAGATAACGTAGGAACTCATACATTACGAAAAAACTTTGTTTACTGGACTCTTGTAACTCACAAGAATGATCAGAACGTACTGTATGAGTTAATGCGATTGATGAACCATAGCAACCCAGCTATGACATTCTTGTACGCAACAATTACCGAGGAAGAAACACATGAGTTATTCTGCGACATTTCTGATACGTACAAGGATATTATTAAAGGCATTTTTGATGGAAAGAATAAGAATCTTGTGACAGCAAGCAAAGACTACATCTTAGATTTGATTAAATGTGCTTATGATATGGGGCAGCAAGATGCAAATGAACAAGATTATAACGTGCATATGGATAATTTAGAAACATTGGAAGAATTATTGAATGAGATTATTAAGTAAGAAGAGGTGATAAGATGATTAATAAAGCAGAGATAAAGGATGTATATAACGAAGCATTGGAAAAATCTCAACAAAGTTATGAATTACAATTACAACAATGGCTAGAGAATTATATCCGAAAAAATAATAAATTTACCATAGAGGAGTTGATTGATCGTTTTCATGATAAAAGATATTCAGTTTCATATACAAGATCTATAATTATGTCTATCTTGAATATTTTTTATGTTGGAATACGTGAAGTCTCTGATACAGATGTTATTGTGAAATTTCAAAATAAAACCGTACAGGAAATTTGTAATAATTTCGATTTTAAATACAAGCCAAAATTGGTCAGCGAATATTCTGATTGTATTAATTTTGCAAACGATGATATTTTTTCTCAAGAAATTATTGAGATTTATCATAAGTTGTTACAGAAAAAAGATAAAATAGAGCAAAAAATTAAAGATCAATTACTTAATGCAGCAGAACGTCTTGATAGGGTGTGCGTAATAAATCTAACAGACATTATGATTCCTAAAAATACAAAAGTAACAGATTTTATGTTTCTAGTTGTATATAATTATATAGTTCGATCAATATTGATAGAATCTCAATTATTATTTGAAATGATATCAGATGAAGAAGATAATTTCATTAGATATAAGTCTGGAAATTCAAAAACAATACGATATGACGATTATAGATACAAAGTTAGAGGATATTGCTAGGAGGTAGTATTATGATTTATGTAACAGGAGATACGCATGGGGATTGGATGACTCGATTAAACAGTCATTCTTTCCTAGAAGGAGTAGAGTTAACTAAAGATGATTACGTGATCATTTGCGGAGATTTTGGATTGTGGCACGACACAAAAGAAGAACGACATAATCTGGAATGGTTGGACAACAAACCATTTACTACTTTGTTTGTATGTGGGAACCATGAAAATTATGATCGGCTGTACGAATATCCTGTAGAAGAATGGAATGGAGGAAAGATTCATAAGATTTGTAGCTCTGTTTTTCATCTCATGCGAGGACAGGTATTTGATATCCAGGGAAAGAGATTCTTTACGTTTGGTGGAGCTAGTTCTCACGATGTTCAGGATGGGATTTTAGAGCAAGACGATCCAAGAATTAATGAGTGGTATCGTGATTATGACAAAATGTTTAGGATCAATCATACGTCATGGTGGAAAGAGGAGTTGCCTTCAGAAGAAGAAATGACAGAAGGTATGATGAATCTGAAGCAGAATGGATCGCAAGTGGATTATATAATTACACATAGTCCATACACATCTGCATTACATCAAATGGATCAAGGATCAGGAGTGTACAAAACAGATATATTGACGGATTATTTGCAAGAGATTAAAGAATCTGTCGAATATAAAAAGTGGTTCTTTGGGCATATGCATGTTAATCAGAACTTTCCAGAAGATAACGCGATTGCAATTTACGAACAAATTATTAGGATTTTATAGGAGAATTTTGTATGAAGATAAATACGATTAGACAAAATAAGGAAGAAAAGAAAGCAAACCAGAATCTTATGTGGATTTCAGCAGAGATTCCACCACTAAAACCAGATAACGCATCACGTTATATGAGATATAAAACATATCCTGTAATCGTGGATTACAAATATAATGATGGATGTGTGGACGAAGTGCTTGATTTCTGTGACTATGATTTTGAAGAAAAGAAATGGAAACTGGATAATCCTCATCAAGTTAGACAGTATTTCCCACTTCCAAGTAAGCACAAAGTAAAGTGTTCGAACAAAAAGAGAACATTTGTTCGAAAAATATCTTGATTTTGTTCTATGGTAGCATTATAATAAGAAATGTAGAGATTCTTTGTTCACAATAAAAATTAACTTTCTTTCTTGCACTTATTGACAGGGTGCAAAAAGTATGGTATATTTAATTCATGAAAACAAAAAAATACAACTGGGGAAAGTTGAGGGACGTAAAAATGAACGGATATACTAACAAAGAAAGAAAAGGAAACGATAACAGAAAAAGAAAAGAATATGTATATGGTAAATATCAAAATCCTCAAGTTTGGGGAATATATTTTGCAGATTTGCCGAAAATCGAAGGTAGCCATATCTTGCATGGGAAAAGACCAGTTATTGTCTATTCTAATAATATTTGTAACAATACGAGCACAGAGATTAACGTGTATCCAATTACAAAAAAATTAAGGAACTGGATACCGACACATGTGACCATTTATCCAAATACCAGTAATGGATTAAAAATGGTATCACAAGTGTATTTAGAGCAAGGAAGAACAATTCCAAAGAATAATCTTTTAGAGTATTGGGGAAGAATATCTGATCTATCTTTAATGTTAAAAATAGGACATGGCATTTTAATACAAAACGGCATGTTATCGTACATGAATGCAATGGCATCCTAGAAATGGAGAACATTATGAATAATAAAGAATTGATACAAAATTATATAGATTCTCACGTATCAGAATCACGTCGCCCAACATGGAATTGGTTATTAGATTCTGATATTGCGGACGACAATGAATCTGGGTTAACGTATGCACCAGGTACAATACAAGAGGCTATATTATCAGATACTAGAGGTAAAAAAACCAAAAGTATGAATTCTATTAAAAAAAGATATGACCAGCTCGTCAAACTATATACTTATGCATATGAACAAAATTACATTAAATATAATCCATTTGTTAATGATAAATTTATAAACTTGCAATTAGCAGTTGATATATATTTTTCAAATAGAGTTAATGTTAATTATGTTACACCAGATAAAATAAATGCGTTTATTTCGAATCTGATGTCGTGCAATGCATCAGCCGATACCAAATTGAATACTAGATTTCACATTGTGAGTTTATATAATGGGATAAATGGAAAGGAGTTAAGAAATCTAAAATTCTCAGATATTAATCAAAATGATTTAACAATTTTTGGGAAACCAGTCTCCAAAGATTTTATCGAGACATTGAATGAATATAAATTGAAAATGGGAGATACGAATATATATGATGATTTTGTATTAATACCACGAAAAAAATGTAATAATATAGAAGAATATCAAGCAGAGCAAAAGAGGATATATACTAATGTGCAGTCTCAATTAGAATTAACTGGTAACACTTTATCTTATGAAAAATTGACAACCATTGATGTTATTAATTCTGGTTTTATACAATATTTAAAATCTAAAATGGATATCAAGGCAATTGCAGATTTGTATTATATTAAATCAAAAGAAGGAATCGCACGATCTGTAATCGCACGTCAATTTAGTGAAATTGCAATTAAATTTTATTATAATTATTATATATCATATAGATTAAAAAAGAAACAATTTAGTGATCGTCAAACTGTAATTGGTAAAACTATTGGTTATTTATATAAAGATGAGGACTATAAGAATTATCGTGTACATCAAATCATGGCAGAATAAAGGAAGGTATATGTATGGACAATCAAATATTAGAAATGTTAGCAGCGAATCAATCAAATCAAATGCATATTGATGTACTTGATTTACACTCATCAGAAATGTCATCGTGGTTTCTGAGCGAATATAAGATTCGAGCAGATGATAGAAAGATGAAGATCTATGGCAAAGATAAAGATCTTTCATATCATTGGATCGAATTTATTCAAGATGAGAATTTGTTCTCTCATATTAGGCAGGACGACATATTTGACATAATCAAATGCCTGCAATTTACATACAAAGAGAGATACAATGTTGGCATAAAAATACAGACAATAAAAAAGAAAGCAGAAGTCTTTGGTAAAACTTCTACTTTCACACAAACTAAAAATTTCAACTAAACAAATCATAGATAACAAAAAAAGATTTTTTGAATCTACCGTGTTGGCAGCACGATAGAAAATCGAATTTGATATTTAGAATTGTTTAATCTGAAAGGATAATAATATCCTTAAAATCATTATAACAATTCTAAACATGTTCGTCAACATGAAAATTTTTCCAAAAAACTACAATTAAATATAGGAGTGATGTATGAAATACATAATTACGGATGGAAGTAAGTATGTAGCACGAAATCCATACCAAGCCAATAAATACTATCAAGCAGATTGTCTTGATCTGGCAACTCAGTTCACATCAAAGCAAGCAAAGCGTATTCTTGGATCTAAGAATCGTGATATGAAGTGGATAAAATCAGGCTTTTATATCCAAGAATTTGATGGCAGTAACACTGGAAATGTTATGTCTCGTAGAGAAAGTAAGCGTAGAAGCAACGGAAATTGTTTTAAAGACTTTGAATGGGATAAATCTATCCTAAACGATATTGAAGCAGAAGAACGTGCTATAGTAGGTCTTTTGGCATATGACTACGAAGAGTTAAGCCAGAAGAAATTTGAGATGGAACAGTCATTATCTTACACGGATTCTGCAATCAGCGATATTCTTCATGCAATTGAAGGAAAGAAAATCAATGCTGCGAAGAGAGCTGTAATTGTTGGATATCTTAAGACAATGAGAGAGCTACATACACAGATTAAGAAATGTATTCGATATGTAGAAGTAATGCAGGAAAGCATTAATAATAAAGAAGATATTGGTACATTGAAAAAGAAGTTACAAAGCTCAGAGCCGAATGAATATGTCGGTAGAACAAAGTATTATGAGCTGATCCAGAATATAATCGGGTAGAGTTTCTTCCTTATTATACATGATGACTCGCACAGGCATTTGTGCAAAATTAAAATGTAAATATTATGTTAGAAAGGAGAAATATGGGCATTTACATACAAAAATTTGGGCATTTAGGACAAAAATATTTTGAGCTAGATGAAATGAGACATACTCCACATTCAGGAGATTGTATCAAAGTCTTAAATAGAAAAAATGGAAAAGAAAAAACATACGTGGTAATTAATGAAGACTTAGGAAGTATACTCTTACACACAAGAGAAGTAGTTCCAAGAGTTCGTTATAGACTTTGTGAAGAAAAACATTTGGATAATATCTATATGTTTAGTATTTCAGCGCTGTTGGATAGAGAAAGATGGATTTTACGAATTTATGATTCATTTGACGTTGAAAGAAATGGTCGTAATAGATATTGTAAACGTTCATTTGTTGATACGTTAGATCGAGACGTTACCATTACTTTATTAATTGGGAAATACAAACGTGAAGATTATTTTAATATTAAAACACCTTATGAATTGACGAAATAAGAAAGGAGATAGGAATGGAAGAAAATAAAACGGGCGTTTGGATACGGACTAAAAATGGACAAGAACTTAAATATAATTCACGTATGATGAAATTATTTGATGTAGGAGATATTGTCGAAGTAGATAATGATGATGTATATGCAAAATTTAAAATTGAGATTGTTGAATTAAAAAATGCTTCACGAATTGTTGCTACTTACACAATAAAACCTCAAGGTAAGATTATTAGAACAACACATCCTTGGCGATATGTTGCACTTCATGATGCTGAATCAATCGAAATGGATGTGTACATCAATGATAAGATATTGGTTATTGTTCCACCATGGTATAAAAAAGAACAGTATAGAAATCAGTGCATACGATCAACAGAAGCGAGCATTACTATAACAAGAAAGGAATCAGTAAGAACAATGAATGAGGATCTTGAGATTCATACAGGTACGATTTTAGCTGACGAAATAAAAATTGGAACATTAGCCCCACCACCACTTTCAGAAAGAAGAGTGTCTGTTCTGCCACACTATCAGCAAAAACCAATTACCGCAACGTCAGAAGCAGAAAAGAATTGGTGGAAAGAATGTTGTGGAGGATCCGAAACTGAACGTGGATTACGAGCAGACGCACCAACACTTGATGATTGGAATGGTGAAATGAGTGCAACTTTAACATTTGCGTCAGAAAAATTGGATGAAATCATGAGTGAACTTACAGGAAACGAAGAGGAGAAAGATATGAATATAAAAAATCTAAAAGAAATGATTAAGAGACCGATTTATGTTGATAAAGAAATTACAGTAAAAGAACCAATGTTAGACAATAACGGTAAACAGATTGAAAAAGATGGCGAACCAGTGTTTAAAGTAAAACATTATCATGGAATGGTTAAAATCTTATGGACTTCTGGAGCGGAAACTGTTGCGTATGTAGAAGGAAATGATGTGTATGACAGAGAAAATGGCTTCAAAACCTGTGTATTAAAATACCTTTGCGGCAACGCAGGGGCTTATGATGCAGTTGATTTCTGGACAAACAAATATGTGAAATATCCAAGCAGCTGTATTGAAGTGACAGAAAACTTATGTAAATTGGAAAAGATTCTGGAGAAAGATAAGTATAGAAAAGATGATCAGAAAGGTTTACCTCATGCGAAGTTCTTAAGAAGAATAGGTTTGCTTTCAGGTGGTTCTGTTGCTGGTAAACTGATTTACAAAAACTGTGATATGAAGTATGTTAATGAATTCAAAAAACTTGCCAAGAAATATTTTCCAGAACTTCAGGGTAAAGAAATTTATGTGAATGGTAACAAGAACGATGAAATTTTTGTAGCAATTAAATAATACATAAAAAGGAGATAAAGTATGTGTACACCAATGAATGAAAGCTGGAGTAACTTTTTAAGCAAATTGTCAGAGCGTTTAAATAAAATGCTCGACTATGTAGAGAAAAACAATTCTACATTGTATGAAACCGATATTGATAAGGATGAACTTTGGGAAGTATATCTGAGTAGTTTCCCTGAAGGAACTAACAAAATGTATCGCAAGCGAAGAGAATATGACTGTGGTCATTGTCGAAACTTTATTAAAACAATCGGTGGAGCTGTGACAATTGTTGACGGTAAGATTCATACGATCTGGGAGATCGACACTGATGATGTCGTATTTCAGCCAGTAGTTGATGCTTTACGAACATATGTAGAATCAAAGCCAATCAAAGATATTTGGAGACATTTTACAAATACAGTTGGAGTAAAAAGTACAAATGAGTATACAGAAGATAAGCAGATTATCAAATGGACTCATATGTATACACCGATTCCAGAGAGATTACTAGAAAGAAAATCCGATATTCCTACAGCAAAAGCAAAAGTTAGAGATCGAAAGAGCGTGTTCAAAAGATCGCTTGATGAAATCACAGAAGAAGCTGTTGATACGGTATTAGAACTGATCGCTTCAAATACTCTTTATAGAGGACAGGAATGGGAAAGAATCTTAAAGGACTTTAGAAAATATCAGCGAGAATACAATAGTTTATCCGATGAAGAGAAAGATACATACACATGGGCAAAAGCCATGACGATCGGAGATGTAATTGGTCGTATTAGAAACCATAGTATTGGTACATTGCTTGTAAATATCAGTGAGGATATGGACTTAGATAATGCGGTTAAGGCTTATGAAAATGTTGTAGCTCCTGCGAATTACAAACGACCAAAGGCAATTTTTACAAAGAAAATGCTTGAGGATGCAAAGAAAACTGTGACTGATTTAGGATATATGGATTCATTACAGCGTAGATTTGCGAAACTTGATGATATTACAGTCAACAATATCCTGTTTTGTAATCGTGATGCAGCACCACGTATTCAGGGCGGTTTAGATATTTTCGATGAGATGAGTAAGGAAGTTGCTGTAAATCCTAAGAAGTTCTCTAAAGTCGAAGAAATCAGTGCAGAGAAATTCGTATCAGATGTACTTCCAACGGCAAAAGAATTAGAAGTTCTGTTTGAAAATCGTCACAAGAAGAATATGGTTTCACTGATCGCACCTGTAAATAAAGATGCTAAGAACATGATGAAGTGGAGTAATCCTTTCAGCTGGGCATATTCAGGAAATATGACAGACAGTGAAATGAAAGAAAGAGTTAAGAACGCAGGTGGTGCAGTTGATGGAGTTTTAAGATTCTCAATTCAGTGGAATGCAAATACAGATTGGAATCAGGATGATTTTGATGCACATTGCAGAACTCCACGTCATCATATCTATTATGCTTCAATGCATGATTATGCAACTGGTGGAAGCCTTGATGTTGATGTAACTCATCCACATAGAGGAGAGCCTGCCGTAGAAAATATTACATGGGCAGATAAATCCAAAATGGTTGACGGAGAATATGAATTTTTCGTAAGAAATTTTGCTCATAGAAATGGAGTTTCTGGATTTACAGCAGAGATTGAATTTGATGGACAGATTTATGAATTTGAATATGATAAGCCTTTACGTCAGAACGAAGATGTTCCAGTGGCTACAGTTACATTAAAAGATGGAGTATTCACAATCAAAGAGAAACTTCCATCAACAACATCTTCAAGAGAAATCTGGGGAATCAATACAAATCAGTTTGTGCCAGTAACAGTAATGTGTTATTCACCTAACTATTGGGACGAGCAGACAGGTATTGGACATAAACATTATCTGTTTATGTTAAACGGATGTGTAAATGAAGATACTCCAAATGGATTCTTCAATGAGTTTTTGAAGCAGGAATTAGTACAGCACAAGAGAGTATTCGAGGCTTTAGGAAACAAAATGCATGTCGCAGATGATCCAAACCAGTTATCAGGAATTGGCTTCAGCTCTACAAAGCGAGATGATGTGATTGTTAAAGTCAAGGGTGCAACAGAAAGAGTTCTTAAAATTAAATTTTAACATAAAAAGGAGATTAAATTATGACAACAGAAAAGTTATTCGAAATGGCAACAAGAAGCAAATTGAGATTCCCATCAACAAAGGGAGAATTATCCGTAGAAGATTTATGGGATTTATCTGATAAAGATTTAGACGTGGTTTATAAAAATCTGAAAGATCAGGAAGTTAAATCTTCAGAAGAAAGTCTGTTGGATGATGCAAATGTTGATCCAAAATTAACGGCTGCGATTGGTATTGTGAAGTATATCTTTACAACAAAACGTAATGAGAGACTTGCTGAAAAGGAACGTATTAATAAGAAACTGACACAGAGAAAATATATTGATGCTCTTTCCAAGAAACAGGATGAGGCTATTGAGAAGATGTCAGAAGCAGAATTACGTGCAATGATTGATTCGTTAGAAGATTAAGATAATACACCTTCCCGTCAAATTTGACGGGTGGGTGCTTAAAGAAAGGAGACTGGAATGATTTATAAATTAGAATTAGGCGACTGGTCGGAAGATGGGCATAAAATATCAGAAAGTTTTTTATTTGATTGTAACTATGATATTCATAAAATTCGACAAGCGTATAAAGACAGTTGTAAAAAGCTAGGAGTAGCTTTTAATTACAATGAAGATTATACGGGTCTAGGTCTTGGTTATAGAAGTGAGAGACTGATTTGGACAGAGTATCAAGAATCAGAAATGAGCGAAACAGCATTTGAAATTTTAAATAATTCTGGGTGTTTTAAAGAGGTTGATTTCTATAAAGAAGATGGCGTGTATTATATTGAAGAAAGGAAAGATTGTGCAAAACTTATTATGAATTTTATCGCACTGTCTATGCCTGAAGATTTTCGATATAAGCTTGTCCAAGAGCCAAAAGTTGAATCGATTAATAGTTGGAATGATGAACTGAGACAGCACTTTGGGTATGGATTATTTGATTAATAAAACAGTAATTTAATGGAAGGAGAAATTTATGAAAATATTAATTGTCGTCGATATGCAGAATGACTTCATCGACGGAAGCCTTGGAACCAAAGAAGCACAGGAGATCGTTCCAAAAGTTGTTGAGAAGATAAATTCGTTCGATGGGCGTCTTATTACAACATATGATACTCATTTTGAAGATTATCTATCAACACAGGAAGGTGAAAAATTACCAGTAGAACATTGTCTTCTTGGTACCAATGGGTGGCAGCTCCATCCAGACGTACAACAAGCTTTGCAGACAAATGGATGGGAATATAATGGTTTGAATGACTATCATAAAATGTCTTTTGGGTCTACCGACTTGTTTTTTGATTATTGTTTATTACACAAAGAGCAAAAAGAAATAATTAAAAGTATTACATTAATCGGTCTTTGTACAGATATTTGTGTAATTTCAAACGCAATGTTATTAAAAGCAGCGTTACCAGAAGCAAAGATTATCGTAGATGCTTCCTGCTGTGCTGGTGTAACTCCAGAGAGTCACAAGAACGCACTCGAAGCAATGAAAATGTGTCAAATTGAAGTAATTAATGAATAAAGGGGTAATAAAGAATGATTAGTATTAATGGAGTCCCAGTTGTTCCAGAATCTTTTCCAGATGGAACGCAAAAAATTGATTTTTCGTTAGGTGTGATATCTCAAGAAATCATAGAAAACAAGACAGTGTATATCACATGGTTATATGAGTCAGATCAAGAGTTGTTTTCTTTGTTGTGTATTTCTAAAAATATTAAAGAACATTTTCCGTGGTTACAACAAGCATTAGTGATGCCGTATATACCAAATGCAAGATTTGACAGAGTAAAAGAGCCAAGCGAATGCTTTACATTAAAATATTTTGCAGAAATTATTAATAGTCTGGGATTTGTACAAGTTATTGTAACTGATCCACATTCCGATGTATCTACTGCATTGATTGATCATGTAGAAGTAATTCGTGGAGCATCATATATCACACAAACTTGCTGCAAAGTCCTTAAAGCAGAGTCATCAAGAAATCTTGTAATTTATTTTCCAGATAGCGGATCACTAAAAAGATATTCTGAATTTGTATCAGATGATTATCCGATTGTCTATGGAATTAAAAATCGTGATTGGAAGACAGGAGAAATTCTTGGTATTGAGATTCATGGAGATACAGATAAATTAGATGAGAATACAGCAATTCTAATGATTGATGATATTTGTAGTAAGGGTGGCACATTCTACTACGGATCAAAAGAATTAAACAAATACGGTTGTAAAGATATGTATTTGTACGTTACTCACTGTGAAAACACAATTCTTGATGGCGAATTACTAAAGGAAGATAGTTTGTTTAAAAAAGTATTTACAACACGTAGTATTTTTACGAAAGAACATGAGAAAGTTGAGGTGTTAGATTTATGAAACAGACAAATCCAATGTTATTAATTGATTTTTATAAAGCAGTTCATGCTGAAATGTTACCAAAAGGTATTACAAAATCTGTTTCTTATTTTACTCCACGTATGAGCAGAGTAAAACGATGGAATGAAGTAGCCATGTTTGGATTACAAGGATTCATTAAAGAGTATTTGGTCGATTATTTTAATGAGTATTTTTTCTTTGAATATAGAAACAAAGCAATTGGTACTTATAAGACAGTAATGGATGCAGCTCTTGGAGAAGGTACATATGGATTACAGAAAATCGAAGATTTATATGATCTTGGCTATCTTCCAATTGAGATTAAGGCTCTTCCTGAAGGAACTTTAGTACCAATGCATGTGCCGATGTTTAGTATTGAGAATACTCACAAAGATTTTGCATGGTTACCACAGGCATTAGAAAGTTTAATTTCAGCAGAAATGTGGCATCCGATGATCGCTGCGACTGTCGGGCATACATATAGACAGATCGTTAATAAGTTTTATGAAATGACTTGCGATGATGATATTGTAAAAGCTAAAGCATTAGGAGCTTTTGATTTTCGTGGAGAAGAATGTTTACAGTCTGCGGTTAAAGCAGGAGCAGGATGGTGTTTATCATTCTTAAATACAGCTACGGTTCCAACAATTCCATATTTAGAGAGAAATTATAACTGTGATTGCACGAAAGAACCAGTTGCTTTTGGTAGTCCGTCTACTGAGCATTCGGTTATGTGTAGTAATTATGCGATTGACGGAGATGAAGAGACTCTGATTAAAAGATTGCTTACAGAAATTTACCCAAACACAAGCTTCTCCGCAGTGTTAGATTCTTATGATTATTGGAATGTTGTAGAGAATATTCTTCCAAAACTTAAAAATGAGATTATGAATCACAATGGATGTTTTCTTGTCAGAGGAGATTCAGGAGATTGTGTAGATGTAGTAACCAGAACGATATTTAAGTTATGGGAAGAATTTGGCGGAACTACGAATAGTAAAGGATACAAAGTATTAGATCCTCATGTAAAAGCAATTTACGGAGATTCAATTACAGTGCAGAGATGTGAGCAGATTTATGACATTTTAGAGAAAAATGGATTCGCAGCAAGCAATGCTGCACTTGGCGTTGGATCATTCTCATTCCAGTGCATCGAAGAAGATGGAGTTTTAAAACCATTTACAAGAGATACATTTAGCAGTTGTATTAAAGCAACGTATTGTGAGATTGATGGCAAACCATATCCAATTTTCAAGAATCCAAAAGATGGCGGATTTAAGAAATCTCAGAGAGGTTTATGTCATGTCTATACAGGATCAGACGGTAAATTGACATTTAAAGATGGATATACTTCAGAAAATCTTCCAATGAATAATCTGCTTGAGACAGTATTTAGAGATGGCAAATTGGTAAAAGAGCAGTCATTACAGGAGATTAGAAGAGTGTTAAACGAAGGAGAATTTTAAGAGAGGAGATATAAAACATGAGTTTTAATGCAGCAGAAACCAAAGACAGATTAGTACAGTGGATTAGAGATTGGTTTAAAGTTAATGGAAGATGGTGTAATGCCGTTGTAGGAATTTCAGGCGGTAAAGATTCATCAGTTGTCGCTGCCTTATGTGTCGAAGCACTAGGTAAAGATCGAGTTATTGGAATTATGATGCCACAGGGTGTGCAGAGTGATATTGAGTATTCTCAGATGCTATGTGATCATCTAGGAATTGAACATTACACAGTTAATATTTTTAATGCTTGCAGAGATATTAAACATGAAATCAGAGATGAATTAGGCGGTAAATGGAGTAAACAGAGTGCCACAAATTTACCTGCTCGTATCCGAATGGCTACATTGTATGCTTTTGCACAGAGTATGAATGGAAGAGTAGCAAATACATGTAATTTATCTGAAGATTGGGTCGGATATGCAACAAGATATGGAGATTCAGCCGGAGATTTTAGTCCATTAAGTGATCTGACTGTGACAGAAGTTAAAGCAATTGATAGAGTTCTGGGACTTCCAACAGAGTTAATCGAAAAAACACCTACTGATGGATTATGCGGTAAGACAGATGAAGATAATCTTGGATTTACATATGATATGTTAGACGAATATCTGAGAACTGGAGTATGTAAAGATGAAGCAGTGAGACAGATCATTGACGAGATGCATGAGAAGAATGTATTTAAACTTGCTCCAATGCCTAAATTTATATCTGGCATGTGGATCGAGGCAGGAATGGAGTTGGATGATTAAATATGGAAGTTAAAGCAAAATGGACAGGTCGTGGTTTTGCACTCTGTATTGGAGAATGGAAGCTTGATGTTGATGGCAAAGATGTTACCGATAAGATTCCAGAAGACTTACGCACAGAACCTATGAATACATATAAAAGATATGAGCGATGGTATTTTAAGGACTGGGTTGAAGAATGGGAATCATATTATGACGGACTGAAACAAGATGAGTGGATTGAGGCTAATAAGTATTGGTTAGATAAAATTACAAAAGATATTGATGTTCAGCGCCAGATCTTCAAAGCAATCAATGAAGAGGATTTTCGCACTAATTCTTGTGGCGGATGTATTTAGTAACAAGATTATGACATCTATATATGGTGTTGTGATAAATAAATTTTATAACAAAGGAGATATTTATGATTGAAGTAATTGGAACAGTGGTACCAGTGGTTATTGCGGTAGGTGGCGTAGGAGCTATTATCGGTAGCGGTTATGTCAAAGCAAGTCCAGATAAAGCTTATATTATTTCTGGACTTAGAAAGACACCTAAGACATTAATTGGTAAGGCAGGGTTAAAAATCCCATTCTTTGAAAAAGCAGATCATCTTAATCTTGAGTTAATTCCAATTGATGTTAAGACATCAAGTTCTGTGCCTACAGCAGATTATATCAATATCAATGTAGATGCAGCGGTCAATGTAAAGGTTAGCAGTAATCCAGAAAGATTAAAACTTGCAGCAGAAAACTTCTTAAATAAGCCAGTAGGCGATATTGGACAGGTCGCAAGAGAAGTCCTTGAAGGTAATATGCGAGAGATCGTTGGAAAGATGAGCCTCGAAGAAATGGTTTCTGATCGTCAGAAATTTGCACAGCTTGTTACAGAAAATGCGAAGCCAGACCTTGCTGCAATGGGATTAGATATCATCAGTTTTAATGTGCAGAATTTTATGGATGATAATGATGTTATTGAAAATCTTGGTGTAGATAATGTTGTTAAAATTCAGAAGAAGGCTGCAATTTCCAGAGCTGAAAGCGAAAGAGATATTGAAAAAGCAAAAGCAATGGCTGAAAAAGAAGCGAATGATGCAAGGGTTGAGTCAGAAACAGCGATCGCAGAAAAGAATAACAATCTGGAAATTAAAAAATCTGAACTTGAGAAGATTTCAAAAGCAAAGAAGGCTGAGGCAGATGCAGCATACAAGATTCAGGAAGAAAAATCACGTAAAGAAATTGAAATTGTAACTGCGGATGCTAATATTATGCGTCAGGAAAAAGAAATTGAACTGAAACGTAAAGACGTTGAGGTAACAGAGCAGACATTAGATGCACAGATCAAGAAACAGGCAGAGGCTGAAAGATATGCCTCTCAGCAGAAAGCAGATGCAGATTTATATAAGAGACAGAAAGAGTCAGAAGCTAATAAATATGCTAAAGAAAAAGAAGCTGAATCTACAAAATATGCTATGGAACAGGAAGCTGAAGGTATCCGTGCGAAAGGTGTAGCAGAAGCTGAGGCGATTAAAGCAAAAGGTATTGCTGAAGCAGAAGCGATCGAAAAGAAAGCCGAAGCTATGAAGCAGATGGGTAAAGCTTCTATCGTCGAAATGATGTGCCAGATGTTCCCAGAAGCAGTTAAAAATGCAGCTGCGCCATTAGGAAACGTAGGAAGTATCACTATGTATGGAGAAGGCAATACAACAAAATTAACAAAAGATATTATGAATGTTGTGAATCAGGTATCAGATGGTGTTAAAGGATCTACAGGTGTTGATCTTGCAAAGATGTTGAAAGATTTTGTTTCTGAAGATAAAGAAGTAGAGTTTACAGATAATGAAAATCTTGGAACACCAGAGCCAGCAGATTACCGTGAGTTCTAATAGGAGAAATTATTATGGCAATTATTATTATTTGTGTAATTGTAGCAATTATCGCATATTTACAATTTACTAAAAACGGAAAGCAGATTAAAAATGTGGCATCTGGAACAGTTACAGAAAAGATCAAAGAAAATGCAATGACTCCAGAGGGAGCAAGAGCCAGATATAATACTGCAATTAAAGAAAAACAGGACTTTTATAAGAAAACAATGGGTACATACACAACGGTAGCTGGTAGATTGGCAACAATGGAAGATGATCTCAAAGAAACAAAAGAAGAAATTTCTAAAACCGAGGCAATGATCAACCAGTACATTGATAATCATGATGATAAAAAAGCAATGTATTATGCTCAAAAATTAGCCACGCTAAAGGCACAGAAATCAGTGTACGAAAAGAAAATCCCAGAGTTGCAATCCACAAAAGATAAACAAGAAGAAATTAAAAACCAAGCGTATGATCAGCTCATTAAGCTAAAAAGCGAAAAAGATACTGTGGTTCTTCAGATGGAGGCAGATCAGCAGATTGCAGAATTGCAGAAAAATTTAGATCAATACAATAGTTCAAATGCTGCTCAGGAAGGTTTGGAAGAGGTTCGAGAAGGAGCAAAGAAACTTAGCGAACAAGCCAAAGGCGTTGCTATTGCGTATGAATCTAGTGCAGAAACATTGGATTATCATATGGAGCAAGAAGAGCGACAGCAAGAAGCTAAAGCCATATTAGATCAGATGAAAAATGCTCGCAAATAACGAATAAATTCATCTACAAAAATTAATTTCACAAACATAAAACTGGCATTTGAAATACAATGCCAGTCATGGAAACATAGCTCAGTTGGTAGAGCAGGCAATACATAAACATTCATTTTTCTACCTCCATATAAGTATTTTATTTATTTACATTTTAATTTTCATCACATATAAATTGCCGACACAGGTTCGATTCCTGTTGTTTCCACTAAAAAAGACCTTAACCTAAATGGTCAAAGTCTTTTTGATTAATCGTTTGGTATGACCTCAATAACATCTTCAACTTTGCAATCAAGATATAAGCAAATTTTATCGATGTTTTCGAGACTGATATACTGATTCTTTGCCATCTTGGCAATTGTACCAGACCCCATACTTAAAGCGGTTCGTAAATCAGATTTTGTCATACCCTTTTTTGCTAAAGTTACGAAAAGCGGTTTATAACTTATCATATGATATACCTCCACATCTATATTGTAGCATATTACATACAGGATGTAAAATAAAATGTTCAAGAAGTTGAAGATTTTGTATTGACAGTATATTCAAGAAGTGGTATATTATATTCAACAAATGAGAGATAAACTTTAAGAAATGAAATATGAAGGAGCGAGAAAATGTCAAATAAAATTTACAGATATTATCAACCAAACGATAAAGATACAAAAGATAATCATTCAGATTGCGTGATTAGAGCATTAACAAAAGTGCTTGATAAAGAATGGTTAACAACATTTGATGATTTGTTGCCATACGCAAGGGATATGCAGTGTATGCCATCAGAACGAAAATGTTACGAAGAATATTTATTCGATAATGGATTTGCTTATCAAGGTATTAGCAACCGAAAAGGATCTAAACGACCAACAGTTGAAAGTTTTGCAAAAGATCATAAGCAAGGCAATTATTTGGTAAATGTTGCGAATCATGTAGTTGCAATTTCAAACGGTTGTTATTACGACACATGGGATTCTGGAGATTGCTGCTTGTATGGATACTATTATAAGGAAGAAGGAGAGAAATAAATGAGAAAGAAAATTTTAGCAACAGTTTTAGGAGCAACGATTTGTTTAGGATCAATGACAGGATGTACCGCAGGATTCAAAAGAGAAGTTGTTGATATGAAAAGCAATTGGAATGGCGGTATGAAAAGAGTCATTACAGTATATACAGCAGATGGTAAAAAGATTGCTGAATATAAAGGGAAAATTGACATTGATACAAATGACGGTGGATATGTCAAGTTTGACTACAAAGGTAAGAGATATATTTACTACAACTGCTTCGTAGAAAGTATCGCAGAAATTGATTAGAGAGGAGAAGACAAATGAATTTAGAAGAAACTATTAAATACGCAAATGATATGGCAACCAAGAAATACACAGAAGCTATGTTGTGCCATGCAAATCCAGATGATGAAGAACTTGATGGATTGATTGACTGTGCCTTAAATCATGAGCAACTTGCGAAGTGGCTGGGAGAATTGAAAGAGTTAAAAGAATATAAAGAAAAGTATAGATGGCATGACTTAAGAAAGAATCCTGATGATCTGCCAGAAGATATTAAGTACGTTTGGGTTTTTATAAAAGGTGAATGCACCCATAGGTCATGGCACGATTCTCATGGATGGAGAAGGCGTAACAGTAACATTTTATACTATAACGACGAAAGTGTTTTGGCGTGGAGAGAGATTGAAGAGTTTAAAAGTGAGGGAAATAAATGAGTGTAGCAAAAACAATTGATATTTCAGTGCTGCCAGAGGCAGAACAGGATCTAATAAAAGCATTATTTGAGAAATGCTGCGAGAGAGCAAACAAGAAAGAAGAAAAGAAATCAGAGCCTAAAATTTGGAAACCCGAATGTAGAGAATGGTATTGGTTTATCGGCACTGATGGACAAATCAATAATTGTGAATGGGAAAATGATCGCGTAGACCAGGGAAGATATTCTATGGGAAATTGCTTCAGAACTAAAGAAGAAGCAGAATTTGCAAGAGAAAAACAGAAAATTAAGATCGAGCTTCAAAGATTTGCTGACGAACACAATGATCTTGAAAAACTAATTTGGGATGGTGAAAATGAGCATTGTTGTATTAGGTATGACATTGTAGATAGAGATTTAACAACGGCATATTTATATGCATCACAAACAATCAATGGCATTTATTTTACTTCTCCAGAAATTGCAGAGGATGCTGCCAACAAAATCGGTACAAAACGTATCATGAAATATCTATTTGATGTTGATTGTGAGGTGGATGAATAATGGTGATATTGGTACTTATAATCGCCATAATTGCTTTAATAATCTACAAAGGTTGCTTCTCTGGTGATTTTGATGTTGTGTTAATTCCGATTAACTTTGCTGTCATCGTAGTTTTATGTTTGCTACTGAGTAACTTGTATGAAAATCAAGGCGTCAATCAGAAAATTAAAATGTATGAAACACAAAATTGGCAACTTGAGAGAAAGATTGATGTGACTGTTAAGAGTTACATGAATCATGAAAAGGATACATACAAAGAATTTAAAGCTGGTGATGGAATGGCATTGATCACAACATATCCTGAATTAAGAAGTAATGAACTTGTTAAAGAACAGATGGATACATACCAAAGCAATTATCGCAAGATTGCAAAATTAAAAGAAAAAGAAATTGATTACAATGTTACTAAGTGGTGGATTTATTTTGGAGGAGAATGATTATGAAAGTTTTATATCATGCAAAACCATATAAAGTGTATGGAGTTTGCACAGACAAATGTGATTCTAGCAGTTGTGGAGACACTTATACAGCCTTTTTGATTTATCTTGATGAAGCATTTAGATGGTCATGGGTTAATGTTCGTGATTGTACGCCATATAAGAAGAAAAAACATAAGAAGAAAGGATGTAAACAATATTAGATACGCACTTAGAGATGTTTCGCTATTTGCACTTACTGACGATACAACCGATGAAGAAAAAATAATATTTACAATTCAAGGGAGCAAGGCTGATATGAATTACAATCTAACATTTCCTGTCGTAGTTCTAAAAGATGAAAATGACTCGGTTCCATATATGGCATATATCCCATATTTTGACGTAATGACGCAGGGATATGATGAAGAAGAATTGCAGATGATGGTCAAAGATTTGTTGAATCTTTGCTTAGAAGATAAGGAATCTTACACAATTCCTGCATGGGCATATAGTTATTTCAATGAAGACGATGTTAAGGAACGAGGCAGAAAATATTTTACAGAACTTGATGACGGAGACGATACATATTTTCAGAAGAATTTTTACACAGTATGGTGGTTTGATTTTAGGAGATAGTAGTAGACAGAAAGGAGTTGTTGATATGCAGATTTTAAATCTTTCCAAAGAAGATAGTGAGGCGATCATTAGATTGGATGCAACAGAGCTAACAACATTATGTAACGCATTGTATTATTGCAGAAAAGAAATGGTCAAAAACGAAACATATCATAAGATTTATGGGGATTTGACAATGGCACGAAACTTCGCATCGTATGGACACATAGATGATTTTGCATTTAATGTGGTCGAAAAACAAAGAAGGTATCTCAGAAAAATAGAAAGAGATCGAAGAAAAGGAGAAAGATAAAATGGACGTTTTGTTTTACATAATTTGGGTATTGGCGTTTATGGTGATCATAGCAATTGGAATTGGAGTACCATATATGACATATTACAACTACAAAAGAATCAAGGCAATGGACAAGAAACTTACAGGAATGTGTACAGGTCTTGGGATTATGCTAAGACCAGAAGAGGGTGATGAAGAATGAAAGATATGAGAAATAATCCCATTGAAAATGGAAATCTGTGTTTTAGATCAAGAATAGTAAATGGAGAAACATTGATGGGATATGCATTAGTTATCTCAAACAAGTTGTTTTGGAAAGACGGATGGAATAACTATATTTCTAGTCACGACAAACTTAATTCTAAGCAATTAATTGTAATCGAACACTTAAATGATGACGAAAAGAAAATGAGAAAAGAGTGGTTAGAGTTTATGGCAACAACAAAATCAAAAAAAGTTAAAGACGAAGATCGAGTAATTGTGAAAGACTTATTGAGTGAAATATGAGGTGCAAGGTATTAAATGAGAAGATTAATTTGGTATATCAGGTCTTGTTTCTGTAAACATGATTGGGAACAGATATTTGAGTCTGCAATATATTATGGCGACAGATCTACAAAACCTTATAGATGTGAGAAGGTTTATCGCTGCAAGAAATGTGGCTGTGAGAAAAGATATGTAATAGAGTAAAATCTGAGTTTTATGTAAAGGGAGGTGATTAATATGGGAGCTAATATTGAGTTTGCCATTGGGTTTTGTATCGTTGGAGTGATTGTATTTCTAAGATATGAAAGAAAGTTAGATCGGATGAGACAGACAAATGTAAATCTGATCTTAGATAAAATGTCATTCATGGCTGATGCGAACGACAAAGAAAATGGTACATATAATAAGGAAGAAACTCGTTCAGATGTTAAGGATGCAGTGAAGTATGCAATGAAGAAAAGTCATCCAGACAATGGTGGTAGTGCGGATGATTTTAGAAAATTTAGAGAGCTTTATGAAGAAATGGAAGGTAAGTAAATGCTAAAGGTCGGAGATAGAGTTTATATTTATAGAATGAAGCCAGCGGCTAAAGGAGGTTTGGTTAGAAATAACGACAAAGGTACAATTACTCGCATCGGAACAGATGAGATTGGTCGTAGATATGGGTATAGATATATGACCGTTAAATTTGACAAACCAGTAAACATCTCTAATCGTGATATTTACTCTTTAGAATTTTTTGAAAACAAGGATGATCGTAAGATAGGTAGAATACGAGATCTTGGATTCTTACTATATGGTAGAAAATGTGAGGAATAAGACTCATGAGTAAACAAGAATCATTGAAGTTTTTGCAAGGTTTGATTGACGAAGTAGAAAATTGGACAAAAGAAGATATTGAACGAGCGCAGAAGTTGATGGAGAAAATAGATAAAGAAGAGCCAAAAGAAGTTGAAAATAGTGATGGGTATTGGGAATTTATAATGCCAGATGGTAAGGTAGTGAAGTAGATATGGCTAAGAAACAAAATAAAAATTTTAAAATACTTGGTGTGTTTTGGGAATATATAAAATATTCTGCTCAAATAATATTGAGTACGCCAAAAGTGAGGCTTACTATAGCACTCACTAAAATCTATGTTATATTGTCGGATTTATGTTATTTGGGGTTTGACAACTATAAAAATAACATAGGTACAAAACTAGATTGCTGGATCAGATGCTTATGAATTGGTTTGACAACTATAAAAAATAAAGGAAAATTATGAAAACAAGACAAGAACGTAAACAGGAAATAAAACGATTCTTTGATCGGCTGAGTCCTGAGGAATTGGACAAGCTATTAGAAAGAAATGGAATTAATGATAAAGAGTCCAATGAGGCTCTTTCATATAGAACTATAAAAGAAGAAATTGAAAAAGGAGAGATATAACGATGAATAAAATGTTACAGATTGCGATAATTGATACAAGTACAATGTTGGGTATACCTGCATATACAGTAGATTGGTCGGTTTTATCAGAAGCCGAATGTCGCAACATTCTTAAAGCAATGAATTTTCATCAACCAACAGAGGAGGAAGTGAGTGATGCAATTAATATTCTTCTTGCACACCTCTATTATAAAAGACAATCAGGTACATATGCTGATGTAGATATAATGAACGATAAAGCAAGTCAGAAAGAAATGACAATTTCAGAAATTGAAAAAGAACTTGGTCATAAAGTAAAAATAGTGAAGGAGAAAGAAGAATGAAAGTATTTTTAGGTGGTACAACTTCTGGATGGAAATGGAGAAATAAATTCCAGAAAATGCTTGAATGCAATTATTATAATCCAATCACTCATGGTTGGAGTGAAAAAGACAGGCAAAAAGAAGTCTATGAAAGAGAAACAGCAGATTATGTCGTGTATGGTATTACAAAAGGAATTAGAGGAGTATATTCTATAGCAGAATTGGTAGATGATGTAAATAAACGTCCAGAAAAAACAATCTTCTTAAATTTATATAGCGGAGACACAATCGCACATGATCTTAAAGCCGTTGAGAATCTATGTAAAGATAATGGAATAGCTAAAGTTTTTAGTGGTAAAAATGCTATGCAAGAGTGTGCAAAATTTATTAATAATAAATTAAAGGAGGAAAAATAATGAAATGTTTTTATCACGTTGATCAAGACGGAATTGTATCTGGTTTTTACGTCAGAAAAGCTTGCGAACAGCGAGGTTTAGCATTTGAACCAGAGGACTTCCGAAAAATTAATTACGGCATGAAATTCCCGTTTCATGACATTGAGCAGGATGAATTTGTGTTTATTGTAGACTACAGTATTGAGCCAGAAGAGATGTGGCAGTTGCTCAGTATTACAAAGAATGTATTTTGGATCGACCATCATCAGTCTACGATTGAAGCGTATAAAGATTTCAAGTGTGATGTAAAAGGAATCAGAATTACTGGAGCGGGTATTTCAGGAGCGAATTTGACATGGTTATATTTTAAATATATGTGTGATGAAAATTGGGAGCAAATTGAGAGGACGGATGAGAAAAATGTAAAAAGATTACTCAATATATATAAATATAAAGCAGATTATCCAAAACTGGCAGAATATACAGCCATGTGGGATACATTTTATTTTGGTGAAACGTCAAAACAATTCGTAAAAGCATTTCACTATGCATTTGAATCGTATGATTTTGATGCGTTAAGTCCATTGCTAAACACGTTAAATAAAGATCAAGGAATTTATGAAGCAGCAAAAATTATTGGTGATATGATAGCAGATGGCTTATCAATTATTGAGTATTTAGCAGCAAATGCAGAACAATATCTTAGAGCATATGGTTTTGAAACCATATTTGAGGGACATAAAGTCTATGCAATCAACCGAGCATTAATCAATTCTGATTTCTTTGAATCTATTGATGCTTCTAAATATGATATGTTCATTGGTTTTTCGTTCAATGGAAGTATGTGGGAATATCAGTTGCGATCCGCAGAACAGGATAAAGTAAATGTGTATGAGCTTGCTGTGAAATATGGTGGTGGCGGTCATCCGAATGCAGCTGGATTTAGAAGTGAGAAATATGTGTTAGGAGTGTGATGTATGTCAAAGAAAAATACAAGAGAAATTGAACGTGCTTTTAGTAAAAGCAGAGATCCAGATTGGGAAGCCGATGTAGAAATTTATGGAAAAAGGATTTTAAAAACAGTACGTGGTATTTGTCTTGGTGATGAATGGACAGAAATTAATTCATTGAGAAATAAGGATCGGATTGAGTTAGCGGAGATGTTTTGTAATTTTGACGATCATAATCCACATTTTAATCTTAGCCCTCAATATGTTTTATTGGATAAGTTTTCTATAACATCTCCTGCGATATTGTGTAGCAATGAAATAGTTATGAAAAATGGCAAAGTTTTGAGTGTTGATAATATATCAGCAAATCTATCAGGCGAAAATGAGGTATACAAGATTTATTCAAATACGAAATATGATGATTATACATATTATGATGAATCAAAAAAATTAGTATTTGAATTAGCATCAAAAGATGTTGATAAGATAATCCGATTTATGAGAGATTTTATGGATGTATTGCGTGACAGTAAGTTAACAAAGTATAGAAATAGTAGTTTTTTATGGAGACTATTTAACACTCTTGATATGCCATATTTTAAACAAACATATTCCATGAATGATTTGAAAAAATATACAAACACATTTAGATCTGAGGTTTGTGGTCAACTAAAAGAAACTATTCCTAATTTTAAATATACTGGAGTTCCAATGGGCGGGTATATTGAAAGATATTTTGAATTAAGTTATGTAGAGGAAGTACAAAAATTCATTAAAGAACAGGAGGCTAAGAAATGTGAAGAAACTAAATAACGAACAGCGAAAGCTGATTGAAGATAATTATTCTCTAATTTGGCATTTACATGAAAAATATTTTACAAAGTTTACAGATTTTGATACATATATGGATCTTGGTCGTATGGCAATTTGTAAAGCAGCATTAAAATGGGACGAGTCTAAAGGAACTTTTGGTACATATCTCTTCTGGGTATTACGTTCAGAAGTGAATCAATATTATACAAAATGGCACAGACCAACAGAAAAAATAAATAGGAATGCTGAATCGTTAGATACGCCATTGGCAGGATATGAACCAGAAGATGATATTACAATCGGAACAACACTGATGAGTGGGGATAACGTAGAAGATGAGGTACTTACAAAGGTACATTTTCAAAATGAGTTTGATAAATTGGCACCGAGAAATAAAAAGATTATTGTTTTAAAGCAGAAAGGTTTAACACAAAGACAAATTGCAAATCAACTTGGAATCACTCATCAGTGGGTTAGTCAAAATATTGTACAGTTTAAGAAAGCATTATGTAGTTAAGAGAGGTGAGATCATGACAATTGAAGAAGTAAAGGATTACATAAACTCGTCTACAGAGTATGATTTTTTGCGAGATTATCCTCATAAAATCGCTTTTCTAACATTAGGTGGAAGTTATGCCTACGGAACAAATACAGAGGATTCTGACATTGATTTACGTGGTGTTTTCCTTAGTGATAAAAGAGAGATTTTGTTGAACGACAATGCAAAATTAGTGGATACCAAAAAGGATACTGATACTGTAATGTATACATTAAAAAAATATGTTGATTTATGTGCCAAGGGTAATCCGACTGTGTTAGAACTTTTATATAATCGTCCAGAATGTTATTTATATATTTCTGATATCGGCATGGAGCTGATTAAGAATCGTGATATGTTTTTATCAAAGAAAATTTGGTATGCATTTGACGGATATTCACAGGCTTTAGAAGAACAAACGATCAGATTGTATGACGAAACTATTTTAACAGAAGATCAGATTAATTTAGTAAAGAAGAAGGTTTGTAAGGCAATGATGCATGTAATTAGAGTAATACATAATGGAACAGCGTTATTGAAAACATCTACAATGCAAACTTACAACTTCGAACTTCTCAGACGAAGTTTATTATTGCTGAGAGACGGAGCCTATTGTAGTAGTATGGTGGTCAAAGGAAGAGCGACTGATGATATAATCAAACGATTTGTTCCATCTAATGATTTTGGGGAGCTATTTGATTGCTTTTATCAAGCTTTCGAAAATGCATTTAAAACTACTGATTTGCCAGACGAACCAGATTGGGATCGTATCAATGATTTTTTGATGACTACAAATGAACGAATTGTGAGAGGAATGGTGTGATATGTATGTAAAGATTGGAGATGAAATTGCTTTTCATCCTGGCGAATGCTTAGAAGAGTTTATTGAATCTTGCATGATGACTCCTTATCAGCTTGCGAGTAAAATCGGTATGGACGTTGATTATGTGCAAAGGCTGATTGACGGATCACAAAGCGTTACAAAAGAATTTGCGAAAGCAATGGCAGACCATTATGGATTTGCTGACGATGGGCAGTTCTGGTTAAATTTACAAGAGACATTTGATAAGAAAGTAGGTGATAGAGATGTTTAAATTAATAAAACAAGCACGTTCTGATAACGATAAATCTACTAAATATGATGTCGTGCTTGATAAAGAATATACTGTGGAAGAATTTATTGATGCGATTGCAGATGGAAGAAATGGAACGTATGGTCAAATTACAATCAAAAATGATAAAGAAGCCATTGAATCATTTGCTTATAATATCGAGAGTATTGATTATAGACATTGTAGACTTCAAAATGCTGAAGAAAAAATCAAACAAGTATGGGCAGATGGTGTATGGTTAAAAATCAATTATACTATCTTACTTGAAAACAAAAAGGAAACACAAAAAGGTTCGCTCAGATTCATTGTTAAAAAACCAGATGGAGAAGAATCAGTGGTTGTTATTTTTAAAAATAAATCCGATGACACATATTCATTTGTTAATTTGACAAAAGAGCATATTTGTTCGTGTAAATTTAAGACAATTGAGGAAGCCATTCAGGATATGAATGATCGTTTAAGAAAAGGATTGATTGAGTCATATGTTGTGAAAGGAGAAAGAAAATAATGGATATACATATTGGAGATTTTTGGCAGAACAAATGTAATCCAAAAGTAATTCAACATGTAATTAATTTTTCATTTAGAATGGGTGGATTTCCAAGTAGTAAAGATATGCTATTGATCTGTGAAGAATTTCATTATACAAAGATAGGTGAGGATTCTGCCTCTGTTAAAGAAGATTCCAGATTCTTCACACATATTACAGTGGATAATTTTAAAAAGATGAATCAATGTATCCTCAGTGCAGAAAGAATTATGAAAGACACTCAGACATTTAAGACAGATAAGGATATTTTAGATTATTTAACGAAGAAAGTGGAGGAGAAATTAAATGCAAAATAATGTATTTCAGATTTATTTAGCAGGCGGTATGCAGGATTTATCGTTTGAAGAGCAGAATGCTTGGAGAGAAAGAATTTGCAATCAAATTATTACTATGCGTAGGATTCTTAATGTTAATATGAAAGAAGTTAATATTATTAACCCTGTTGATTATTACAATTTTCAAACAGAGTTGCATGATACAGAAAAAGAAGTAATGAGATTTGATACAAATTTTGTTAGAAATAGTGATCTTGTTGTAGTAAATGCGAATGATCCGAAAAGCATTGGTACATCTATGGAGATTGCAATTGCATATGAACGTCATATTCCTGTACTGGTTTTGAATACAGAAAAGAAAAGATTACATGCTTGGTGGGTGCAAATGTCTGACAAGATATTTGACGATGAGAAAAAATTATGTACATATATATATGATTTTTATCTTAAGATGGGTCATTGTAGTATTCGAGCATGGGTGTAAATGCAATGATATAAAATAGGAATTTGAGGCAAAATGAAAGGAGTTGAATCACTATCACGGCAGAGAAACAAGGCAAGTTTATTATTTTCCATCTGGATGATGGTAAAACTTGTAAATATGATTTATCAAATGGTGATTGCTATGGCAAAAGTGGTAAGAAAGTGAAAGCTTTAAATAATATTCTGTCTGGGCATTCGGCTGATGAATTGGATAAATTATTTGTGTCCGATCCACATTATGCAGAGTTTTTAAAATATGTAAACTGGCGAAAAAATTGTGAAATGGGAAGAACTACATGGGGCTTCATTGATTATAATTTAGGAACATTGTTTAAATATGCAAGTAAATATTCGGTATGTGAGCAGTTCTTTGCTATAGGATTTACACATAAACAAGTCACAGAAGATTTTAAATATTCAATCAATGAAGTACCAAAATGGTTAAGAAATTATTGTCTTGGTGTGAAGAATAGACGATTGTTAAGTAATGATTTTGTTGATTTTTATAAGATGTATCCAGATTATGTACAAACGATTTTACAGACAGAGTATATGACATTAACTAAAGAATATTTAATAAATTTCTTCGAGGATAATCATAGATATCGTTTTACGAAAATTTTGGAGGCTTTAAATCAGGATTATGGCTATAATCTTGCAGATGTGTTTGTTTATATAGATAGAATAATTACATTTGAAGCTGCTACCAATAGTATAAATTGGTTACTCGGAGAATTGCGTGATTATGCCCGTATGATGGACGCAATCAGTCATAAATTTGATAGATATCCAAGACATTTCAAAACAACAATGGATATTGTCACAAGAAATTACAAAAGATTGCAAAAAGAATTTTCGGAAGAAGTCTTTAAGAACCGTATTAATAAAGAATACGAATTTACATATAAAGGACTGAGATTCTTTTATCCAGATTCTACTCAAGACATTAAAGACGAAGCGGTGCAGCAAAATAATTGTGTGGCAAGTTACATAGATCGAGTCATTGATGGCGAATGCCATATTATGTTCTTGAGAAGAGTAAAAGAACCAAACAAATCGTTAGTGACGATTGAAATACAAAATGGACGAATCGTACAAGCACTGCAAAGATTCAATGATCCTCTAACCGCTGATCAGCAAGAAGCGGTCGATGCATGGAATGAACATTTTAGCAAGAAAGGTAAGGTGGCAGCATGATCAATATTCATGAATTAACTACAGATCATAAGATTAAATTAAAGAAATCAATGGGATGCTTCGATAATCTTGGCGAGGTATGTGAGATTGTTAAGATTGATACAGATGAAAATGTTATTAATTTTAGATTTGGTGTAGATGGAGTACATCTTGGCGTGATGTCAGGAGATGAATTGGAAAAATATTTTGATGTTATTGAACCAACTGTTATTCCTGATGATTATGAGTGGCATCCATATGGTTTTATTGAAGATAATCAGGTTATGTATCATGCTCTTAAGAGTGGTAGTATTTCGATGGAGACTACATATGATGGAGATGGAACAATTTCTGTTGTGTATGAGCACCCTGAAAATCCTTATCGGCAAATTAAAAATGGGCAAAGAGGTAGGTTTTATTGTGAAGATTTGAAAGTAGCATTTTTTAAATTAAAGAAAACATACTATGACAAATTATATGAAGATATACAAGAAGAAGTCATGTTGGATTTTGTTAAAAATAAAGACAAATTAGAGCCAGTTGAAGTCAATGAATAGTAGGATGCAATGATAGATAATGTTAAATTAACAATCAGAATATTTTCAATTGCTGTGTGCGTATTGTTGTATGTAGCTGCTTGGGTTTGGTTCATAATTACTGCTCGTGATGACTCGGACAATTGGGATTCACCTGCCCATGCGGTATTTCTTTTCTGGATTATGTTACATGTAGTATTCTTAATTGAGCTAATTCTATGGGCTTGGTGCTAGAAAGAGGTGATAAAGATGGGCGATTTCAAAGTTGGAGACGAAGTGTATTTTGCTTGGTACGGTGAACCATATACTGTTAAGTCTGGAATTATTACGGAGATTAAATGTCTTGGCGATCTAACATATATAATGATACAAGACAGTATAACACATGGTTTATATATGGTTCTTTTAGAAGAGATATATCGCACTGAATCAGAAATAAAAGCGGTTCTAAAACGAGAGTTTTATGGCAAGGTAAATGAGGTTAAAAAAGACATTCATACTTTAGAAGATTTGCTGAAATTTATGTATGACAATGATCTCACAGATTGGTCATCAAAATCTATAAATGGCTGGCAGACAGATTGGGTAGGTCGTGTTGCAGTAAGAGAACTAGCAAAAGAAATTTGCGGTATTGAGTTAGGAGAGTAATGTAGATGGAGAAAGAAAAGAAAAATAAATTACATACATCTGAAGAAATTTTAAATGCACTGCATGTGATTCAGGATACGTGCGAATATTATCAGAGCAATATTGTCGATAGAGATCGGTGTAAGCAATGCCCTTTATGCACGAGAATCGAAGATAATGATACGTGTACAATTACAGATTTAGAGCCTGATAATTGGAGTATTGCAGACAATCCAGATACTACGTGGCGAGCATTTGAAAAGTAGGAGATGAAGATTTATGAGTGAGAAAAATTATGGAGAGTATACGGAAGAAGCAGTTGCTGTTGCATTAAAAACAATTCAAGATATTTGTACTATTAACAAAGATAGTTGTGGTTGTAATATCACATGTCCGTTTTTAAAATTACTAGATGGCGGGACTAGGCAAATATGTCCTATTACCTCTAGTCATCCTGGTTATTGGAGATTGAACGAATTTCCGCCCAAACAATGGGTGCCTTTTTGCAAGGGATAATTACATAAGAACAAGTAAATAAAGGAGTAAATGTCGTTGAAATTAAATGACGAACAGAGAAAATTAGTAGAACAAAATCATAATTTGATTTACTCTGCTATGACAAAATGCGGTATCCGCAGACAAGATTTTGATGACTATTATGGATTCGCTGCCATTGGGTTGTGTAAGGCAGCAATTGATTATGATGAAACACGATCTAAATCATTTTCGACATATGCGTATTTATGTATACAAAATGAAATAACGGTATATAACAAATACAGATTTCGGCAGAGAAGAAAGGGTGATATGAATACTATTTCATATAATCATATGTTAGATGATTGGGATGAAGACAAAAATGAAAATTCATTTCTTTTAAAGGATGAAGAAAATTTTGAAAAAAATATTATTTTCAAGTTGAATTTTCAAGATAAATGTTACACACTAAATAATAAGGACAGAATGATTGTTGATTTAAAATCAAAAGGTTATACATATCAAGAAATCGCAAAAATGTTTGGCACATCATTTCAAGCGATACAACAAAAGATTAAAAGAATGCGATCAACAACATTTTCCAGATTATAAAAGTTGAATAACGCAAACAACTTTTATTATTTTTTTTGACGCATTTGTTATAAACGTACTAGAACGATTATAGCAATATAAGACGATCAGATAAAATTATTTTTTGTTCCTGTTGACTTTGGCAGAGTTGACAGTGGATATAAATTGATGACTTATTTACAAACTAAAAACTAACTAAACAAATTTAATAACAAGAGGAGGAATTCTATTTAATGAATTTTGAAATGACAGGAAAGCTCAGCATTAGCAAGGACACAGAAAAATTTCACCCTTACAGTGAGACAAAATATGAAAAGTCAGGCTGGGTACGAAGAAGACTGTTATTTAATGTGACATGCGGTGACAGTAGACATATGTTAACTGTTGACGCAGGAAGTTTCGAAGATGGACACGGTGATGTCTATACATATTCCAAACCAGAATACGACTCAAGTGGTAAGAAAATCAAAGATGGAGAAAAAATTCAGATTCCTTTTAAAGACAGATTAACATCTCCAAAATTGGAAGAAGTATCAGATTTCAGAAAATTTGTTTTTGACCTAGAAAAACCAGGAAGAAGATACAAATTAAAAAATGCCTTAGAAAAAATCAAAGAAGGTAAAGATATTACGGATAAAGATCTTGCCGAAGTTGGATTAACGTCCATAGATGAGCTTGAAAAAGAGTACGAAAAGAGCAAAAAGAGACATCATGAGTTTATCTCTGAATGGGATTACGCAGAATTTATCAAAAAAGTCATTGATAGTGGCAAATATGATGATTGCAATTTCCATATCAGAGGACGTGGAGATTATTCATATTCTGATGACAAAGAAAGATTTTATGAGAATCTAATTCCTAACAGAATTTATCTCGCAGCAGATGATGATGAACCATATTCTACAGCAACAATGAGTTTTGTATTTGGAGCTGAGAGCTTAGACGAAACAAGTGTTGAGGAAGACGGTAAATATTACGTTAATGGATTTGTCTTTGAATACATCCAGAGCAGAAAGAAAAAATTAGCCGTTCCAACAACAGTTGTTATTCCAGTTCCTGATAAAGAAAAAGACGAAAGCGGATACAAGAAGGCTAATGGCTTAAAGAGAAAATTCATTGTCGACGATGAAGACAAATACATGGAATACGGCATTGTCGTAGATATGATCAATGGTTCTCAGCGTGTAGAACTTACAGAGGACATGCTCTCAGAAGAACAGAGAGATGATCTTGAATGTGGAATCATTACTATGGAAGAGATTCAAAAGGCGATTGGCGGAAGTGCTTATGGAGATAAAGTCAAAGAGTATCAGTTAATTAAGCCATCACGCAACGGTATTAAAGAGGGCGTTCAGGACACGGTTTATACAGCAGAAGATATGGAAGTACCTGCATTAGAGATTGACGAGAACGAAGATTTATTCTCAGAAGAATCAATCGATAATGATAATGATGACGATGATGACTTATTCGATTAGAGTTTAGAGCTTTTAGCTCTTTACTCGCTTGATGATTTATAAAACAAAATACTGTCTTTAAAAGGAGAAATTATACATATGGAATTACCAGTAATTAACGAAATTAAACCAGATATTAAAAACCTGTCAATCTATCTTAGATCAATTAAAAAGTTCGGAAAAACTACATTGTTCAGAGATGTAATTGTTGCAAAATATGGAGATCCGTCATATGGACTTCTCGTACAGTGCGGATTCGAAAAAGGAACAAGGATGTTAGATAATATTAACACTCTGCGTATTACTTCATATGAAGATGCGGTAGAGTTAAAAGAATACTTAATTAACAAAAGAGTATTCAAAAGAGATAAGTCTGGCAAAATTGTTCGCAATGAAAAGAGAAAACCAGAATATGTTCCAGTAAAACACAATATTCAGATGGTTTGTTTTGATACCGTTGATGAAATTTGTCCATTATTTGAAGAAGAGACAATCAGGATCAGCAATAAAGAAGGACAGAAAAAGTGCAAAACTATCAACGCTGCTATGGGTGGCTATCAGGCAGGACAGAGATATACAGCAGACATGATCAAAGCTTACATGAGTGATATCGAAGATGCTGGCATTGGTGTTTGGGGAATTGCTCATACAAAATTCAAAACTATCAGAGAAAAAGGTGGCTTAGAAGAAGACGGATACCAGCAGTTAACATCCAATCTTGTAAGTGCTTATGAATCTGCTTTTGGTGATATCTTTGATGTAACTTTCACTGGTGTAATTGACAGAAATGTTGAAGTCAGAGGTGAAGGTGATAAAGCTAAGAGATATGCTACAGATGAAATTAGAAAACTTTATTTCCGTGGAACAACATTAATTGACGCTGGTGGTAGATTTGCTTCTGATGCAGTTCCTGAATATATGGTATTTGACAAAGGAAATATGGGAGAAGATTTCATTGAAGTGGTAGAAGACGGAATGGAGAAATCTAAAACAGTTCTTTCTAAAAAAACTAAAAAGCCAACTCCTCAGCCAGAACCAGAAGATGAGATCGAGGAAGACATCGATGATATTATTGAAGATGATATTACAGAAGCTGACGAAGATTTAATGGAAGATGTTATTGATGATATTGATGAAGATACATCAGACAACTATCCAGAAGATTTAAGAGAACATGTAAAAGAGTTGTGTAAAACTTGTGAAGACGCAGAATTAAAAACAAAAGTCAAAGGAATCATTAAGCAGTATGGAAAACTTAGTGAAGTCGACGATGATGGATTAAAAGAAATGTATGATCTGCTGAAATAGGAGTCTGAGCAATGCTTGTAAAATGTAGAATTTGCGGCAAAAAAGTAGACAGAAACGAAGCTTTTAAAGTAGCAGTAGAAGGTAAACCAAATGCCTACTACTGCTCAGAAGCTGAGTATAACAAAATGATGGAAAACCGCAAAAATAGGAATGATACATATTATTGTATTTATGATATTTTCGGATATACGGTAACGAACACTGTATTAAATAAGGAAGTAAATGCTCTTGGCAAGATTTACGGATTTAAATTGATATTAGAATACTTGCATGACAATCAAGAATATTTAACAAGAATTGTTGGGAGAGAATATAACAGCGAGTTTGCTAAGATTAAATACTTTTCAGCAATTTTAAAAAATAGTCTGGTTGATTATATGGATTCTGACGAAAAGATTCCGCAGAGAAAACAAGCTACAGTTAAGCACCATGATGTAAATAAACAGATCAATGAAAATATCGGAGCCGAAAAAACTAAATACAAGAAGAAAAAGAAATCTCGTAGATGTATTGACGATATTTTGACGGAAGTTGGTGAGAAAGAATAGCAGATTTTGTTGCAGGAGTTAAAGACAAATATCCGTCAAAATTATTAAAAGGTCGTATGGAGGCAGAAGGAAATGTAATTAGTTGTTTCTTTAAAGATATGTTGCTATTGGATGATACGACATTTGAACAACACGATTTCATTACAAAAGATGGACTTTTTTACTTTTCTATGCTTAAAAAATTACGTGAACAGGGTTTCTATTCTCTGGATGAAATCACGATTTTATCCAACCTGTCTGAGAACGCTATAAAAAGATACACTGACATGGGAGGATGGGATTCTATTCAACATCAGATAGATATTATCAACACACAGAATTTTGATGTGTATATCGACATTCTGTATAGAGAAAACACTATGCTGAAGATGTATGATGATGGATTTAACCTGTTCAAAGAGATAGACATTGACGGCAAGAAAATCGTACCAGTAACACTTTTCAGAAGAATGACTGCCGAGGAAGTTACAGATTGGTACGATGCAAGACTAAGTACATATGGTACGGGATATTCCAGTAAGATTCTGGAAGAAGAAGAAATTGATTTTGATGATGATTTTATTGATTCTTGCGTCGAAGGGGAAGAAAATGGAGTTCCTTTCGATGTAGCAGGGATTGATATTAATGGCGAAGAAATGAACTGCTTTCCGTTCTTATCCAGACAGATCATGGGTATTCTTGAGGGAACGCTCACTATGATGGGTGGATTCAGCAGTGCAGGTAAATCAACATGGTTTATCACTTTGCTTATGGCATTGCTGAATTATGATAGGAAAGTATTGATCATTTCAAACGAAGAAAAAGTAAAGAAATTTAAAGTCAAGTTTATGATCTGGCTTTTAGCGAAGCATAATCGTTATTTTAAGCTGACAAAGAAGAAAATGATGTCTGGGCAGATTGATGATGCAAGCCGAAGAGAACTAAAAGACGTGCAACAGTTATGGCGAGAACAGTATAAGGGTAGAGTGAAATTCTTACTTATCAATGATGCTGATATGACTGTTGTCAAGAAGAAAATCAGAGAGCATGTACTTCGCTATGGATATGACACAGTGTTGTATGACACTTTTAAGATTCAAGAAGGAGATTTTAAAGGCAATCGTACTGACTTATCTTTGGTTCATGACAGTCGAGAGTTAGATAAACTTGCGAAAAAATATAACATTATCATGCTGGCATCTGTGCAGTTAGCAGAGTATATGAGAGGAAGACTATTTCTTGATAGTTCTGTTCTTTCAAACTCTAAGCAGATCAAAGAAGTATTAGAAAATCTTTTCTTGATGAGAACTGTGTATGATGAAGAGCTTGACGAAAAGAGCAAATTCTATTGCCGTCCATTTAGGCTAAAAAAAGTCAATGACAAATGGATTGAGGAGGAATATCATCCTGACCGCACTGCGGTATGGAGAGCTTTATTTGTTGAGAAATGTCGAAGCGGTTCAAACTCATCAGATACAGGAGTTGGTTATCTACTTAAATTCGATGGTGATCATTGTATCTTTAGAGAGGTTGCGCAGGCAAGATTTAAACATGGAGAGATTAAATAATTAAAATGTGCGGTGTGATATATGTTAGACAATATAAAAAAAGAACTATTGTCTAATCCTGAAAAAATAAGAGAAGTCTTGGAACATTTTGATTATTGTCATGTAGTGATCAGAAACACATATATGTCATTTGGTCGAGATGAGGTTTCTTCAAAGAAGTCCATAGTAATCAATCTAAAAAATAACAAAGCGTTGTTTGTGCATGATTATGCTAGAGCAATCCAAAAAGATTTGTTCTCATATATTATGCAGCAACGTGGAGTTGATTTTGCAGAGGTTTTAGGAGTTGTTAAAAACATCTTAGGGATTACTGATTACTATGATTTCTTTGATAGACAAGGTATTTTTGGCGGATTTTATGAAAGGATTAGAAATCACAATGTAGTTCGAATCCAAACTTATGATGAATCTATATTAGATAAATACAATAATGTAGGAAATTTAAGATTCCTTAAAGATAATATATCACTTGAAGCACAAAGAACTTTTGGCATTCGGTTTGATACATCATCTCAAGGGATCGCAATTCCGATTAGAAATCAATTAGGACAACTAATTGGTGTAAAAGAAAGATTTAACTATGACGTTGAAGATGGTGAAATGAAATATTTCTACGATGTTCCGTGTCAAATGTCTCAAACATTATATGGATATTCTCAGAATTATCAGTATTTAGCCAACGGTGTTGTGTTGATATTTGAGGCAGAGAAATCTGTAATGCAGTGTTTTACATATGGAATTAGAAACTGTGTGGCACTTGGTAGTGGAACAATCAGCAAGAAACAGGTGCAATTATTATTGGAATTAAATCCTAAAAAAGTAATATTTATGCATGACGTTGGCTATGATATTAAGAATATCATGAGAAATATTGACATGCTAAAAGGATATTCAAGATTTGCTGAGATTGAGTTAGGATACTGGGACTTTAATTTAAGTGAGTATTCCAATAAGGTATCACCGTCCGATATGGGAAAAGAAAAGTTAAATTACATATTAGAAAACGAAATAAAAATGATAGGGGATGAAGACGTCGAAGAAGAAATATAACATTTTGAACGATTGCAGAGGATTTTTTGAAGATGAGGTATTTGAAATTATCATGCAGGAGCGTGGTATTGACGACCCAGAGCATTTTTTAAATCCTACGGAAGATGATTTACTTCCTCTTGATGACTTAAAAAATATTGATAAAGCATACGGACTTGTAATGAGTGCGGTAAATGAAGATAAACGTATTGCAGTACATTTTGATACAGATACTGACGGTATCACATCTGGTGCCATTATGGCACGATATTTAAAAAACATGACAGAAAATCCAGTAGATGTGTACATTAATCGAGGCAAACAGCATGGGTTAGCAAATCAGGACATTGCCAAGTTTTATGGTTATGATTTACTGATTGTTGTTGATAGCTTAGATAAAGATGAGACTCAGTATAAGGATTTAAAAGAAACAGGGGTTGATGTGATTGTGCTAGACCACCATGCCATTGATTCAAATATTCCTTATGATGATTATTGCACACTGGTTTCTTCTCAGAGAGAATATGAAAATCCGCAATTATCTGGTGCAGGTGTTGTCTGGAAGTTTTGCAAATACATTGATGAGCAGAATGGTACAGATTACGCAAATAATCTGGTCGATCTTGCAGGTGTAGGGCTGATCGCAGATATGATGGATATGCGAGTAATGGAGAATCGTTACATTGTATCTGAAGCGTTGAAAGAAATTAGAAATCCTGCGATTAAGAAGATTATTGGCGGATTTGAATTCAACAGCACAGCAGTTGCTTTTAGTATTGCACCGTTGGTTAATGCTGCAAACAGAATGGATCAGAATGAAATTGCTCTAAATGCTTTCCTTGAAGATGACAATAAAAAGTTACGAGGATATATTAAACAGTTAAAGCAATGCAAAGAAGACCAAAATGAAGAGGTCGCACAGCTGATGCCAATGATTGCGGAACAGTGTGAAGCTCAGAGTGATAAAAAGATGATCACAACTTTTATCGACACTGATTATGGTATTTCTGGGTTAATTGGAAACAAATTGCTTGAAAAATACCAGAAGCCGATTCTTGTGCTAAAGAAAAATGAAGATACATATGCAGGATCTATGCGAGCAGTTGGTGTAAAAGACTTCCGACAGATGTGTAATAACAGTCAGTTGGCTGAAGCAAATGGACATGAACTTGCCAGTGGTATTGAAATTCCTAGAAAGAACTTTGCTGAGTTCACCTCTTATATAGAAGAAACTCTTCCAGATAAACCAGAAGATACAACAGTTGATGTCGATATTATGCTTGATATTTCAGACATTACAAGAAAAATGGTTGACACGATTAAGAAAATTGATCGTATTTCTGGGCAGGGATTTAAGCCTGTAAGAGTTTATATTGAAGAGATTGACGACTATGACATTGGTCAGATGAGCAATTATAAACATCTTGTCCTGAAACCATGTAACAATGATAAATTGTGGATCATTAAATGGAACTATGATGGATCGTTTGAGGATATGGAAGACCATTCTATGATGAATGATGAGTTTTGTGCAGTTACTACACTTGATTGCGGATTCTTTGGAAGAAAGTTTGTGCTGAAAGCTGTGTGTGATTCACTTGAAGAGGTGGGATGATTATGGCAGGAAAAGAAGTATTTTGTTCAGTCTGCGGTTTATCATCTACTTTGGACGGACATTTTTGGAAAGAAAAGAAGTTATGCAATAGACACAATATGCAATTAGAAAAACATGGGAAACTGTTAGATAAAGACATGGTGATTCCTAAAAAGAGACATAGATGGACTCCAGAAGAAGAAGCCAGATTAGAAGAGTTGTATAAACAAGGACTTTCTTTTAAAAAAATTAGTAAACAAATGAAGTTATCGGTGGCAACTATAGCGGCTCGAAGTCGTCATTTGAATCTTGGCGATAAGTATATGAGGTCTAATAATCCTAATTTTAAAGCGGCATATCAGGATTATGATTGGTGCTATGAAAGATATGTTGTTAAGGGAATGACTCATCAAGAAATGGCAGATGAATGCGGTGCCTCGTTAAGAGTTATTCAGAAATGGTGTTCCGAAGTTCATAAATTAAATTGTTGGACTTTTAAAAATAACAAGACATTAACCGATAAACAGTATCAAATTATTTTATTTGGCACATTAGGAGATGGACACATCGACAAAAGAGAAACGCAACCTCTATATATTGAATGTCATTCTATAGCAGAAAAAGACTATGTGTTTTGGAAGTATGAAGAATTAAAAGACTTATGTAATTCTGAACCAAAGTATTATGAAGGTGGCTATAAAGATTTTGGCTCTGGAACAAAGTATTGGTGTAAACCACACTACAGATTCGAGACAAGGATTATTAATCAATTAAAAGAGATTCGAGACATGCCAAGAATTAATAAGATTTGGAAACTGAATGAATTTGGTTTGTCTCTTCATTGCTTAGACGATGGAAGTAGAGGTAAATCGGCATGGGAACTATGTTTGGCAGAATATACTCAGCAAGAAATTGATTTGTATATTAAGCTGTGTAAAAAGAGGTTTGGGTTATATGCCAAACAGCAGTCAGATAAAAGATATATAAGATTCGATTCAGATTCAAGTAGAATTATTGATCAAATTATTTTAAGCAATATTCCTAATTCGCTTGACATTATCAAAAAGAAGATATTAGAAAACGATAAAATTTCTAAAAAAGCAAGATACATTTATGTTGTTACGCAGAACGGAGAACAGATTGGTTTATCTACATATTGTAGATCTCATGATATTCCATATGAAAAGACAAGAAAATATGTCATTGAGCACAATATCTCTCGAATTCAAGAAGCTGATCTACTAAATAGATTAAAAGCTGGAGGATTAATGAATGCGGTATAACAATTATCATAAACACGATCATGTATCAAATATCTTTACTCCAGATACAAACACTAAGCAAGAAGATTATATCCTAAAAGCATTGGAGTATGGACATACAAGTTATTATACAGTCAATCATGGTAGTTTTGGGGACGTCTTTGAAGCAAGAACATTGTGTAATAAATATGGATTACGTTGTATTGCAGGCATCGAAGGATATATTGTCCCAGATGCCTCACAAAAAGACAAAAGAAATTATCATATTATAGTAATTCCTAAAACTGATGAAGCCAGAAAAAAGATGAATTATGTATCAAGTATGGCAAACATCAAAGGGTTTTATTATAAGCCAAGATTTTTTCTATCTGATTTACTAAAGCTTGATCCCAATGATGTTTATATTACAACTGCATGTGTAGCAGGATTATTACGAGATGAGGATTCAATTAATGGGATTTTTATGCCTCTATATAAGCATTTTAAAGAAAATGTAATGCTAGAAGTTCAGACTCATGATGATCCGTTGCAAATTGAAATCAATAAAAAGGCAATATATCTGTCTGATCAATATGGGTTAAGCTTAATTGCTGCAAATGATTCACACTATATTGACGAATCAGGCAAAGAAGAACGTCTGGAATTATTGCGAGGTAAACATATCAATTACGGCAGTGAAGACGATTTTATATTAGATTATCCTACTGCTGAAACAATGATTGAAAGATTCAAAAAACAAGGCGTTTTGACAGATAGACAAATCTCAGATGCATTAAATAACACATTGTTGTTTGATGAATGTGAAGAAATACAACTCGATTATTCAATTAAAATGCCTACGATTTATCCTAACTTGACTCCCGAACAAAGAGTGGGTCTTCTAAAAAAAGAAGTAAATAAACGGTTCAAGGAGATTCGAAAAGAAGAACATATTGAAGGAGAAGAGTTTAAAAAATATAAAGATGGAATTCGATATGAGATGAAAATCATCGAGGATACTAATGATGAAATACATACAGCGGACTATTTTTTGTTTAATGAGAAAAATGTAGATCTTGCAGTTAATAAATATGGTGGTGTATTGACTCGTGGTGGAAGAGGTAGTTGCGGTTCCTTCTATATAAATAGGATATTGGGAATGACACAACTAGATAGATTTAAAATTAATCTTCCGCTTTTCCCAGACAGATTTGCTTCCACTGCCAGATTGCTAGAGAATCGCTCATTGCCCGATATAGATTTTAACGTAAAATCCCAAGAACCATTTATTAAAGCTTCAAGGGAATTGCTTGGTGAACACGGGTGTTATCCAATGTATGCACCAGGAACCATGCAAATATCTGAAGCATTTAGAAATGTATGTCGATCTAAGAATATGTCATTTGACGAATTTAATCATGTGGCAAAAAATCTGGAAGAATATCAAGATGATCCGAAGTGGAAACCGATTATCGAAGAGGCAAATCGCTATGTTGGAACAATTATATCTGGTTCTGTACATCCTTGCGCCCATATTTTAAGCAACACTAATTTGCTTTATGAGTATGGTGTTACTCGTTTAGGCGAAAACGTATGTGTTTTAATTACTTCATCTGAAGCAGATGAATATAAGGTACTTAAAAACGATTATCTTATCGTCACGGTTTGGAAGCTTATTGATGAAACATTTAAAGAGATTGGAATTCCGATTATTAAGGCAAATGAATTATTGGATAAAATTAAAGATGATCAGCGAATATGGGATTTATTTAAAAATGGTATTACATGTACTTTAAATCAGGTTGATAGCGACAATGGATGTAGACAAGCAAAACAGTATGGTATTTCGTCATTTGAGGATGGCGCCCATATTGCAGCAGCCATAAGACCGTCTTTTGATTCATGGAGAGAACAGTTTTTAGATAGAAAACCATATACAACTGGTTCAGATCAGCTAGACAATGTTTTGAAAGATACTCATGGATACATTTTATTTCAAGAATCATTAATGCAATATTTTGACTGGTTAGGGGTTAGCCCAGCTGAATCTATTGGTTTAATTAAGAAAATTTCCAAGAAAAAAATTAAACAATCGGATTTTGATAATCTTGAGGAAAGAATCAAAAAGCAATGGATTATTAATACTGGCTCAGAAGAAATGTTTTCCGAAACATGGCATTTGGTACAAAGTTGTATGAGCTACGGATTTTGTTCAGCCCATGCAGCAGCAACCTCATTGGACATGTGTTATGGAGCATATCTAAAGGTCAATTATCCTTACGAATACTACAGTGTTTGCTTCAATAATTACGTTGGAGACAAAGAACGAACTAATAAACTGACAAATGAGTTAGAGTATTTTGGTATTAAATTAAGTGATATTAAGTTTAGGCACTCTAACTCAAAATATTCTTATGATAAAGAAACCCATACAATATTCAAAGGCATGTCTTCTATAAAATTTGTTGGGGACAATGTTGGAGAAGAATTATATGAATTGCGAGACAATCAATATGATTCTTTTATAGATTTGTTGCAAGATATCTCTAATACATCTGTCAATTCTAAACAGTTGGATATTTTAATTAAATTAGATTTCTTTTCTGAGTTTGGGGATATTAATTATTTGCTCAAACAAGTTGAATGTTATGACAAATTCTATGGCAGAAAACAGTTTACAATTTCGAAGCTCCAAAAAGAAGGCGAAGATATTGAATTAATCAAAAAGTATTGTCAGAAACAGACAGAAAAAACATTGAAAGAATTTGATTATATTGGATTTTTGAAAGTTATGACATCAAGTATGGCATATTCACCAGTTTCAATAACTGAACGGATGGATTATCAGAAAGAATATATTGGTTACATCAGTTACATTAACCCAAACATCGGCAAGCGATATTACTATGTCAAAGATTTATCTGTAACAAAATCCATCGTTAACATTCAGTTATATGAAATTTACTCTGGAAAAACACAGAAAGTAAAAATGTGGACAACCCAATATAAGAAGAACCCATTCGATGAAGGAGATATTCTATATCTGAAATCAGTTGAGAAGAAACATAAAAAAGAACCAACTGGGGAGATCAATACAAAAACAGGAAAGAAAATCTACAAAGATGTACCAGATAAATTTGAGTTTTGGCTTAAGAATTTCACTATTAAAAATGACGTAGAGGAGGAATTAGTATAATTCAATTTTATAAATACACAGATAAGGAAGTCAAAGAGCTAATAAGCTCGATGACAATCCTTGTCGACACAAGGGAGCAAAAGGCTGATCATATCATAGACTACTTCGATAGAAAAGGTGTAAATCATAAAAAGAAAGCATTGGATTATGGAGACTACAGTTTCATGATTCCTGCACATGAGAAGCTTGGTATTCAGAGAGATATGTATTTTGACAGCAAAGTGTGTGTTGAGCGCAAAGGAAGTCTTGAAGAAATCAGTGGCAATTTATCAAAAGATCGTGCCAGATTCGAAAAAGAGCTAAGTCTTGCACCAGAGACAAAAGTTATTTTACTTGAAAATGCCAATTACTCAGATATTGCAGAGGGCAATTATAACACGCAGTATAACAAGAAATCATTCATTGGATCATTGCATAGCTTCTGGTTCAAATACGATGTGCCGATATTCTTCATGCCAGATAATAAATATTCTGGGCTGTTTATTCGATTGTATTTTGAGTATTACTTTAAAAATTATTTAAAAGGGAAATGAGGTGCTGCCTAAATAATGGAGAGTCAGACATGCGGAAAGGTATGCGAGTTTGAAATGATTCCTACATATCAGATATTTTATAATGAAGAATCAATGTTTGGTATCTATGCGTTTTGTACAAAAGACCAAATACCACAATTCAGTCCATACAATGATAATAAATTTGATGACTCAGGAGATAAAGAATATGTTGCAAGTAAACTTGTTGGAGAAGTTCAACAGTTATATATTGGGACAAAGTATCATGTAAAAGCGACATGTATTTATTCTCAAAAATATCACGAATATCAATATAAGCCGATTTCGGTTGTTGCAGATGTTCCAAAAACACAGACCGATCAGCTAATGTTTTTAAAAACACAAGCGAAAGAATCAATTGCTGAAAGCTTGCTTGCTGAATATCCAAATATCATTGAGGATGTTATGGCAGGAAAATGCAAGACTATCGATACATCTATGATTAAAGGACTTGGCAACAAGACATGGGCGAAGCTCAGAGAGAAGATCATTAATAATTATGTGATTTCCGAGGTTGTAGTTATGCTACAGCCTCATGGGATTACCTTTAATATGATTAAGAAATTAGTAGAAGCTGAGCCAGATCCAGAAAAGTTAAAATATAAAATCAACACAAATCCTTACATTTTAACTAAGATTAGAGGTCTTGGATTTAAGAAAGTTGATGATATTGCTTTAAAGATTCGTCCAGAGTTGAGAGATTCCAAGTATCGACTTGATTATTTTATGACGTATTATTTAACGAATCTTGGCGAGAGTGACGGGCATACATATATGGCGATTGCCACGTTGCGATCAGAAGTTAGTGCAACGGTTGGGGAATGTCTACATATATTTGACGATTATGTTGAAAATGATTTTCCTTCAGACATCTATGTTAGTGGCGAGCTAATTGGTTTGAAAAAGTACCATGATACAGAAATGAATATACTGGCATTGTTGCAAGAACGCAGAGATACTAATTCTACCAAGAAGAAAGAGATAATCACTGTAAACGAAATTGGACAAGTTATTGCTGAAGTTGAAAAAGAAGAAGGTTTTACGTTCAGCGAAGAGCAAAACAAAGGCATCTACACTGCATTACAGACAAATGTTGTTTTAATTAGTGGTGAGGCTGGAACGGGTAAAACTACCTTATTAAAACCAATTATCAGATGTTATAAGAAACGAAATTATAGCATTGCTGCATGTGCGTTATCTGCTAAGGCGGCACAGAGAATCCAAGAAGCAACAGGATTAGAAGCGAGAACTATTCATCGATTACTTGAAGCACAAGGCGTAGACTCGTTTATGCACGATGCTAACAATCCATTACCAATTGATGTAGTTCTTTTAGACGAAGCAAGTATGGTTAATGCAGGGTTGTTCTATCAATTACTTTTGGCAATTCGCCCAGGTACAAAGATTATTATTAGCGGAGATCATATGCAGTTGCCACCAATTGGATATGGTAACATTTTCTCTGATCTACTCAAAATGGATGAGTTGGATTCAGTGCAATTAACGAAGCCAATGAGACAAGCAGAAAAGTCTGGTATTCTTAGTGATGCTAGAAAAGTGCGTAGAGCAATTTCTCCAATTGAGGATTTTAGTGCTAAACAAGTTCATGGAGAGTTACATGATATGTTTTACATTTTCAGAAATAATCGTGAGAATATTTTTAATTTGGTTGTAAAGCAGTTCATGACGTGTGTTAAACAAGACGGTATGGATAATGTGGTTGTAATCTCTCCTCGTAAGTCAGGTTGCATAAACTCTACAGAAGAACTTAATGTAGCAATTCAGAAAGAAGTGTATAAAAATAAATCCAATGCAAGGTTTGTTACATATGGCAAAACAAAGAAGTTTTATGTGGGAGATAAAGTGCTTCAAACCAGTAATGACTATGAAAGAAACACATTTAATGGAGATATTGGATACATTACTGGCATTGATTATGATAAGAAAGTTGTTCACGCCATGATGAATCCAGACATGGATAAGAAGATGATTGAATATTCTTTCGCTCAGTTAGGACAACTTCAATTGGCATATGCATTAACAACGCATAAGCTTCAAGGATCGGCTGCTCAAACTGTCATTGGTATCATTGACAACACACATTACAAATTGCTTGATAACTGTATGCTATATACGATGTTAACACGAGCTAAGAAAAGATTTGCGCTCATTGCAGAGCCAGCAGCGTTTAAGAGATGTATCGTAACAAATCATAATAAGAGGCGCACCTGGTTAAGCTTAAAAAATTAACTTTCTTTCTTGCACCTATTGACAGGGTGCAAAAAGTATGATAAGATACCAATATGTTAATGAAAGGAGATGCAAAAAAATGAGAAAAAGATTTTTAATGAAAGTTATTTCGTTTAGTTTTTTAGCAATGTGTTCAGGCTTTATGACTCACACAGTTAAAGCAGAGGAGCGACCCTCGGTGGAGACTTCAACATTATCAACAGAGACAACTGTTGCAGAAAATAAGCAAGACAATGTGATTTCAAATAATCCAATCAGTCAAAGCGTTGAATTAAAAGACGTTCATGAGCATTATCAGAAATGTAAGGAAGCCGATGAAGAGAAGGCAAGGCAGATTCGATTAGAAAAGCTTCGGAAGAAACGATTGCGAATTAAACGACAGCGGCTGAAGCGAAAGCGAGAACTTGAAAAGAGTTCACTTGGAACATTTTTGATCACGGCATATTGTCCATGTTATGAATGTTCTGAAGGATATGGATCTAAGATTGCTTGGAATCATGCAGGGCATAAATTTGCTCGACCGTATCATACGATTGCGGTTGATAAAAACATTATCCCTTATGGAACAAGAGTTAAGATTGAGGGATATGGCGATACAATCTTTGTGGCAGAAGATTGTGGAGGCAAAGTAAAAGGAATGCATGTAGACGTGTTCAAATCAACACATTCCGAAACAATAAATGTGCAACAGCACAGAAAAATATATGTAGTGAAGTAATTGGCAGTTACTGAAAGACATAGAAACACAAATTAAAATAATTAACTAAACAATATAAACAAGAAAAGGAAAATCCAAAAATTATGAAAACTGAATATGTGAAAGAAATGAATGTCTTGATCGACAGAATCAATGATGCTTCATATGCGTACTACGCAGAGGATAATCCGATCATTTCAGATAAAGAATTTGACGATTTATGCGCTGCTTTAGAACGACTTGAGAGAGATTCTGGCGTTGTTTTGAATAATTCGCCCATCCACCACGTTCAAGGATTTATAATTGATTCTCTGGCTAAAGTAAAGCATACACGCCCAATGTTATCAGCTCAGAAGACGAAGGATGTCAATGAGGTCAAAAAATTTCTTGCGGATAAAATTGGTGTTTTATCGTGGAAGGAAGACGGTTTGACGGTAGTACTAAGGTACGAAAAAGGACGCTTAAAACAAGCAATTACAAGGGGAAATGGAGAAATTGGAGAAGATGTGACTCATACGGCTCGTATGATTTTCAATTTACCTCTTGAGATTCCTGATAAGCGTAGTATTGAGGTACGTGGCGAATCAGTTATCAGTTATGAAAACTTCCAGAAAATCAATGAAGTGTTACATGGTAAATACAAGAACGCAAGAAATCTGGCAGCAGGCACAATTAGACAGTTAGATGCGAATGTAGCAAAGGAAAGAAAGCTCGCCTATAAAGCATTTGAGTTAGTCAAAATTGATGGCGTATCTGATGAAAAAATGCCAAGTATTGCAGATAGTTTTAAATATCTTGCAGAGCAGGGATTTGACGTTGTAGAACATCAGATTGTTGATCGAGATAATGTTGAAGAATATATTGAGAAATTTGATCCAGAGACGTATGAGTATCCTGTTGATGGTTTGATTTTTACTTATAACGATTATCAGTATGGTAAATCACTTGGAACAACAGGACATCATCCATTAAATATGATGGCATTAAAGTGGATCGATGACCTCTACGAAACAACGATCAGAGATATTGAATGGAATACATCTCGTACAGGGTTGATTAATCCAGTTGCAGTATTTGATTCAGTTGATCTGGATGGTGCAGAAACTACAAGAGCCACATTACATAATGTAAGTTACATTGAAGGATTGGAACTTGGCGCAGGTGATACGATTCAGGTTTATCGAAGTAACATGGTTATCCCAAAAGTACACGATAATCTGACGAGAAGTAACACATTTAAGATTCCAGATACTTGTCCAACATGCGGTGGCGAAGCAAAAATCATCAACGAGAATGGCAGTAAAGTTCTGAAATGCATGAATCCTGATTGCAAGGCAAAGCTATTAAGCAAGTTTGTAAACTTTGTTTCCAGAGATGCAATGAATATTCAGGGTTTATCTGAGGCAACACTGAAAAGATTTATTGATCTTGGATGGCTGAAAGATTATACAGATATTTATAATTTAGCAGAGCATAAATTTGAGATGAAGAACCTTGATGGATTTGGTGCAAAAAGTGTTTCTTCCTTATTAAATAGCATCGAGGAAAGTCGTAAGTGTAAACTGGTTAATTTCGTGACAGCACTTGGTATTGAGCTTGTCGGGAAGTCAACAGCAAAGGATATTTGCAAGCTTATTGATAAGATTTCTCTATCGAATAATGAAAATCCATACGATGTATTTATTAAAAGAATCAAACAGAGAAAATATTTTGGTCATATTGATGGCATCGGTATTACAACTTCATTATCAATGGATGCTTATTTCAGAGACAATCTTGAAATGGTCGAGAAACTAGCCGAAGAACTTGAATTTGAGATGCCAGAAAGCAAGAAAGAATTTGCTGTTGATCTTACAGGAATGACTTTTGTTGTGACTGGTAAAGTAAATAAGTTTGCCAATCGTAATGCGATCAAAGATGAAATTGAGTCCAGAGGTGGCAAGGTTGCAGGATCTGTATCACAGAATACGAATTATCTTGTGAATAATGATGTGAATTCTACAAGTAGTAAGAATAAAAAAGCACAACAGTTAGGTATTCCGATCATTAATGAAGATGGACTGGTTAAGATTCTGAAGGGAGATACGAGTGAATAAACTAACCATTTATGAATGTTTTGTTAGACTGGGAATCCCAGAAAGTAAAATCGAAAGGTTTGTTGTAAAAGACAATTATGTAGAATATCGCATCTGGGAGCCGTGTTCAATTTGCTATAACGGAGAAACATACAAATATGGTAGACGTTGTAAAGTAAAATATCTCACTACACCAGATGAGTTAGATTTAGTTTTTGACGAAAGATACTTCATCAAAGATCAAGATGCAGAGTTTTGGACAGAAGATTATGAATTTTACAAACAACAGACAGGTGTAGAACCTTCAGAAATTGATTGGTCAAAACAAAAAGAGATTAAACGACCTAAGTTTTAAAAGGAGAAAATGGAATATATGAAATTAAACATTAAAAAACGAATGGCGGTTATTGCTGCAATTGGATGTCTCAGTATTGGTGGTATCGTGACAGGATGCACTGAAGCCGATAAGGTATCAACTAACGTATCCAAAGAAGCAGACAATTTTAATGTCTTAAGACGATTTGCTGTAATTAATACACGAACAGATAAAGTTGAGTTTGAAATTGTTGGAGCATTTTCTTTAGAAGATGAAGGTAGTAAGAAAGTAAAACTTATTGTCGAAACAGCAGATGGCTCATATAAGAAACATATTGTCCACATGAACCGAGATAGCATGTATGTAATCGAAGATTTAGGTGGGGCTAAAGTTAACAAATATAAATATGAAGTTAACTATATTCCAGAATCAATTGTTCCATTTAAAGTTACAGAGAGTAAATAAGGTGCCGTGGTATGGTAGGTAAACTTATTGACGTTACAAATTTCAATCCGCAAGAGGCGGTTGAGTTTATAAGAATGAAATGTACAAATTGTGATATTTACTATTTTTGCAACGGAGCAGATGCCAAAATATGCAATGACAAAGTAGATTATCTTTTAGAAAAATTCAGAAGAAATAGTAAAGGAGAGAACGAAATGATTGTTACAGGAATGGATCACTTTCAGAGTGTATGTAAACGAAAATTAGTTGATTGGTATAACAAACATTGCGAAGAAAATCATTTGGCAATGAAAATTGATCTCAGTAATGTTTTTATCGTCTGGAGTTGTAAGACTTTACAGAACTATAAATGCTTAGCATCTACGACAGTAAGCGGTGATGGTATCTATGCAGAGTATACATACAATGGCGATAAGCAGGAGTTGTACGAAGATGTGTATAAGAAATTAACAAATACATGTCATACGGAAGAATAAAGGAGAGCTGAATGGACAAAGCACAGAAACATTGGGAGCGAATACAGCAGAAAAAGAAAAGGAAAGCTGAACAAATTTCGGCTGCAATAGTCAAAAGAGATGCATGGATTATGGATGCGGCAGAATGTTTGGTGCGACAGTTTAAAAGATAGGAGAATTTATTATGGATTTTGGAACAGCAATTGATGCAATGAAAGATAAAAGAAAAGTAGCAAGAACAGGTTGGAATGGGAAAGGTATGTTTTTATATTATGTTCCAGCAGGAGCTTATGCGCCATGCACAGATATTGCTAAAAGCATTGTAAACAAAGACGGATTAGTCGAATATGGTGCTTATATTGCAATGAAAACAGCACAGGGGAATGTAGTTCCTTGGCTCGCAAGTCAGACAGATATGTTGGCTGAAGACTGGATGATCGTAGAATAGATAAAATTAATCTTTGATGAAAGGAATAACAGATGAAGAAATTATTAACTTCACTATTTGTTGAAGACAAATATCATGTAGGAACAATCTTAGGAACAATCTTAGGATTAATGGTCGTAATTGCTGTCAACTTTGCAATTGTAAATCTGTTTATTTGGTTGTTACATTTTGTTGCGGTAAATCCGCTAATTGTTCCAACGAAAACAAAATGGATTATCGCACTAATTCTTACAATTTTAGAAAACATCTTTAACAGGTAGGTGATTAAATGGCTTTAATTGGAGCGATTCTAGGAGATATTTGCGGTTCTCAATATGAGTTCCGCAGACCTCACGATTTAGATTGGAAGAACTGTGAATTGTTTACAGATAAATGTAAATTTACAGATGATACAGTTCTCAGTATTGCAACAGGAATGTGGCTGTTGGATGATGACGATGAACACAAACATATCAAAGAGCCTTGGGAGTTCTACTTAGAATATGGCAAGAAATATCCTGGTACGGGATATGGCGCAATGTTCGAAGACTGGTTACACGATGATGGTAGTCGTGTTAATGAAAGCTTTGGTAATGGATGTGCCATGAGAATTTCGCCTATCACAATGTATTTTAATGGGTTTGCTTATCGTCCAGACGTATTGAGTTATTACATAGATTTAGCACAATGGACATGTGAGAAAACGCATCGCCACTCAGAATCTTACAAAGGTGCATCGATTGTAACAGGCTGTTCTTTTATGGCGCTATGGGGTAAATCAAAAGAAGAAATTTATCAATATGCATTAAAAAGTTATCCATCCAGTCAATATACATATGGTGTTGATCGACCACTCGATGATTATAGAAAGAATTATGTTTGGTCTGCGACAGTTCAAGATAGTGTTCCTGTGGCAATCAGATGTTTCTTAGAGAGCGAAGATTATGAATCATTCTTAAGAAATGTATTGTCTTTGCCATGTGACACAGATACGATTGCTGCTATTGGCGGTGGTATCGCAGAAGATTTCTATAAGAAAACACTTGATAATTCGAATGAGCTTTTAGAAAGATATTTGCCAAAAGAATTATTAGATGATGTTAGCAAAATTTACAATGAAATGCCATAAGGTAGGTGATTGAATATCATAAAGAAAATCTTAAAATTTTTCTTGGCGATGATCGTACTGACCATTATCTGGTTTCTTGCAACATTCATATCTGTTGGTGTATTTGCATTTGCGTTTTGGATAATAACAAATATTGTAATACCAATTGGAGTAGTAGTAATTGTAACAATTGTATTAATGGCGATCGCCTTCTATGTGGTGACATCGTTCATGGATTGATAGATTAAAAGGAGAATATATTATGAGAATTAAAAAATTATTAATCGCTGGAGCATTAATGTTAACAGCAGTAGGATGCGTTTCAGCATATACTATTTATGCAGATACACTAAATAATAACACTGATAAACAGGTTTCTGCAACAACAGAAGGTAAGTCAACTACAGAAACTACAAAGAACACAACAGAGCAGAAAAATAATAAGAAAAATGCCGTCAAAGAAGATTCTAAAGATACAACAAATGATGTATCGGCAACAACAGAAGAAGAAAAAAATACTGAAAATTCTACCGCAGACGATACAGACGATGCAGATTATACAGAACCAGAATACCCAGATGACGCAGATGAAACCTGTGATCATGTGTGGGCAGAAAAAACAATTGCATATGATGAAGAGAATGGATATCATTGGACAACTTATTGCGAAAAATGTGGAACTGTTAAAACAGAGCCAGCCACAGAAGAGGATTATGAAAGACTCGACCCTGCAACAAAAGTAAAAGAAGAAGATATTGAATATGTAGATGATGATTCTGCTGAGGTCGTAGAGGAATCGTCAGAAACAGCAACTGAAAACTAAAATATAGCCTAAGGAGAAAATGAGTATATGACAAAATTAGATCAGTTAAATTTATTAAAGGATAGAAAAGCCGTCTTAATCGCTAGAGGCAAAGATAACGGCAAAATCGTAACAAAAATCAATAGAAGAATCAAGAAATTAGAAAAGGACTTATAGAGATGGTAGGAGATAAAAGTAATGTTTTAATCGCTCTGGTGGGGCGATCTGGAGCAGGCAAAAGTGTCTCAGCGAAGTATCTGGAAGACATTTATGGTCTGAAATATCTACGATCATATACCACTAGAGAGAAGCGAGCAGATAAGCTTGATGATCATACATATGTAAATCTAGCCCAGTATTCAAGAATTACAGGCAAGGTTGCAGAGAATCATTATACTGGCAATTGGTATTGTGCTACAGAAAGTCAGTGTGATGATGCAGATGTATATGTAGTTGATGTTCCAGGATTAAAACAGTTAAAAGAAAATTATCATAAGAAACATATCTTGGCATTATGTATTGATACACCAAGTTCTACACGTATTCAGAGAATGAAAGATCGTGGAGATACAAGTAATGCAATTGATGAAAGAATGAAAAAAGACGAATCTGCTTTTGAAGAAGCTTATGATTTATGCGATGCAGTTATTAATAATGAAGGAAGTTTGTCTATGACTTGTCTGAATATTATGGCTGAGCTAGAGAGATTCAAAAGACAGATTAGAGACACGGAAGGAGCGACAACAAAGGAAGTTGATCAGAACAATTAATCAGCTTAGGAATTTAGTTTCTAAACTACACATAGAAAAAGAGGTACTTGTTAAGGATGTAGAAACAGGTAAGACAATGATGATTGAGAGCGTATCAACCGAAAAGATTGATGGTGATGGTAACGATGCACGATATACGTTGAACTGCAAGAAAGCAGGAGACGGGTGCGTTACATATAGATGATGATATTATTACATAATTTATTGGAGGTCTTTTATTGAAAGTAATTAAAAGAGATTGTACTGTTGTAGATTTCGACAAGACCAAAATTTACACAGCGATTATGAAAGCAATGAAAAATGGATCTGGGTTAATTAAGGAAGATATTGCAAAACAAATCGCAAGAGAAATCGAAAATGATTGCAGTAAATTACCAGAAGAAATTGACATTTCTGCAATTGAAGCAATGGTATTTAAGAAACTTGTTGAGAAAGGGCAGGAATTAACTGCTAAAGCTTATGAAGGTTATCGCAGTGTTCGTGAGTTCCAGAGAGAGAATTATGACTCTATTGACAGCGAAGTTCTTGGGCTTATTGAGGATGCCAACGAAGAAATTAAAGATGAAAATGCAAATAAAAACTCTGTATTAAATCCAACAAAAAGAGATTATATTGCTGGTATCGTTAGCGAAGATGCAACAGAACGCTATTTACTTCCACCAGAAATTGTTCAAGCACATAAGGAAGGTATCATTCATTTCCATGACAGAGATTATTTTTTACAGAAAATGCATAATTGTGGATTATTAAATATTGAAGACATGCTTCAGAATGGCACAGTAATTAGCGAAGTATTAATTGAAAAGCCACATTCATTTTCAACTGCTTGCAATATTACGACTCAAGGCATTGCACAAGTGGCTAGTTCTCAGTATGGCGGACAGAGTATTTCTTTAGCACATTTAGCACCATTTGTAGATGTGAGTAGAAAGAAAATTAGATCTGAAGTTGAATTAGAATGGGCGCATATTGATATTCCATATAAAGAACAGCATATTGAAAAAATTGTAGCCAATAGATTGTATGAAGAAGTCAAAAAAGGTATACAGATTATACAGTATCAGCTGATCACGCTTATGACGACTAACGGACAATCCCCATTTATTTCCATTTTTATGTATCTGAATGAAGCTAAAACACCGCAAGAGAAAAAAGATTTGGCTTTATTGATTGAAGAGATGATTAGACAAAGAGATGAAGGAGTTAAAAATGAAGATGGTGTATTTGTTGCACCAGCATTTCCAAAATTAATTTATGTCCTGGAAGATGATAATTGTGACGAATCTACAGAATATTGGTATCTGACAAAATTAGCAGCAAAATGTTCTGCGAAAAGATTGGTTCCAGATTACATCTCTGAAAAGGTTATGAAAGAGTTAAAAGGCGACGTCTATACTTGTATGGGGTGCGTAGATGGTAAAGAGATGATTACATATAAAGTAAATGGGAAATTATATGTTGAATCGTTTGAGCGAGCATGGAAAAAATTATCAGATCAGTTTGAAGTTAAGCATCAGTTTAATGACGATAATCCAAACCTTTACATGGATTTGCATGATGTCTTAATTTACGACACACGAGAAGGTTTCGTGAAAACAAATCGTATTATCAGAAATGTATCAGATGAATGGTTGGATGTTAATTTTTCTAATGGACGCAGATTATTATGTACTACTGATCATGTATTTACATTGAAAGACGGTACGGAAACTTATGCTAAAGATTTACAGGTTGGCTCAAAATTAGAAATTAACTCAATGCAGTATGGAGAAGATATGCATTTATTCCACAAAGATAAAGCATGGCTGTTAGGATTCATGTTGTGTGATGGATGTTACCAGAATAATCACATTTTTGCTTCAATTGCAGCAAATGGAGAGGATGAAATTGAAGATAGATTTCATAAGACATTTAAAAAATATTTTGGAATGGATTCTAAAACTGTTTTACAAGAAAGAGAAAGAAAAGGTACATACAAAGATCTAAATGTTATCTCAGACAATAATGGTGGAATGCAGTCTACGATCAATTATTTCACATCAAAATTTGGTGGCATTAATAAAGCAAATAGACGAATCCCAAATGAAGTATTTTCTTGGGATATTGAAGCAAAGCTTGCTTTTTTAGCAGGGATGATTGACGCAGATGGATATATCAACTCTCATAACCACGAAAAAGGCTTTTGTACTGTTCAGATTGGCTCAACAAACAAAGAACTTGCATTAGGACAAATGGCGTTGGCGCAGAATTTAGGCATGCCTGCAAAGATTTATCATAATCATTACAGCAAACGAAATCCAGATCTTATTAGATATAGAGTTGAATTTCGTCCATGTGCAGGATTAATTGACTATATTGTGTGTAAAAAGAAACGTGATAACTATATTGAGTCTCCGATGATTATTTATGCAGAATCAGAAGTTAAAGAAATTAAACCGATTCATAAAAAAATGTTTAGTTATGATGTAACGACTGAAAGCGGACACTTTGAAGTGAGTGGTATTTATAGCCACAATTGCAGGTCGTTCTTAACACCTGATCGTTTCACAGACAAAGGAATTGGCAATATCGCACACGCAAAAAATTATGATCCAAAGCAGCATAAATATTATGGCAGATTTAACCAAGGGGTCGTTACATTATCTCTTCCAGATATCGCATTATCTTCTAAAAAGAATATGGATGAATTTTGGGCATTGTTTGATGAACGAACAGAATTATGTCATAAAGCACTTAAAGAAAGACATAAACGTCTTCTTGGAACAAAGTCGGATGTCGCACCTGTTCTTTGGCAATATGGGGCGTATAGTAGATTAAAAAAACATGAGGTAATTGATCCGTTATTATTTGATGGATACTCAACTATTTCATTAGGATATGCAGGATTATATGAATGTGTCAAATATATGACTGGGCATTCTCATTCAGATGGTGGAATTGGTGAAAAATTTGGATTAGAAATCATGAAGCGAATGAATGATAAATGTGAGAAGTGGAAGAATGAAGAAAACATTGATTACAGTATTTACGGTACACCTTTAGAGTCTACAACGTATAAATTTGCCAAGTGTTTAAAGAAACGATTTGGCAATGATGTGTTTGAAAAAATTGATGGCAAAGATAGAAATTACATTACAAACAGCTATCATATTCCTGTGTTTGAAGAAATTGATGCCTTTGACAAGCTTCGTATTGAAGCAAAATTCCAGAAACTTAGTCCAGGAGGGGCAATAAGTTATATTGAAACTCCTAATATGGAACATAATGTAAGTGCTTTATTGGAAGTAATTAAATATATGTACAACCATATTATGTATGCAGAAATTAATACAAAGAGTTGTTATTGTGAAAAATGTGGATACTCTGGAGATATTCCATTAGTTGATGAAGATGGTATTTTGAAATGGAGATGCCCTCAGTGTGGTAATGAAGATGGGTCAACAATGGATATCGCATTCAGATGCTGTGGTTATATTGGGACTTCTAAAAATGGCGGCAATCAGGGACGATACGGAGATATTCATGATAGAGTTTATCATTTAGACGACAAGGAGTTAGATGAATGAGATACGCTTCAATAAGAAAAATGGACATTAGCAACGGAGAAGGGCTTGGCGTAGCCCTCTTCGTTCAAGGATGCCACTTCCATTGTAAGAACTGTTTCAATAAAGAAACATGGGATTTCAATGGTGGTAAAGAATTAACAACGTGGGATGTGTTGGAATTGTTACGTCCACTAACTAATCCGCAATATACAAGATTAAGTATTCTTGGTGGAGAACCGTTGGCTCCAGAAAATCTTTCAGGTGTTTCTGCAATATGTAAATTTGTGAAAGAATTTATACCATGCAAAAAAATCTGGTTATATACAGGGAATAAGGCAGAAGACATCGGTTTAGACTTGCATTATTTGAATAGTGATCCTCTAACAAATTATTGTAGAAAAGAAATTCTTCCTTATATAGATGTTCTTGTGGATGGACAGTATGTAGACGAATTGAAAGATATGTCATATCCATGGGCGGGATCAACAAACCAAAGAGTGATTGATGTAAAAATATCTATATGTGCCAACAAAGTAGTTTTGTGGAACGAAGCCGATAAAGATCAACCTTTGCCACCATACAATAATATAACAGAGTAAAATTCCACTTTTATCCCATCATAGAAAGGAGTGTACTAATTATGTCAAAATCAAAAGACTGTCCACAGGATACGGACTTTATGCAATATGTTCCTACAAAATTTCAGCAGAATCGTAAGACGATGTTGAATAAGAGAAATCGTAGGAAGAAATACCAACAAAGATTGGCGAGATTTAAAAATATCGGTGGGTATCCTGAACCTGTGCAATATGTAGATAAGTATTATTGTGGATTCTATGAAATACCTCGTAAGAAACCTTATTATAAAAGATTTTATATCAGCGCTTGGGATGATTACAGATTTCATAAGAAACTGTCCAATAAGAAAGTTCGCAGAGTATTAGATGTGTCAAGTCGAGGTGGCTATAAGAAAGTACACGATCTATGGTGGGAGACAATTTAGAAAGGAGATAGGTATGCGAGGGCATTCAAGAGAACACTTAAAAGAAGTTATTGATACATTAGATCGATATTACTTGCGATGGTGTAATAGTAAAAATGACCGCAATATTGCATACATTAAAGCATCAGAATTACGCAATATTATTGGAACTTTGGTCAAAATTGAACAAGGAGAACAGGTTCCAAATGATGAGAACAAATTTAAAAAAGTAGTAACCATCAGTGAAGCTAATGAAAAATATTATGAGATTGCTTTAAATGATTACTTAAATGATGGATACAAAATCTCAGCATCTTCGTGCAATAGTAGAACTTGGAAAGCAATTCTTGTAAAAGAAGATAAAGAACAAGAGAGTGAGTGAATATGAGTACAGATTATAGAACATGTGAATGTGGCGAGACATTTGCTGATTGCGCAGACGGAGTTGTTTTCTGCAATTGTGGTATGGCTTGGTGTAGTGAGGAATGTGCAGCAGTAGACGGATATAGAGAAGAAGTGATTACACACGAAGATGGTTCTAAGGAAGAAATTCGTAGTTGTAATTTTTGCCGAGGAGACGATTTCGGTGATAAGGAATTACTTGAATTTGTAACATCGGCAATTGGCGTTAGTCGAGATGATCTTGTGAATTTTTACAAACGATATAAAACAGAGTTAAAAAATGACAAAGCTTGCAGACTCAATGGATTTATTTCGTCTGTATTTACCAATAAAGATAGTGGTACTGGGAAAGGGTTTGTACTTGGTGGCTTAGTAGGGAGGTTTGAACCATTTAATGAATAATAAAGTTTTACCAAAGAAAGACGATATTTACAAACATTTCAAAGGACATTTTTACAGAGTGATTGACATTGCAACTCATACAGAAACAGATGAGAAACTGGTAATCTATCAAGCAATGTATGGAGATTTCAACATTTATGCCAGACTAGTAGAAATGTTTCTGAGTGAAGTTGATCATGAGAAATATCCTGATGTAGAACAGAAATACAGATTTAAAAAAGTAGGAGAAAAATCATGCAGATGACATTGATCTTAAATATTTTTGAAAAGTTAGCGTTGGCGCTTGGAACAATCGGGCTTGTAGGTTTTGTAGTGTGTCTGATCAGTGCAATCGCACTGAGTGTGAAAAACAAATCTATCGAGCCGTTGTATAGTGTATTTCCACCGCAGCCTTGGTATTTGAGTTTTATGTATATTTCAATTGGATTTTTATTTTTGATTAAATATTAAGGAAGGTTGGTGTAGAAGAATATTAAGAAATATATTCTTTTTTATTGGACAAGCAATGTTAACAACAAGCTTAACGATTACGATCAATATGTTGATAGGACTTGCTGTCGCACTATTCTTTTCTATAATTGAGAGAAGTGTTGATCCAATAAAAGATTTTAAAGCTTCAGGATTATTGAAGCTCTATATTCAATGGGCGATGATCACAAGTTATATTTGTGTGATTAGTGCTGGCATCGCAACTTATATATAATGTAATATTTCTAGTTACATTTCTAATGACTATTCGAGGAGAAATATCTATAGATTAGACATGTCTTATTTCTTCCATATGATGACTTTAAAATTTTGTTTTTGTCTACGTTTTAATTTTTGTAGGTAAAACAATACAAAACAAATACATAAGAAAGGTTTTATCAAGTAATCCTAGGTAAAACGCAGTGTGCTGCCTTGTAAATATAAGGTTTAAATGACAGAAAATAAAAACAAAACTTTCAATCCGCTGAATGTAAGTAGTAAATTTGCAATATGCGGATTACCTATTCGAGTAGATACATATAAAACATGTAGTTTTGGATGTAAATATTGTTTTTCTAATTATAGGAAGATAATGGAATTTGATAAAAATTTACAAATTGGTAATGTTAAATCCGTTGAACGTCGATTAGATAAAATTTTCGTTCATAATAAAGTGGATAAAACGAATTTTTTAGATTTTTTAATATCTCAACGATATGATTGGCATTGTGGTGGTATGAGCGATCCATTCCAGCCAGCGGAAGAGAAATTCCATATTACAAAACAGTTAATTGATATTACTAAACAATACAATATTCATATTTTATTTAGTACAAAATCTTCAACACTGTATGGTTGTGAAGTTGATCCAGATTTACACACCTTCCAAATGTCTGTAACAAATGTAATTAATGACAAATCAATAGAGCCAAATGTTCCAGATATCTTAGAAAGATATAAATTATATCGAAATTTAAAAGACAATGGATTTAAAGTAGGAATTAGAATCCAACCATTCATTCCAGGAATTTCATCTACAGATATTATTGATATGTTTCATGACGCAGATCATTTTACTATCGAAGGTTTAAAAATTGTTCCACAAAATAAGGAACATAAAGAATACCTATTAAAACTTACTGGATTAGACAAATCTAGCTTCACACAAATGGGGTTATTAAATTTGAAGCCAAAAATTAGGTTAAATTTATATCAGCAGTTAATTGAGAAATTACAGCAATATTCTATTCCGTATAGTATTGCAGATAATGATTTGCATTATTTAAGTACATCAAAATGCTGTTGTGGAGATGTGTTGACAAATAAAACAACAGACTTTAACAATACTGCAATGATATACAAATATGGAATTGACTACACCAAAGAAGAGGTTGATTCAGAATTAACTAAATCTAATGTGTGTGATTGCAAATGCTGTCAGTTATTCACATCAAATAGACAAGAAGGATGCGTAACTGTCCAGGAATTTTATGACAAAAGATTTGACCGCAAGTCAAGTCCATTTAGCCCTAAATTTTTATATAAAGGAGAATAAAAATGCCAAAAGAACCAAATACAATTACGATCATTAAATATGACGACTGGCAATCTATTGAAGTCAATGGGACTAAAATAGAAAACCATAAATTAGATGTTGATGATTTTACAGATGTTTTAAAGGAATTAGGGTTCAATGTCAATGTAGTATGGGAGGATTCAGATGTTTAAAATACAAGAAATTGGCAGGTCTCCAACACCTAAGAAACCAATCACTGTATATGCAGTTCGTGAAGATAAAGATAGTGACAGTTGTTGTGATTTTGAGACAGTTGAATTCCTCATATACAAAGACGATAACTGGGTTTGGGTAAGCGGCTTGTGTTATGAACCATATGGATTAAATGGATCATGTGAAATATAAAAGGAGAGTTAATTGTTTCAGAAATTAAAAGAGAAAATTAGAATATGGTTGTTCGAAATCCTGCAACCAGATATTGATGCCTTAAAAAATGAAATTAATGAAAGTAACACTACATTAAGATTTGCCACAAACAACTGCAATGAGGCGGCTCGTCAGTGCCAGATTTCAACAAAGCAGAATGAAGAAATGAAGAAGATGTACAACGAAATTACTGACGTAGCAGTTGACGTTGGGTTTCATGATTCAGAGCGTTCGTGGGCAGTCGTATGTATTGCTGGGAGACCTGAATATGTAAAATTTATTCCTTTAAGCGGTGCAGATGCTAGAACTGTTATGAATTTTTTAAGACAATTTCAGTATTCACGGACCATTGTTGATAGTCCTCTAAGATTCAAAGATGTGCTTCAGAGATATTTTATATAGAAGGAGATTAGCTATGACAAATAAACAAACAACACTGATTATTAAAGATAGAGCAACAGGCAAAACTACACAATTACTCTATACGAGTGCTACAACACAGTATCCGATTATTGTGCAGAATCATTCACAGGTCAAGCTATTATTAGACAAAGCAAACGATCTTGACTTAATTATTCCAGTGCCTATGACTGTAGAAGAATGTAAGAACAAGTATGGAATGAATTATGATCATGTTCTTATTGATGAAGGATACAATTTAATTGGCGAAGCTCTTGATGCTTATATGGGAACGCATGTGGTGGCAGTAACTTTGACTGATAGAGTAAAAGAATTTGCAGACAAGAAAGTGGTGAGATTGTAATGGAAGAGCCAAATTATATAACAGTTGGACAGCTTAAAAAGAGTTAGCAAAACACCCAGATCATATGCCAGTTGTTGGCATAGATAATGAATTTATTACTACGACAGAACATGACACTATTGCACTTGAGGATGGTGTAGGATTATACGAATTTGGAGTTGTGAGAATTTGTTAATTGATGACTTTAGTTAAACAATAAACCAGAAAGGAAAAATGAGAGTGTAGCTACTGTAAACCATATGGGCTTTCTGGTAAAGACAAATAGTATATCAAGGAAGTAAAAATAGAATTGCAAAATATATTGTACCAATTATTCAGAAATATATTAATGATAACAATATTGAAACATACATAGAGCCATTTTGTGGAGGAGCCAATATTATTGATAAGATTCAATGTAAAAACAAAATTGGTGCAGATATTAATGATGAATTGATTGCATTGCTGAAATACGTTCAAGAAAATCCAACAATTCCAATTGCTCCAGAAATTTGTTCGAAGGAACATTATATGGATGTTAGAGAAAATCGTAAAATTCATAGTAATAAATATTCCAAAGAGTACACTGCTCTGATTGGTTATTGTGCAAGCTTTGGAGGGAAATACTTCAATGGCGGGTTCGGACAAGATAAGACTGGAAAAAGAAATATTTATTATGAGAGAGTGATTAATTTACGAAAACAAGCGATTTCATTAAAGAATATTTCTTTTATGTAATTAATCATAAATTTGGAATAAATAGTTTTTCAGTTGCCTTTTGCCCGTTTGTACGATTAGCGTCTTGACACACTGTGCGTTCTTTTTGCCAAATGCATTTAAATTCTTCACTTGGCATATCGTATTCGCTAATAATAACAAGGTTATTTTGTGCAATATCATGGCAAAATTTATAAAAATAATCATAATCCATACAACTTTTAGCGTAGTTGCTCGTACCTTTGTATGGTGGATCAAGATATAATAAGCAATTTTTTACATCCTTGAAGTAGTTATAGTCACATGACATAAAAGAAATATTTTATCGCAAAATTGACCGTCAAAAAACCCTTATTTTGCAATGGTTTTGGTCGATGCGATTTTAAGAAATTTTAGAAAAATGAAGAAAATCAAGGAAAGGCGAGACCAATGATTGAAATTTTAGAAAAAGGAACACGCAAACAATGTACCTGTGAAAATTGTGGTGCGGAGTTGAGTTATGAGAAAAATGATATTAAAGATAAGCCAAAGCGAACGATTGATTTCAGAACTCTCAAACCAGTATATCCGCCAAACTATATAATCTGCCCACAGTGCAAACATCCAGTAGAAGTTGAGGCAGAGAAAGATGATTAAGATTTTGAAAGATGGAACTAAACGTAAAGTGAAGTGTAATGGATGTGGCGCCAAATTAAGATTCGATGAATCAGATATTAAATCTGAACTTGTCGGATACAGCTATTGTAGTGGGTATGTGGAATTCATTCACTGCCCACAGTGTGGTCATAAAATTATATTGTAAAGTAAAACAACAGAAAGGTGGTGAAAAGCAGTGCATCCTAACCGATTTTTTGATGAATGTGGTATCAGAACAGGAATTGATACAGTTGAAATTTATGATGAAGAATTGCGATCTAAATTACGTGATACACACCCAAAGAATTTTATCAAAACCAAAATTGAATTGCCAGTATATCAAATCAAACTAGCATATTTTACAGCAAAGGGAAACTATAAAAATGCATACAGATATGCGGTATTCAACTCAAAAGATGATAATGAGTATTCTGATTTTTGGCTCGATATGTTTGTAAGAGATTACAATAATGAAAATCCAGATCATCCAATGATAGATTGCAAAATATTGGATATGCAATATATCGGAGACGCTGTGCTGCCGATTGGTTAGGTTTCAACCATCTGTACTAATTACCTTTAGAATATAAAGGTTTTCACGAAGATATGATTCAACGGATCGTTGGTTAGATTGTATCGAAAAAGTAATGTGATAGTGATGTAAAAAGACACTCACCAAGTATGGCTTTACCTCACGGAAAACGAAATAAATTTTCGTGAGGAAGTACATTTGGTTAAGAAACCTAAGAATATTGATGAATTATTAGACACATGCCCTGCAAACAAGACAATTTGTGACAACATGATTCGGGCATGGTCAATTATAAACAGAACTGATTATAAAAAGATTTTATGCTCAATTTCTGGCGGAGCTGACAGTGATGTAATGTTAGACATTATCTGGAAATGCGACATACATAACAAGGTTGATTACATGTGGTTTGATACTGGATTAGAATATCAAGCAACTAAAAATCATCTGAAATATCTTGAAAGTAAATATGGTATTGAGATTGTCCGACAGAAAGCGATCAAAGCAATTCCATTATCATGCAAGATTCATGGACAACCATTTATGTCCAAGTATGTAAGCGAAATGATGTATAGATTGCAAAGCCACAGATTCCAATGGGAAGATAAACCGTTTGATGATTTATATAAGAAGTATCCGAAGTGCAAATCTGCCCTTATGTGGTGGTGTGATTTACATGGGACATTAAACAACGGCAAAAGATTGAGTAGTTTTAACATTAACTACAACAGATTTTTAAAAGAATTTATAGTCCAGAATCCACCTCAATTTAAGATTTCTGGGAAGTGCTGCAACTACGCTAAGAAAGACGTGTCTCATAAAGCAATAAAAGACAACGGATACGATCTAAGTATTATAGGTGTTCGGAAAGCCGAAGGCGGAGTAAGGGCATCAAGATATAAAAGCTGTTTTGATGAAAAGGTCGGGCGGTGTGATCAATATAGACCGATTTTTTGGTATTTGGATAGCGACAAATCAGAATATTGTGCATATTTTAAGATTAGCCATTCGGATTGTTATGAACGATATGGATTAAAAAGGACAGGCTGTTGTGGGTGTCCTTTTGGTAAAGATTATCAAAACGAACTTGATATCGTAAAACAATTTGAGCCAAGAATGTATAACGGTATCTGTAATATTTTTAAAGATTCTTATGAGTATACAAAGATATACAGAGAATTTGTAAAGGAAAGAAAGCTTGACATTAGATAAAGAAGATATTTATGACATTGCTAAGGCGGTCGTAAAAGTAATTAAAGATAAAGATATGATGAAGTGAAGAAAGTAGAAAAGATGGTTCCAGTTACTGAATGGGTTCCAGTAAAACAGGATTCATAAAATAAATGTTTTGTGTACAAAAAAAGATACCACCTCAATTAAGAAGTGGTATCTCGTATACAAAATTACACCGTTTCCAAACTAACTAAGTTGATTTATGTGCAAATTTATTATAGCACAGAAAGGAGAAAATGTGAAGACGACAAAAACAATTGAAGAATATTATTGTGATTTTTGTGGGGCTGAATGTACACACAATCACTATGACATTACACTCCCTTTCATTACATCCAATGGATATTCAAGCAGATTCTGTGCAGGCGAGCCAGATGATAATTCTATTATAATCCAACGATTAGATTTGTGTGGTAAATGTATGAGGATAAATGCTCGGATAAATACATTTCTTTCAAACGCTTGCAAGAATGAGGTTGGAATTAAACAAACTGCCAAACAAGATAAGTTTGCGATCCCATACATTGACACTATTGGTTCATTTGCAAGTCGTAATCGTTATCCAAAAACAGAACACACAATGACGATTGAATATGATGAATGATTAACAAAATGCATATAACAGAGGATGTAATTAATGAAGAAAACAGAAACAAAATATTACTGTGATTTCTGCAATAAAGAGTGTACCGACAAACATCATAAATTAATAATACCAACAATCGAACAGCTTGCAGTGAATAGTTCTGATCAGTCAGTTCTTGGTTCTTCTGAGGTAGATGTTTGCCATAGATGTGCAGAGATGGCGGCTGTTACGTTAAATATGATAGCAAGACACACGCAGCAGTGTAAAAAGTGTAATGGTTCAATAACAAGAGACGTTACCGAATACGAGAATTCATCTATAATCAAACGGATCAAAATTACGATTGACTGTGACTATAGCAAAAAGAAACAAGAGAAATAAAATTTGACTTTGAAATAAGAAAAGGAGAGATAAGAAACTTGGCAAAAGAAAGAGCGTTAGCACATATTGAAGAAATTGCATGGATTAAACCGATTGATGGTGCAGATAATATCGAACTAATTGGTGTTCTTGGTTGGGTATTAATCGCAAAGATTGGTGAATTTAAAGTTGGGGACAAAGCTGTATTTATTGAGATTGACAGTAAATGTCCATCAGATGACGAGAGATTTGCCTTCTTAGAAAAGAAGCATTACAAAATTAAAACAATGAAATTAGGTAAATTTAAATGCTTTAGTCAAGGATTAGCATTGCCACTTACATTATTCCCAGAATTATCAGACAAGAAAATTGGCGATGATGTTACAAAAGAATTAAGAATTACATATTCTTCCGAAGAAGATCGTAAGAGAAAATCGAATAAAGTAGATCCAAACGCTAAATATAAAGCTATGGCTGCAAGACATAAAGAATTTTTCTCAAAACCAATCATCAGAAAAATCATGAGGTACGACATTGGTAGAAAACTTTTATTCTTATTCTTTGGTAAGAAAAAAGATAATCCTAAACAGTTCCCATCATGGATTGTGAAGACAGATGAAAACCGAATTGAAAATTGCCCATTCTATCTTGAGTCTAATGAGGAGTGGGTTCAGACAGAGAAAATTGATGGAACATCTTGCACATATGCTGTTGATCGGATGAAACGTGGCAAAAACAAATTCGAGTTTGTTGTATGTAGTAGAAATGTCCGACAGGCTGACAGAGATCAGGAATGTTATCATGACTCCAATATTTACTGGGAACTTGCCGACAAATATAACATTGAAAAGGTTTTAAGTGACTATGCCATTGCAAATAACTACGATCGTGTTGTTTTACAGGGAGAAGGTACAGGTAACGTACAAGGGAATCCTTATAAACTGAAAGAAAATCGTTTATTCGTATTCAATTTGGTAGTTGAAGGAGTTCGTAAAAGTACATTAGAAATGGCAAAATTCTGTGATGATAACAACTTGGAGCATGTGCCAATTATTAATGAATATTACAAAACACCTGACACTATGGAAGAAATTAAACTTCAAGCTGACGGATTCAGTATTATCAATCCAAAGGTTAAGAGAGAAGGATTTGTATACAGAAGCCTTGACGGACAGCAAAGTTTCAAAAATGTCAGCAGAGAGTATCTGCTAAAACATCAGTAAAATAAAGGGTTTTTGACGATTGAATTTTTACATAAAACTCGAATTTTATAACACGAAAGGAGAATCATGAGCGAAAGAAAACCAAGACTTACACTATTATGTGGTTTATCCGCATCAGGCAAATCACAATACATAAACACTGTTTCACAAGACAGTGGCAATGAAGTTATCACTATATCAACAGATGGTATTAGAGAAAATATATGTGGAAGAGTAGAAGATCAGTCCAAAAATAAAGAAGTATTTCAGACATTTCATAGTCTAATCGTTAAATATCTTAAAAATGGTATTGACGTTGTAGCTGAAGCAACGAATATTACTATGAAGTCAAGACGATCTATTCTCAACGTAATTAAAGGTATTGATTGCGAAAAGGTTTGTGTGGTCATCGTAAAACCAATTGGTGAATGTAAAAAGGACAACATTGACAGAGAACATCCAGTTCCAGGACATGTAATTGACAAACAAGCAAGAAAATTCCAGATTCTATTCCTTGAAGAAGGATGGGATGAAATTAAATTTGTTGATCATATTCACAATAAAGACAAGTATAACTATAGACTTGAAAATACATGGATTCCAGAAATATATAACGACTTTGACCAGAAGAATCCGTATCATATGGAATCTCTTGGTAAACATATGACGGATGCTTACGATTTTTCAAAAAAGATTCATAACGATTATTCAGTGTCAGTGGCTACAAAATATCATGATATGGGTAAATTATATACTCAGACTTTCGATGAAGATGGTGTGGCACACTATTACGGACATGAAAATATTGGTGCATATATGATGTTGGTCTATGAGGTTGCAAATCAGCATTCTTTATTTGTGAATCATAATATAGGAGACATTGCTTTCTATATTAATTACCACATGTTACCGTTCCAGTGGAAACCCAACGGTACTAAAACAGAAACAAAATGGGCAAAACGCTTCGGATCAAAAAAATATCGCAACTTATGGGATATGCATATTGCTGATTTAATAGCATCAAAAAGAAAAGATAAAGATGTATGCACAGAAATCCTTGAAAATCGAGGACGTGACGATGAATCCTAAGTATAACCCACCTAACCCAGACGCTCAGTTGAACGACCCTTGCTATTACGATTCTGAGCAGTTTGAGTTAGAGGAAGAGTTTGAACTACAAAATTACCCAGATGACGAGGAGGATACAGATGATTAAATTACACTTATGGCAGTTTATGCTTTGCAATTTTGGAACTGTTGCCATTGGCACATTTCTTGGTGCGATGGTAGCAGGCGGATTCCTTATCCGTAAACTTGACATTGCTAGGCTTCAGGAATTGATTGATGACAATGAAGCAAAGATTGAATTTCTCGAACAGGAACGAGAAGAAATTGATGATGAAGATAATGATGACATTATTACAGGCGAGGAGGACGAAGAGTAATGGAAGAACTTTCCAAAGCGGTTATTGAGTTACAGCTCTCATATGGCTTGAGTCTGCGAACAATTCAGAAGATGGTGCGTGATGTATACAAAAATACAAATGATTCACCGCCAACAGGTATTACACCTAAGACAACTAAATCAAAATCAACTAAATAAGGAGTGAATTACTACGGCTAATTTCTTACAGCGTAAAGAATATTTTGGGAAGTATCGTGTTGTAGCAGCATATAACATGGATACTAATGATTTCCCTAGAACTGATGCAGGATTAATAGATCCTAGCTTTGATGATTTATACATAAGATGCTCATTTGGCAATCAGATATATTACTATGGCAAAGGCAAGCATAGAGGCGAATATACCCTTGTAGCTTATATCCCCTCATTAATAAGAGGGCATAACATTATAAAAGCAATTCGAGAGATAGACGAAGATATTCCATATTATATAGAAGAAACTGATAAAGAAGTGTTGTTTAGATTTGATGTGAAACATCTGGATACTGTTGCCGAGTTGCTGAAGGCACAGAAGAGTAGAATCTGTGATGATGGAACTTACAAATATATCTCACCTTTTTCACCGAAAAACTTGCCAAAAACACCTTATAAAATTCCAGATGAGGAATTAAATGCCTACAAGAAATTAACTGCAAATTTGAAGCGTGAGGATATGTATAAGGTAGGTCATATTGCAAAAAGTTTTATGACAAAAAAGATATGTTCACACAAGTTTACATTCCAAGACTTGAAAGCAGAACAGAAGAAGATGGGATTGAAAGGCAAAAATTATATTCATGCTAAAGGATTATGGGATGAATATTGCCGATACACAGAAAATGAACTACGCAAGGAGAATTTACTATGAGTACAAATAATGTAATGATGACTGAAAACGATAAAAGAAATGTAGGAAACGCAGACTTACAGAAGCAGATTAAAGAAGTAAAACACAAACTTGATTTCATTAAAGATGTGGACAAGCTGCTCAAGAAATATAAATTGCCAAAAGATTATCTGTATCTGGCGGCTAAAAAGTCAAGTCTTAACACGGATCGTCAGTTATATATGATCGAAGTTGAAACATTTAATGACGGTGTATATGACGGCAATGTAAGTTTAATCGTACATGGTACTGAAGATGAAGTGAAAAAACAGAAAGATTTATTGGTCGAAAAATTAAAAGAGCAGTACAAAGACGAACCAGAAATGACTTTTGAGGATTCTTACTATAATGAAGTCGGATTACCTCTGATGCTTTGTAAACGATAGTTTACATAACATGATAGCGAAATATTGAATTTTGTGAAAATTGCACAAAGAAAATGGAAAGGAAATACATATATGGGATTATTAACAGAAAGCGGATTAATGAAAGTTGCAGAGTTTGAGAAAGTATCGTTTGACCAGTTCGTACAGGACTGGGAGAAACAGATAGTGAGATATCCAGAAGAATCAATTTATGGAAATTTAAAATTACCTTATCGTAAGACAATTGACTCCGCAGGGCATGACTTTATTAGTCCAGCAGACATTACAATTCGCCCAGGAGATGCACGAGTTATTCCTACAGGAATCAGATGTAAGATTGAAAAGGGATGGGTGCTATTAGTATTCATTCGCAGTAGTTTGGGCATCAAAGCACAGGCTAGAATTGGGAATGGTACAGGAGTTATTGATGGGGACTACTATCACGCAGACAATGAAGGGCATATCTTTATCAAGGTTGAGAATCATGGCAATGCACCACTGAAACTCAAGAAAGGTGATGCGTTTGCACAAGGAGTTTTTCTACCTTATGGTGTAGCCGATAAAGAAGCTGTAACAACTAAAAGAACTGGCGGAATTGGAAGTACAGGTAAATAAATGAATTATTTTGCACAAACAAAAGGGCTGATCAATGCTGTGGATATGAAAGAGTATTCACAGCAACAGTCCGATGCACAATTAAGCGAAATATTTGATGACTTATATGATGAATTAGTAAATGACATATGGGAAACCGCACAGACGAATGGCAAAACAGAAATATACCGTAAGACACAATCAATGTCTTGTGATACTGACAAGTCACTTGATTCTTGTATTGCAGTATTAGAAGACTTCATGAACAAAGGATATGTTTGTATTGTGACACGTAAATATGTTGATTGTACGAGATATTACTATAAAATCTACATCAGTTGGTCAGGGCATCCGCCTAATATTCACGGATATGTAACAGTTGGTGATAAAGATAAAGAGAAATTAGTATTCTCTTCATATTTAAAATAGAAGGATTTATATATGATTAAGATTGAACACCCAGTATTCCCAAGTCCAGAACAGTGGATGTTAGACAATGTACCATATTTTAAAGACCTTGTAGAACATATTCAAGGATTCAAGAAAATATCTTAAAATCCTTATTTAATGATTGGAGATTATCGCATATGAAAAAAAAAGAAAAACCACAGATTCCAATTTGGGAACGAGCCAACTTAACTATTGATGAGGCTTCTGTTTATTTTCACATAGGAGCTGCAAAATTACGGGAATTAGCAGATAATCCAACTGTAAATTTCGTGCTTGAAATTGGAACAAGACGTTTAATTAAACGTAAACAATTCGAACAATATCTTGAAAACAAAAGATATCTGTAAACCTTAAATTGTAAGGAGTTTTAGTATGTGTTATAATCAATATATAGTATTAAAACTCCTTTATTAAAGGAGAAACTATGGCAAAAACGAAAAAACAAAGTAGAAAGGATAGTAGAGGCAGAGTATTAAGAAAAGGAGAAAGTGAAAGAAAAGACGGTACTTATATGTATCGTTACATGGATGAGTGTAAAAATCGGAAGAGTGTTTATGCAAAAACATTGTCTGAACTAAGAGAGAAAGCTTCTAAAATTGAACGAGATAAATTAGATAATATCAAATTATCTACAAACTATACTGTTGATCAATTAGTAAGACTGAATTTAGAAATTCATAAAAATATCAATAAACTTGCTATTAATACATTGACATCAGATGAGAGAACTTACAATGCACATATAAAAGATAGCTGGTTGGCTTCAAAGAAAATAAAAGACGTAAAGAAAAAGGATATTCTTTTATTTTATGCTGAGTTATCTAAAACTCTTAAAAACTCTTCCATTCATACAAGCGTTCACAAGGTACTGCATCAAGCATTTGATTTAGCACTTGAAGACCAGATGATCCGTTTTAATCCAACGAAAGACGTTCTAAAAGATTTTCCTAGTGACGTAGAAGAAAAGGTTATTTTATCATCTCAGCAATTAGAAGAATTGGGTAAATATATGAAGGATCATCCAATTTATTATAAGTGGCATCCATTAGTAGTTATATTTACAGAAACTATGATACGTGCAGGAGAATTATGTGGATTAACATGGAACGATGTTGATTTAGAACGTAAAATTATAAAAATAGATCATCAGATACAACGGAAAAATGAGAATGGTAAAAGCGTCTTATATACTTGCCCACCTAAATCAAAGAAAGGAATTAGAACAATTCCATTAACTGATGAGGCTTATCAAGCTTTTGTGACGCAAAAAGGTATTCAGCGTGCTCGTGGAATACATTCCAATGTTTCCATAGACGGTTATCATGATTTTGTTTTTGTAACAAACAGAGGAACCCCTCAACAACCAACGAATTTGGGTATTGTACTTAAAAGACTAACATCTGATTATAATTCCAATAACGATCTTCAGATTCCTCATTTGGCATGTCATGTACTACGACATACAGGATGTACTATCATGGCAAAAAGAATGTTTAGACTTGGTCTAAATCCTAAAATACTGCAAAATTGGATGGGACACTCTTCATTAAAAATGACATTAGAATATTACAATCACGTTATAGAAGAAGAATCTAAGAACGCAATGAGTGAGATTAATGTCTTTAATAACAACGAATCATCATTGCTTAGTATGAAAAACATTGAATTTTTAAATCGACTGAATAACTTATCTTCGCTTTCTAAATGTGTGTAATTATTTTTTATTGTTAATGTTTTTACACCATTTTTTACACCAAAAAAGATTTTTTTATGAAAATTTATGAAAACTTATGTGTACTATACATTGATACGTATACATTGATACTCTTGATTTACTATCTTGAAATTTAAAAAATATGTGTATAAGTTTAAAAATAAGCTTTTATTACCATATTTACACTGAAATAAGAAAAACATAGAATTTTGTATGCAAATGCAAAGTTCAAATATTTCCTTGATTTTTAAATGATGGAAATCCGCATAAAATAAAGGAAAACTGCAATAAAGTAAAATTATAATTTTAGACAAAACACTTAGTTACACCAAATTTACACCAAATTATAAAAATAAGCATTTAAGAATATAATTGGAACAAATAACAAATTAATTATGGAGTTTTAATGCTATAGATTCTCTTAACCACAGGTTTATTATAATCTGTGGTTTTTCTTTTATAACCTTTACACCAAACACACGTTCGTGTTATAATACTCAAGAGGTGAAATAAAATGTATAATACAACAAACATTCCAGAAGCTACTAAGAGAGTAAACATCTCAGGAGACACACCACCAGACATTTGGATGTCTATGTTAGATTCTTATGGTAAGCTTCAAAAATTCCACATCAGAGAATTACTTCTACAAGGCACTAGAAAAGAAACCAACTCAGCAAGGCAAGAACGTGAAGTAGAATATTACAAAAGCAGAATAGAAGTGTTAGAACGATTCAACATCTCTACTAAGACAAAGATACTAAAATACATCCCATCATCTGGTACATGGTATATTTGCGGAGAATATGCAGACTTATTACGATCACAGAGTTACCTGAACAGATAAGGAGACAACACAATGAGAATATACGAATACAACGAAAGCACGCAGACGCTCAATACAGAGTGCGGATTATTCCATATAGGTGACATAGTACAACTTACAGAAATCGACTCTCAGACGCCCATAAAAACAGCCTTATATGGAGCTAGAATTGATTCTACAGAATACGTCCTTTCATTCTTTGACGAGAAATGTGGGCTTCCTTTATACTTGTCTGAGCATGAAATAGATGATATGTGTAGAGTATCAAAATCGTAAAAAATAGGGTACACCAGAAATTAACCTGATGTACCCTTAAATTTTTATTCTGCTTATATTTACCTTCTCCGCAGTAGAGAATAACACTTCTTTATCACCAACAAATAAAACTAATAAAGAAAATACCGACTGATCGCCAGATCAATCATAACTGTTTCTTGTGTCCTTTAAATAACTTTTCAGTCTTTCTGCAAGAACCCATAAACTCTTCGCTTACAAGATTCTTGTTCCATTCTTGCAGAAATTCCTTGGACTTTTCTGGTTTTGTCACTACCATCTTATTTCTTTTCATACTCTTTAACATTTCTTTGTGTAAGACAGTTTAATCCAACCATCTTTAGTTTTACCCCAACCATTCTTAACAGCTTTGATTGTAACTGTTGTGCCTTTCTTGTAAGCGTCTCTGACAATAGCAGCCGTTGTAGATGGAGACTTACGTACATTAAGAGCAGAAGCAGTTACTTTCACTTTGTAAGATTTGAACTTAGAAGATGCTTTTGGTTTTACTACTGTAGAACCAGAAATGTCTGCTTTGAATTTAGCCCACTGTTTATTATTTTTTCCACACCAAGGTTCTGGGCACTGTTTTCCCGATACATCATTGTGCCTTAGAACATGACTGGCAGGAATATTGTATTTTTTCATAAGTTTTTTAGTTAGACTAACAGCATTTTTATATGTAGCCTTAGGAACACTTCCTACAGAATTAGCCATTTCAATGCTTAGACTGTTTGCATTAGTACAAATCTTATAAAATTTTGCACCTCCATTAGCATTTGTAACAAATCCTCCAACTGCCCATGCTACTCGATTAACAGGAACAGATTTCCATACAATATCTCCCTCATCAATGAAATAGTGTGCCCCAGCAGCTCTCGTATTACCAGTGGCAAAATAATCTGCATTGTTCTTAGCGGAATCTCCGTCATTCCCTGTGAAATGGATTACAATAAACTTAATAGAACTCGTGCTACGCTTGCTTCCATAGCTTACGCTTTTAGCCGTTCTTGTTTTAAATTTTAATGCCATAAATATCAAACTTCCTTTCTTTTATCTAAAAAGAGCAGTCACCATAACAGCGACTGCCCAACAACTAATTATTCAATTACTAATTCATCACTTAGCAAATTATCCAACAATGTCGTCAGACTCTTTACCCTCTGCGACATCGTCTAATTCTTTCTCAAATAAATCTTTATCAACTTTTACAATTACGTCTTTATCTGCAACCTTTTCCATGATCTGATCAATTTCATCGGCAGTTAATCTACCATCACGTAATGCGTAAGCAATCTTATCTCCTGTTTGTGCAAACCAAGTAAAGCTATGATTCTTCCAGTTGCCATAAGCAGAAGTACCAAATACAAATACCCAACCTACAATCTGGTTAATCACATCTTCATGTACGTCAATCACAGGTTTACCTGCCGCAGTTAATCCCATATTGATCCACGCTAACACCTGTAAAATCAAGCTCACAACAGTATGTGGTTTAACTTCACTCCAATTAATACTTGCCAAAAATTCTTTAAATTTGTTCATAATGCAATCCTCCTTTGCAATAAAAAAGACCTACAAGAATGACTCTTCATCCTTAATAGGCAATGCTTTAATTTCTTTGTACATTTTTTCTCCAACGCCATTTTGATGTAATTGGTCATGGTATACCTTATAAATAGCATTGATGTTTTCAAGCCCCGTAGGGGAAATACAACCTTTTTGCTTGTAATACCTGTGGGCTTGTTTGATTCTGTCTCTTAACATTGCAGCAACACCTTCAGATAAAGCAACGTCTATTACGCACGCATCATCTAATTTTTTAGCCAGTTCAGCTGTATGTGCAAATAGTCGTTCCATGCCTACCTTTTGGTCTGTTAATAATGCGGCTTGCTCTCTCATCATGTCTTTGATAACTTGAATATCCTTATTCTGATTGCTCAAAATCTGTGTTAGTTTCTCCAAAGTTTCTGTATGCTTATCGATCATTAAGCGTTGTTGTTCAATCACTTCTTTTTGATGTTTCTTTTCTAATGAGGCTCGTGTTTCAAACCCAAACTTTTCGTTTAATTTGGAAGTGACATCAAAAATTTTATCTGCAAACAAAAGAACCGCAAAGACAAACACTGTCAATGCAGCCCCATGTTGAGATAAAAAATTAATTATAATATTCCAATTTTCTATCATGTAATTACCTCGATTATTTTATAAAAATCACTCCTTTAAGTCTTTACCAAACATATTCTGGTTTTTCTTCTCCAAATAATAAATATCTCAACCAATCATCTGTAACAATACACACTGCACTCAGTAAAATCCATAAAATTGTATAAGGTAAGCAAATCTGCCCACACAGATTAAAAGGCATTTGAGAGTAATCCCAAATGCCTAAACCTAACCATAAATTTAAAATACAACCTGCTATGAATTCCATTACAGTAACAATCAATCCTCCGAGAATCATTTGTTTACGAAAGGGCATAAGATGGTAGAAGAAGCGACTGTTATTGATCAGCCCAATAAGAATAAAGCAACTACCACCTAACACTCCCATTGTCCAATGTGTATATCCTCGCCAGATGATTTCAATTCCACAATAAGCAAATGCTCCAATAAGGAATAAGATAAGATATTTACATGATTTCTTTACATGCAACATTTATTCACCTTCTTTTTGATCTTCGTTCTCACTTTCATCTTTACAAATAAGCTGTAAAATCATGATGTCTCCCTCAAGAATTCCTTGACAATTCTCAATAACATCACAAACTTCGCTAAAAGTCATTCTCATCTTATGGAACTCAACCCCTGAGTTTTCCATGCTTAAAGGATTAAACTCTGCTAAGAATTTCTGTCCGTTCTCTGTGCTATTGATCTGGGCATCAGTAGTGATATCATATTTCTGTAAGAGTTTGCGTTTTTCTTCAAAATATTCCTTCAGCTCTTCTTGAATCTTTCTAATATTCTTGGCAAGCCCAGCACTTAAAGTACATGGTACTAATTCACTGTTTTTCATAAGGAATGCATAAATTGTATTTAACTGTCCTAAGATCATATCTGCCTGCATATTTGTCATTTCCATATTAATTTTCTCCTTTTCTCTGTTAAACTAATTATTCTTCAGTCGTAACTGAATCTTTTCCTATTTCATCTGTCTTATCAGTCGTAACTGAATCTTTTCCCCCTGAAGGAGTAGTAGGTTCTGTCGACTGTACAGGAATTACTTCATATTTAATTTCAATCTTGTCCAATTCTTCTTTGCTAGCAGAACTAAAAATCTGTTGTTTGATGACATTCATCTGCTGAAAGTAAGGATAGACAAATGCCTTGATCATTGCTGTTAACTGCACAAATTCCTCAGCAGTGAATGTTTCACACGCACTCTTCTTACTATGCCATTCAAGAGTTACTTGCTGACCAGCACTAGTAAGAGCTTGATATTGCATAAAGTTCAGAGCCATTTCATTCTGATCTTCTTCAGATACTCCATAAGGCTTATCATTGAATTCTACACTCTGACTTGCTAAGAACTCAGCGAGAGCAGCTTTGTTTTTCTCCTGTAAATAGTTCTTGTACTCGTCAAGAGTCAAGGTATTAATATCAACAACCTGATTGACTTTTTCATCAAGTCGCTGTACCTGTTCTACAATATTTGCTCTTGTAAGAGATACGATCAGCGCATCTTCCCATTCTCCGTTAGAATTGTTATATAATCCCTGTTGTAAAGAGATTTCTTTATAATTGTTAAAGCATGTGTAAGTTGCAATCTGCACATCATCTCTGAAGATGTCTAATGTTTTAAAATTTGTAAATGCTGATTTAACCGTTTTTAGATCATCTGTGCAAACAACAAGTTTACATTCCATGTCAAAAGTCATGCTATTAAACTGCATAAGATTAAATACTTTGTCGTCAGAGCTATCTAATTTAACTGTGTATACCATATGTATTTCACCTTTCTTTCTGTTTTTGAGCATACAAAAAGAGCAGTCCGAAAACTGCTCTATGTACGATCAAATTTATGTTTTATTTAGTTGTTTATCCGTTCGTGAACCGCAACCAAGCTAAAGACTTGCTTGCTTCCTAGTCAATATCTCTAACGAGACAAGTTTCTCTAGGCTATCCCCGTAGTTCCTACGGTTTTATTTTCGTTATATAATCTCAAACCTTCGTTGAGAATATTTATTGATGCATTTATATCTCTATCATGATGCGTCCCACAGACTGGGCAAGTCCATTCTCTAATGGATAATGCTTTCTTTCCATCTTTGTGTCCACAATTAGAGCATATCTGGCTTGATGGAAACCAAGTGTCTATTTTAATTATTTCTCGTCCATACCAATTCGCTTTATACTCTAATTGCCTAACAAATTCACTCCAAGATACATCTGCAATTGATTTTGCTAATTTATGATTGCTCATCATATTCTTGACTTTCAAATCTTCTAAGCATATCTGTTGGTTTTCCATGATAAGCCTATGAGATAATTTATTTAAAAAGTCTTTTCTTTGGTTAGCAATTTTTTCATGTTGTTTTGCAACTTTGATTCTGCATTTCTCTCTATTCTTACTTCCTTTTTGACAACGAGATAAATCCTTTTGTAATTTTCTTAATTTCTTCTCAGATTTTCTAAGATATTTTGGATTTTCAATCATTTCTCCATCAGAAGTAATTGCAAATTCCTTGATTCCTAGATCAATTCCAATTTGAGTATCTACAACAGGTAATTTTTCTTTTTCCTCTTGATTTACCAAAACCGAAACATAATGGTTACCTGATGGAGTTTTAGAAACTGTAACTGACTTTATCAACCCTTCAAAATCTCTATGTTTCTTTATTCTTATTAATCCAATCTTAGGAAGTTTAATATATCTATCTGATATATAAATATTTCCGCCTTGATTATTTGTAGTATAAGAGTAGTAGTGATTTTTCTTGCTCTTGAACTTTGGAAATCCTACTTCTGGTCGTTTGAAAAAGTTGTTGTATGCAGTTTGTAAATTCATCTGTGCATTTGCTAAAGCAAGACTGTCAACTTCTTTCAACCATTCAAACTCTTTCTTATATTGAGCAGGTGTATTATTCAATTTCTTTTTTGTCTCTTTGTAGTAATCAATCTTATCAGAAAGCATACGATTATAGATGAATCGTACACAACCGAAACATTTTGCAAAATATTCTCTTTGTTCTTTGTTAGGATACAACCTATATTTATAAGCTATTAACATCTACAATCACTTCCTTTCTAAATAATTTGTTTATATTTCTAAACATAATGTAACACATTGCAAACACGATGCCAAACAAAATATTTATATTTCTAAACATTTTGTCTTGATAGATAAATTTATTATGGTATAATCTAAATCAAGGAGGTGTCATTATGATAAGTTATAAACCATTATTTAGATTATTATTAGAAAGAGATATGACAAAAACCCAATTAAGAAAGTCTGTCGGTTTCAGTGCAGCCACTCTTGCTAAAATGTCAAAAAATGAATATGTATCATTAGGAACTATTGATAACATATGCAAATTTCTTAATTGCAAAATTGAAGATGTTATAGAATTTCACCCTTGATTTCGTATGTAATGTTTCAATGTATTGCTACTTACTTCTCCAATCGTAGAAACAAAATATCCATCTGTCCAAAATGTATTTTCTGACCAATAATGTTTCTTTAGTTTCTTAGAATATTTCCTCCACATTTGGATAGTGGATTGTTGTTTTAGAACTCTTACTATTTGAAGTGGAGATATTTTAGGTATAGATTCAACCATCATATGAATATGATCTTTATCAACTTCCATTTCTTTAATCGTAAAATCATATCTCTTACTGATGTTGTACATTGTCTGTTTTATATCTTCTCCATATCTAATTAGGAGTTTCTTCCTATATTTACAAACAAATATAATGTGATATGTAAGAATGAATTTGCTATGATTTCTACTCTTATAATTTTTGTTTGTTTTATTTCCACTCATGTATATTATTCTCTATCTACATTTACATTCATCCACTAGGCTAAAGACCTAGTGGATTTCTGCTTTTTATCTTTAAAGCCCAAGTTTTGCTTCGATTGCTTGTAGGCGAGCTTCTAAGTTCTCTTTCTCTTGTTTGACTTGTTCAAGTTCTCTTCGTGTTTTTTGAATCATATGGGTATTTAATGCAATAAATTCTGTATAAGAAACACCATATTCCGTTTCAATATCGACTTCAACATCTTTTCCAAAACGCTTTTCAATATCTTCTTGTACGAGCGGTCTATGTGTTACTACAGCAAATTTATCAGAATCATAACCCTCGGATTCTAAGATGTCTTCTGTTTTATGGGCACCAAATCCAAAATGAGTTTTCTTACCATCGTAATCTCCAATATAATTGAACCCTATAGGATTTAGATTCATATAGAAATTTTCATATTGATCAAGAGTAGTAAAGTTTTCTTTAAGATTTTCGTCTGAAGTAGAAATGCTGTGTGATGCCCAGATAGACGAACCATAAAGTCGCAATTGTTGACTATCATCACCGACACATACACCTCCCCACGATGTTCCACGTGCAATTTGGTACCCATGCGCCCAATAAAAAGATTCGCTATCAGCACCAATGACAACTGCACCAGAACTATGCACTTCTGAGCAATAAAGCCAACCGTCCGCTACAAAATCTGTTGCATACAAATTTCGATAGCATTTGACTCCTTCTGAAACTGACATTAAATAATAGTCCCCATCAATACCAAATTTAAATCCAGTTGAATAAATTTCAACATTATTTGACGTACCTTGTATTCCTATATGTCCGTTTATTATAGAGACAGTATCTCCTTCATCTCCTAAATTTCCAGTTTCGATACTTCCTCTTATGGCGGCATTTTCTGCCCACAAAACTCCATCATACCCAACTCTAAAAGGAGCAGAATTGCTATCTTCAGCACCAGCCCAGAAAGCCTGATTTCCACCAATACCAGATGCATTACTTCCGCTGTTTGTCATCAGATATGTTGACGTAATATCATAGCGACCAATCTTACCATTCGTAGCAGTAATTGTTCCCGTAATATCTGCATCTGTGGCAGTTAATTTACCAGTGTGACCAACCTTAAATACGGCACTATTTCCGTTATCATTGCTTGTTGCACCCGCCCAGAAAGCATAAGCACTTCCGTACTTACCAATACCTGTATATTTACCAGATCCTGTCGTATACATCTTATTGCTAATTATAGTCCATCCCGCAATACTACCATTCGTAGCAGTAATCTCACCACTCAAGGTAGCATTCTTAGCAATCAAATTACCATTTGCATCCCAACTTAAATTAGGACTTGTAAAGCTACCATCGCTCAGATTCAAAAATGACCCTTGCGTACCACCAGAAGATATGTAGTTACGAGATTTAATGGCATCTGTTGCAATTTTGTCTGCTGTGATAGAGCCATCTACAATAAGTGTTCCGCCATACATTCTACGAACAGATAGGTTTCTAATCTTTGTTGTGCCTTCAAAATAGTATCCGTTTGATTGTAAAAATATTCGGAATTGTTTTGTAGCTGTAGAAGTAGTAATTGTAGTTTTTACGTGTGTTACTGGAGCAGCTTCAGATCCAGTTACTCTAGTCGCATACCAAATATTTGTTGCTTTGTTTGGAAGTCCATTAGAGCCAACAGTTCCTGTATATCCATAAACACCAATGGCTACACCAATATAATTTTTAGTGTCGGTTGAATTGTTTGCTCCCTTTGCATTGGTGGAAATATCATATTCGATAAGATAACTTTCACCGCCATTGCAAGGGAATATTTCAGAAATAAATTGATCTCGACTAATGCCTTGCGTACTAAACCATGTACCATCTGTATCATCAGTCACTGCAAATCCATATGTAGCTGCTGTATCTCTGGTTAGCTGAGAATAGTTTGTAAAGTCAGCTAATGCTATTTTACTAGCAGTAATAGTATTTGCTTTAATCCATCCACCATTGATCTGCGTTGTATCGCTTACTGCCCCATCTGTCCATTTTTTAACCATTGAGTTAAGGCTCGTTGTTGATGAACCATTATTAGTTACCCAGTTAACTGCACTAGAGGCATATGTAGTTGCATAAGAAGTAGTCTTTTCGATATATGAATTAGATACCAACCCTAATTGATATTTATTAGGATTTTCAATACCAATTACATAATAAATAATACCAGACCAACCAGATGTTGGAACAGTAATGTATCCGCTTAATCGATTCCATGCTGTTCTTTGTAAAGTAACTCTTGTACAACTGTTTGCAACGCATTTTTTCTCTGCTGTAAAAAACCAAATGCCTAAATTTGCATCGAAAGTTGTTGAACTCCAGTTAGGAACATTAATGTTATAATATATCTGTTCCCCAGGTTTAAAAATATTAGAAGCATAATTTGTAAATGGTACGAATTGTGCGGTGGTTTGGATGCATCGTCCACCAACATCATCAGAAACAATAGAAAATGTTATATTACCATAATTACTTGTTGGATTCGTAGGACTTACGGTAATTAAGTTTCCACTTGTAGGACTATTGATTTTATCCTGTGTACTCTTGGCTAACCCACTAAACTTAACCAACCCATTGAAGTTAATCCTCTCAGCAACAAGATCAGCAACACGATCAGTCAAAGTAAAATTACTAGAACTATCTCCACCCTTAACAATCCATTCAAATTTATTAGCGGTCTGATTAGCAATAGTTTCTACATTTACGATCTTTCCATTTACATCTTCAGGCGCTAGTGTGAATGGCGTAGCAGAAGTACCACGCTCAATCTTTAGACAAATTTGTGAAATGTCGGAAGGAGTAATGGCTGTAGAGCCAGAACCCCAACGAAGAATGATTGCCATGTATTTTGCGTCACCACAGTTGATTATTTTGGGGCTTGTTAGTGATTGCCACTCACTACCACTAGCTGGAACACCAATCGCTTTTTTGTTTACATCAAACAGCACATAATAGAAATTCAATTCTTCTTTAGATGAATTGGTGGAAGTACCAGCAGAAATAGTGACATTCCCAGACACAGAAAATACATCTTCTGTGCGAAGACGTGTAGCTAGAACTGTTTTAATTGAAGCATATGTCGAATTTGCAACATAGCTTACTGATCCTTGCTCCCAATTACTAGACAAATTACTTACTAAGTTCTGACCATTAATTTCATTGTCTTCAAGAGCTGGAGTGTAATCGGTTGGTTTTGTTCCACGCTCAAGTTTAGGACATGCATAGTAGACCTTGTCATCTCCAGACATAGAAGCTGTTTCTTCGAATCCAATTTCGGTCATATATGTATCAGTTGCCAACATATCTTTTGTAATTGTAAATGTGACAGAATATCTTGTCCAATTTGTGCCAACATTAAAAGCCGAACCATTGAACCAATAAGCATTTGTATTCCCTTTGAATCGGTACGAACAATTAATGCTTTTTCCAGATGCGTTATTTGTTTTGGCGTATAGAGAGTATGTCAGTGTATCTCCAACTTTAACCAATCCTCTATCAATAACATGTGATTTGAACAACCATGTCAACCTTCCCCACTGATTTTTAACCGACCATACAGGGCATCCGTTAAATGTTTCGACTTCGTCTGTTAACCAACCAACGCCATAATAATCTTTATGTGCTCTAATAGTTTGAGAATACAGCAATAAATTTCTTCCACCAATTTCAAGTCCATTAAAATCATCCTTAGTCACATAAGTTTGACTAACAGTCGTTTTAAATCCATTCATTGTTTGCTTAAAATCACTGTACTCATTCTTAAAACTTGTGAAGTTCTCACCATTGTCACCAATTACGCTCGTGACCTTACTGACTTTCGTACTAATACCCTTAATATTAGTCGTGTTTTCCACTAACTGATTTGTAATGTGAGACTGTCTAGCAACAGGAGTACCGTAGTAACAGTTCATGAGTTGACATTCTGAGATTGTTGAAATGGTTGTACCCAATGTGAATCCTTCATAGCTGTTTTTATCATTTACAACAACTTCAATACAGTTCCATCCTTTTACAAAGCCTAATGTCAAAGATTCACCAGTTTGACTATAAACATCACTACCACCAATCAATTTACCATTCAGATAAATATGTGCCCCATCATCATGAGCAAATGTAATTGCAACACTTTTAGCAGCAGAGAATTTTGTAAAAGTAAGAGCGTAGCCAATATAGTTTTCCGCAGAGTTCCATTGGATACTTAAATCTGTATCATTAAATAATACCGTTCGACTAGGAGTTAAATTCTTATTCTTTGCAAAAATATCAATTGTACTTTTACCCTGATCGGTACTATCAAACAAACTCTTAGGATAAATCTCATATCTCCATTTGTTCAGTCCTTCATTCGCTTTACTAATATCACCTTTGACCAAGTTTAAATCTTGCTGATAAGTAGTCTTTTCCACTCTTTGCTCAATGGCTTGCTTGTTTTTATCCACCTTTAAACTCACGTCAGATATTTCTGATTTTGTAGATAAAATCGCTGTTTGAAGATCCTCTGGAGCAGCTGACCAGCCAGTAGGGGAAGAACCTTTTTCAAGTTTTAATTCTTCAATTTTTACCCCAAAGTTTGGATTTGTATTTCCTCGACCTGGTTGGATAAAAGTGTAGTTAACACTTGTGTCGGTGGCGATTGTATCGGGAGTAGTATAACATACAACAATTCTATGACGTTTTCCGTCATTTAGAATTGTTCCAATTTGAGAGCTCCCTCCAGCGTAACTTGCCGTATCATAGACTTTATCATCAACAAAAAAAGAAGTATAAACAACACGTTTACCATTGTGAAATCCACCAAAACTATTTATGGTGCCACTTGTTTTTGTAAAATAATAAGATAATACATATTTAGAGTTTGGTTGATAATTATTATAACTGTCAAAACTAAATCCAGAATCTTTAGACTTGTTTGTAAAAATAACCGTGCCATTTTTTGTATAATCATCCAAACTTAATTCGGCTCCATCGATCGGATTTAATTGCGATTTTTGGATTAAATTCCTACCATCACCAATATCGCTCACATCATAAATCTTAGCAATACTACACGTATCATAAAAACTACTATCACTAGCAACGGCTCTGAAAGTAACCATAGTAACAGCGTCACTGTATAAACTACTATCTTTGCTAACAGTCAACACATTATTACTGACCGTCAAGCCTTTCTGTCCACTCACAACATCAGCAAAGCTAACGCCACCATCAATACTGTACTGCCATTTACCAAAACTGATTTCTCCTTGGATAGTAGGTCTGATTGTAATTGTGTTTGGTGCAAATGTTTTGCCACCATCTGTAGACTTGAAGTATTGAGATGAAGGTGTGATTGTGAGGTTTTTGGCATTGTCACCTTTTTGCCCAGTATCACCCTTATCACCTTTAACTTTAACCCAAGTATATTTACTAACATCAGTAGAATCAGCCTCAGTATAATCAGTGTAACTTCCCATGTAAATTCCAGTATCTTCACCAGAATTACCAGTAAATGTTTTTCCACCATCATTACTATATTTCACATGGAAGTAACTTGTTTTACCATCTTTGCCAGCTTCACCAGGTGTTCCGTTTATTCCATCTTTGACAGTCTGCGTATGAGTTCCTGTTGCATCTACAATAGAGATTGTCGTTGTACCCCCTGTTTTTGAAAGAGATACTTTTGGAGAGATACCGTCTTCACCATTCTGTGCCATCACAACAACATCACTCCATTCAGAACTTAAAATGGTATCTGTTGCTGTATTAGAAGATGCAGTTGCTAAAGTAACATATAATGGATTAGTACCATCTGGAATCTTCTGACTCCATCCATTATTAAGTCCGCTTGCCACGCCTGTGCTAAATGTATAGGTTACACTCGCAGAAGGCTTGCTTGGTTTACTTGTGTTTCTTTGATATAGATAAATCGTTGCAACATTTAACCCTGCTTTACCATCACTACCAGTCTTACCATTCTGTGCCAATACTACAGGTGCAGACCAAGCAGAAGTAGCAATAGTAGCCGTATCGTTTTTACTAGAAACAGAAGCAACAGTAACATATACTGCATCGGTACCTGTTGGAATTGCCGTAGACCAACCATTATTTAAAGTACCAGTAATCTTTGTTGTAGAGAATGTGTAAGTTAATGTATTGCTAGGTTTGCTAGGAGTAGAAGTTGCTCTTTGATATAAATAAATCGTTGCAGCGTTCATTCCGTTTACTCCATTGCTACCATCAATTCCTCTATAAGATACGCCGTATGATTCAGTTGAATTTCCATCTGAATAATTAACGATTGTCTGTGTCCATAAATATTTCCCTTGAGCAACAGTTGGCACATTACTTTGCCATGTTCCAGTAGGTTTTGTTGTTCCGCTGTCTCCAACTTGATATCTAACAGAAGTGCTAGTTGTTTTCACAGAGGTACCATCACTACCATTTTTACCATGATAGGAAATAGAGTAAGATTCTGTTTTGTTTCCATCACTATAAGTTACAGATGTTTTTGTCCATTGATATTGACCTTCTGGAATTGTCTGAGGACTTGTCTGCCAAGTACCTGTTGGGATAGTAGTTCCACTTGTAGATAATTGATATGTAATACTTTTGTTTATAATTGTAACGGAAGTACCGTCTTTACCTGCAATTCCTTGTTCGCCTTGAGGTCCCTGAATACCTTGAAGTCCCTTTTCACCTTGATCACCTTTTTTTGCGCAAGTCCAAGTAAGAATCTTTTTAAAAACAGTACCGTCAACAGTAATAGGAATCTCAATTTCTCCGCTATCATTTGGTAAAGAATTTCCATTAACAACAGAAATCGCAATAGCTGTATCTGTTTTAGCCACTGCGATTCCTTGTGTTTTTGCTATATCCCCAATTGTAAAATCTGTAACAGGTTTTGCCCCTTTCATAATAGTAATTCCAGAGGTGTACGCCTGTTCAGAAAGTGGGTTTCTATTCTTATCTGTAGCAAAAGAAATATTTTCATTCTCTAAGAAGATAGTATAGGCATCTTCGCCTTTTTTACCATCCGCACCTTGTATTTTAGTCCAGGCATATTGTGTAGGATCATTTGATTCTATAGAGCTTTCATTATTGTAAGAAATACCAATATAAATCGCCCCATTAGGATCATCGGTCATTCCTGTACCATTTGCATCTTTGGCATATTTAATCCAAGTGTAGAGAACCTTACCATCTTCTCCTTGTTGTCCATCTTTTACAAATAAGACATCTAATGTATTACTTTCTAATACCATTTATAGTTTTCACCTCCAAAATTAGTTATTATGTATTTTGTTTCCTCTATCTAACTCAGATTTCTACTGAGCATTTAATTTTTTGATTTTGTTTATCTTTTAATGAAACCGTTAACCTTGCACCAGTTCCAATTTGTTTCCATTCTGTTGATCCGCTTGATTGCTTGTACCAAACGTAGCTTTTGGCAGTAACTTCCTTACTTCCTTTCAGAACTTTGCAAGTACAAATTGTTTCCGTATAAACAGTATTGTTGTATTCAAAAGTAGTTCCGTTGCTACTATTTGCGACAACAGTGTAAGCAGAAGCTCCATCTGTAACTTTATATAAAGTCATAACATCATATTTAGATGTATCAGTACATTCCACTTTGACAACCACTGTTTTTCTATTTGCCATATAAGAACTTGGGATTGTAATTTGTGATTTATCTGAAGAAATGTAAGAAGTGTTTTCGATTCCATCAACATACCATTTGCTGATTCCTGCGCCATTATTGACCGTTGCGGTTAGAGTAATAGAAGTAGGGGAAATACCTGTGTCGGTTTCTGTAAAGACTTGTTGCCCTGTAAGAGATACAGAGTCGATTGCAGTGTTAAGATTCGCAATGTCTTCTGTTAGTTGGTCTAAACTATTATTAACAGATGTCATAGTGTTCGTATACTCTACTCCCCACAAACCGCCTTTGCCATCATAAATCTGTGTAATATCAACACCACCTTGTTCATTCGCCTCAACGATAGGAAAGTTCAGCTTATCTTTTGAAACAGACTTATCTCCAAGCATATTATTTACAATCAATCCATCAGCAATCGCATCCTTAGTGATACCTTGACTTGTCATAACTGTTACGCCTTTATTGTCTTTGATGATAATGCTTGGATTCTTGTTCGTATCATAACCAATTTGGATTCCAACATTGCCTTCAGTATCTAAAAACTGCATAGCTGAGCCGTTCATGATAAAGTTGCCATTCTCCGATAAGATACGCATTGTATCAGAGATTGTAATATCGCCTGCGGCTAAGTCACCGATTGTCATTTTCCCTGCGATACCATTGATGATCCATGCACTGTCAAACTTTGCATTCGCTGAGGATAGGTTGAATACGATACCTGTTTCTGTAGAAGAAGCACCGATGATTGCAGAGTTAATATTGGCAACGTCTGTATTTAACTTTTTAATATCAGCCGAATTAGCAGCAATATATTCTGAATTAATATATTTGCTAAACAACTCATTAAACTCAGCTTTGTCACCTGTGATGTTCCCGACATTAATTACTTTATAATTCAGATAATCTCCAAACAGTTTGTTAATTGTTCCTTGATCACTTAATACATTTTGTACACTATTGTTCACTGCATTTCCAAATAAGGAACTATTTGTCATTCTCTGAAGCATATTAGTCATATACTCAACAGAATCTTTAGAGTCGCCTGTTCCGACAGAAATACTATTTTTCTGCGAAGCAGCAGTATCGTCAAACAGATAAGAGAAATCATCCCTACCTGTTAGACTCGTGATCATGTTAGTATACGTCACACTAATTTCCGAACTTTTTGTGCAAGGATTATATGCAACTGTCAATAATCTTAACTTAACTGCATAATCATCACGCAAGCCAACTCGAATAAAGTTACCAACCGTAAACTGATTATGCCAACCTTGTTTATTATCCGAATCTACGTCTGCATATTCATTTAATGAAAGAATGTTATCGAGAGAAGTCTCAATCTGATATTGTGGTTGAGAAGTTTCAGAGATGCGTTTTAATCCATCTTGATATAATTCTTCGCAATGCTCGTAAGATGTTACTGCGTCGTCAAGAGAAGTAGTAAAGATATTATTGTTTGTATAATCTCCCATACGAACAATATTCATGACAGCAGTATATTCTTTATCTGTTAAGCCAAATTGCGGATCATTGAGTCCAGAATGAGTATTCATATCTGTCATGACATCGTCATATGGTTTCTTCTGAATTTCAAGTTCATCGACCTGTGCATTTAACTCTTTTAATTTATATAGAAGTGAGCCTTTTGTGTTTTCATCACCAAGCCAATTTTTGTACTTAATAAAATTCTTATGGAATACATTATAGGTTTTTTCATCCTTTACACCAGCCTTGCTGATTTCTTCATCAGTAAGGTCTTTCCAATCTTTTTGATATGCAGCGAGAATATCCATAATTTGTTTCTTATATTCATCACGCTTACCTTCAAGTTCTTTGATTCCATATAAATCCCAGTTTGATTCAAATTCATCATTATAATCAATCTTCTTATCATCGGCTAAATGCAAGTTTTGAATTGCTACCTTAATATTTGGAATAATATAATCTCTTAATTCTTGATATGTATAATATCCTTTATTGCTTTCTTTTAGCAAAGCGAGATATTTTTCATGATCAACTTCGCCAGAAGGAGTAGTCCAAGGTTTATAGACACGATTCTGAATATCATCTGGCTTATCCCATTTTGTATAATTTCCGTTTGAATCTTTCTCATGATCATCTCTTGTATCTACACTGACTTGGATTGTAGTAAGCATCTGCTCATGCATTTTTAGAGTTTTCTCAAGAGTTTCTTGATCCATTGTTTTATATTGAGCAATCTGGATTCCATCATTTGGTACACGATAGTAAATTTCATCTATCTTTGCCTGATATTCCGCAGACTTCTTTCCATTCTCAATATATTTAGCGTGGTTATCAATTTGCCACTTTTGCCATACTTTAACCTTATCAATAGTTTCTTGAGGGAAGTAATTTGTAGTCAAATAATAATCAAGATTATAAATCTGACTTCGACCATAATTGACTCTCGTAATATCTAACTCTTCATCTCCTTGAATTGTCAGAGCATTATACATTGTATCTGTTTGCGGAGTCATTTTGAGCATATTAAGTGCATTACGCCATCCAATGAAGATATTCGTGTCTTTCCCTATGTTTTCTTTAGCATACGCACTTACCATTCTATTAATTGTATCGAAATAAAATACGCATTTTACAACATTGGCAACAGTCGTATTAAGGAACGCATAAGCGTTGGTATTATCTGCCTCAAACGAATATTTTTCGTTCTTTATTGCAGGATCGATATAACCTACAGACCATCCTGGTACTCCTGGAGCTTTTTCTAATACCAAATGCATTAGCGATAATTCATGGTTTCTATCATTGCAAAATGTGATATATTCCTTCGCATAACCCATATCGTCTACGTTATTTGTAGCCAACATTTCCATAGAATCGGTTGTACCTTTGTTGAAAGACAAACCTTTCATATCTTTATCTTCAAAGGTTTTTTCATCAGAATATGCTTCACATGCCTTGTATTCATATCTGCCATTATCATTCTGTAAAGCAGGTTCTTGAAGTTGAAAATAATCAAGTCCTTCAAGATAAATTGTCATGTGGTCTTTTAATTTCTCATAGCCAGCAGATTCAATGTATTCGCCATCAACATCTATATATCTGTCTACATTAAAAGTAAGATGGTTAAAATCTTTTAATTGCTGTTCATATTCAACGCTTTTAATCTGTACTCCATTTAAAGCGCAAATAACAGTTCTGTCAGGACGGCATAAATAAATTTTTGCATTGTGTTTAATCATAACAGATCACCGATCCGTTTCTGTGGCACATCGAACTCGATTTTATAAGTACACGCACCTGTAATACTTACAACATTGTATCCATCATGAAGTTTAAGCCATGAAATATTTCCAACATCAGCCCATCCAATATCTTCAAAATTAGTTAGTCCCGTTACTGTACCGTCTGTCACCATGCAATGCTTACAATCAATACACACTGGTAAAGTAGGTCTGCACAGTACCGACATAGAGTTTTCATCACGAACTTCGATTGTTACTGTTTGACTTGTCTGGGAAGTGATCGTTACTTTTGGATAAATCTCATACTCCGTATCATCACTATCTACAAAGATGTTTGTTGAGAATTTATTACTTGTTGCAACTTCGCCAGAAATCTCATAGTGTTTCCATATAAAAGGTGTATCACAAACGAAACTACATTGAACAGCGTCAAGTTGCCCAAGTTTGCATGTGATCATCTTCCATCCGATATTCTGAAAGATTCCCCTGTAAATAACAGTTTCTTTATCATCTGCAATTCCTGTTAATGGTTTTACAAGAGTAGGAGAAGTCAACCACTTATTAATTTTTCTCTGCTCTGAATTTGTAAATCCATGTCCATTTTCTTTTACGAGGTAAAATTCATATGTGCTCTCATCAGAATACATTGCACCATAATGATTTGTCTCCTGACGTAACATTGTTTTTTCACCTTTAACAATCTCTCGTGAAAATCCCGTGATGTCATTTGTCACATCAAACTGCACGACCATCAGAGGTGTATCTAAGATTGTTTTTGTAGATTGTCCATTATATTCAAATGACAACATATATGTAATCTCCTTTCTGTATAAAATTTTGCATAAAAATAGCAGGCAAGAGTGCGTATTTCTACGCACCACTCAACCTGTTTCTTCCTTATTATATAAGGTTTTAAACTGGACGTTTACGACCAACGATTTTAGCCATGTCACGAGTAACTTTCTGAGAAGTATATTTATAGGATTCATTAACGATTCTTTGAAGATCTTCTTTAGATACTCCAGAAGGAACATTAATTGCACCAATAGCTTCTCCAAAGTTGACATTGATTTCCGTTGTGCCAATTCCATCCATAGTCATTCCGTTCAGTGTATGTCCGTTTGCTAAGGCATTTAATACCTTATCCTGTCTTATTTTATTTGCCAGATTAACAACATCGACAGTGGCGACTTCCTCCCCTACTGCGAGAGAAGCGAGACCATCATCTCCGTTCTTATGCACAGATTTAACTAATCCACCTTGTGCATAGCCTGTGACCTTGCTATCTGTCAGTCCAAGATCGCTTGGTTTGACACCATAATGTCCCAAGATGGTAGTAATCGTACTATCAATTTTTGTACCCTCTGAACTGATTGTTCCAGATAAAGATGTAAATGTCTCTTCAATCTTATCGACAGAAGAAGATAACTCTTTACAGTATTTCTCATAATCATCGTTCAGCTGTGTGCTTAACTTGTCAAGTCCGTCAATCTGAAGATTATAAATATGATCTTTTACTGTATCATCAAGTGCATCTTGTTTCTCTTGGAGTTCTGCTTCAAGACGTGCTTTTTTACTCTTCGATGCTGCATCAGCCACCCCATTAAGTGCATTGATCTGTGATTTTAGTATCTGAATATCCTTGTTAGAGGATTTCAATTGCTTGTCATATGTATAATAGTCATTAGATTTTTTTATAGCCTCAGAATATGCTGAAATAGTCTTGTTGATTGCATCCAATTTCTGCTTTGCGTTATTCTTCAGGATAGTTGTCACACTATCTTCGGCAGACTTAATGCTCTTAACTGCGTCCGCAATATCTTGATCACTCTTCTGAATTGCATCAGCCCATTCTGTGTCAGAATATTCATCACTATGCTCAGCCATTTTGGCACGTTCTTGCATCAATTGATTCAATTCTTCTTTTTCAGATTTGACATTAGCAATATTTGTTGCAATGGCAGCAGTACCATAATCAGTCAGATTTCCGTCATCATCAAACATTGCATCTTCATCGATTAGAGAAGATATTGTTGTAAGTGAATTTTGTAAATTCTGAGCCGCTTTAATAGCACGTTCAAAGCCACGATAATAAATATCATCACGCATACTATTTTTAAGTTCTTCGTTAGAAGTTCTTAAATCATCTGCGCTACCTTTACAAGCATTGATTTCATTTTGCATCTGCATCCATTCTTGAGAACCATATTTAATAGAACCATCGTTCAGTTTATTATTCAGATTCTCTTGCATTTTTGCAGCTTCTTCATCAATGATCTGTGCCTGTCTTTCATTGGCATCGATCTGATTCTGGTAATCAGCACTATTAAGGTCTTGACCTTTTGCTTGTTTCAACTTGGCAGCAGAAGAAGCATTGCTACTATTTGTGGCTTCCATATTAGCTTTCGCATCATAATATGCTTTAATATTAGCCTGAGATTGCACAGCAGCATTTGTCTGTTCAGAAGCCCAATCCGCAGCAGCGTCATTCGCATTTTTATTTGCAGTCGCCAAAGCATTTGTAGCGTCTGCCTCTTTTTGTTTGGCTTGTGCTAATTTATTAGAAGCATCTTTTGCTTTTTTGACTTGTTCATTATATGCTTTAAGCTGTTTTAATAAACTCTTATCTTTAATTCCTTTTAAAGAAACTTCTTTCCCAGACTTAATTGCGTTTTTCTGGGAATTAGATAACTTCTTAGCTTTCTTACCACTAAGAATACTACTGCCTTTGGTCCTAACTGCACTATCCGCCTTATCCTTATTAGCTTGTGCATTTTCACGCTCTTTCTGATATTTAGCTTGATTCTTACTAGCTTCTCTTACAGCAGTCTGACTCTTTTCATACTGCTCTTTCTTGTTGTCAACCTGACTTTTCAACACATCATTCTGATATGCGTAAGCAGGCTGACCTGCATAATTTCTCGCAATTGCCTGAAAATCTTGCACATTCTCAAGATATACCTGTGCATCATATAATGCACTGTTGGCATTAGATAGATTTGCACTTGTTTTAGCAGCAGATGATTTCGCAAACTTTGTACTCTTAACAGCTTTATTATAAGCAGTAGCTTTTTTCTTCGCAGACCCTTTGAGTCCCTTAGTAGAGATTGCCTTACCTGCTTTAATACTCTTGTTAAGAGACGCTTTCTTTTTCTTAGATAATCCAGACTTATTGACTGCTTTTGTAGCAGATTTCGCCTTAGATTTCTGACTCTTTGTTGCTTTTGAAACTTTTCTTTGTGCTGTTTTATTAGCAGAAGAGGCACGACTCTGAGTAGATTTTGCAGAAGAAACATTAGATTGTGCTTCAGATAACTGATCGTTTGAAGTTTGAACTAATCGTGCAACACCAGACTCTCCCGTAGATGCAGCAGAAGAACGATTAGATAATGTATCATATGAGTTTTGTAAGTTTTCAATTGCTTTCTGTGCCTTTTCAGTAGGCATATTCAACCATTGATTGAATAAATCACGCTGAGTATTCTTTAACTGTTGGGCAGCAGAATTAGCTTGAAGGTACTTCTCATATAAATTCTGATAGGACTCTACAGCAGAACGCATATTATCATTCTTGATAGTATTGATATTCATACTACCGTTACGCACACGTTCAAAGTATGTCCGTAATCGTTTCTGATTCTTTTTCTTAGAACTGTTCTTTGTCTTAGGAACTGTCTTAATTGCCTTGCTTGCAAAAGAACTTGCTTCAGATTTATATTTGCTTGCTGCTTGCTGATTTACGGAAATTTCTTTTCCAGTTGAATTATATTGATTCCAAAGCGCACTTTGTTTAACTTCTGGCTTCACGTAATCATTGATCATATTAGCAAAATTTTCTGTAGCAGTTGCTGCACGATCAATCGCAATTGCAATAAAGTCAAATTGTTTACCCATATTGTCAAGCAATGTGGCAAATTTTGACTTTTTCTTTGTATTCTTATCTGTAGCTTTACTGTCTTTCTTTTTAGAATCCGTATTCTTTTTCGTTGCTTCCGTATTCTTTTTAGTAGATTCAGTATGCTTTTTGGTAGAAGAAGAATCTGATGAATGTTTTTTATATCCAGAAGCAGCGCCACCTTGGAACGCACCACTACCAGTAACACGATGTCCAGAAGCAAAAGCAGTACCATGAGCAAATGCTGACATACCGCCTTTAATAGAAGCACGACTATTTGTAGATCCTTTTGAAAGTAAATCCGCTGTCTGCTGATGATTAAAAACTATATCTCCACGTTTAATGTTTGTAAACTGTGCGCCATTTTCGCCAAGTAAAGTCCAGCGGTTTCCACGGACAAGTAGCTCAGGTCCCAATTCGGATGTAAGTGTTGTTCCAGAATAATCTGCTCCAAGATTGCCACTTGCTAATGCACGAGATGATAATTTTCTTACTGAACCATGCGCAAACGCATTTCCGTTCCAATCATCAAAATCTGTCAGATTTGAAATCGTTCCTTGAGAAAATGCTTTTGACCAAACCATTGATCCATGTGCTAAACCAATACCATGTGCGCCATTTACACCACTTGGTTTGCCACTCTGGCTATAATTTACAGATACATTAACAGATTTATCATGTAAGCCATTGATCGCTGATTTTGCAGCTTCGACAGCAGGTAATCCACTTGTATTGATAGTAACTTTTGGAGTTGGATGCATCTTACCTAATGCATTCAGTTTCCCTTTAATGCTACTAATTTTAGATGAAGCACTGTCTTTTACTTTGACGGTAATTTTCTTGTTTTTCAGTTTCTTTAAAGCATTGGCAATCTTTTTAATGACAGAAGACGCATTGCCTTTTGCTTTAATAGAAACGCTCTTAGATTTTAATTTCTTAAGAGATTTAGAAATAGAAGAAATGGTTTTCTTTGCATTGCCCTTAACCTTAATAGAAATGCTTTTGGATTTCATGCTAGATAAAGATTTCTTGATAGAGTCAATGGTCTTTTTAGCATTACCTTTAACATTTACTTTAACAGTAGTAGTATCTGATTTACTTGAAGTGGTGTCAGACTTGCTTTGTTTGCTAGTTTTACCACTTGAAGCACTTGTTTGTTTGGGGGCGGTATATGCTCCTCGTCCTGTTTGATCAATTGCATTACCAAGGTAATTATTCTTGACCATATTGCTTGTAGATTTTTGAGAAACTTTACCGTTTTTACCAATACCATATTGTGTCTTAATTTGCGTTACATGCTCATCTTCGACACTATTCACTGCTTTTTGTGCTTCCTCTGCACCTTTTTTAGCGCCAGAAGCATCAGCTGTATATGTAGTCTTCTTTTCTTTTGGAACTTTATCTGCCTCAGATTTAGTTTCTTTCGCTTTCTTTTTAGCGTCAGAATTATCACCAAGAATTTTAAGTGTCTCAGGATCAAGATAATCTTGAAGCATATCCAATAAATCTTCACGTTTTTGCTCAATCTGTAAACCAATTTTGATCTTTTCTTCACCAGAAGCAGAGTTATATTGCTTTACAAGATTTTGGATTTCATTCTGAATCCCATTTGCTTGCGTTTCAATACTAACAGGAATTTTAATTCCTTTGGTTAATCCTTGCTGACCAATATCTTTACCACCAGTAAGTTTAGCTTGGATTTCAGCAGAAGCTTCTAACTGTGTCTTAACAGCTTTTTGTTTTGCTTCGGTATCTCCATTTAAATCAGCAGCCTTGTACTGGTCTTTTGCTTCTTTGATTTGTGATTGCAGGGAAGAAATATTGACCTCAAAATCAATAACCTTTGTCCACGTATCAGGAATTTCCTTACCAGCTTCTTTTGCTTGATCAATTTGTTGACGCCAAGCCTCAATACGCTGTCCTTCTTCGTCCCCTGCGGTTCCACCATTTTTCTGCCATGTTTCAGCCCAACCATCAAGTTTACTCTGAGCTTCTTCATACTGTTTCGTAAGAGAACTGAAGTTGACATCAAATCCATATGTTTTCAGATTATTAAGTAAAGCTTCAAATGGTTCTACACCCATACCAAATTTCTTAGCAGCAGAAGCAGTAGAATCAATATTGATTTTCCATTTCTGAGTTTTCTTATCAAAGTCTGCCAGAGCTTTACCAGAGTCATTTGTTTTTGCTTTCAGATCATCAAAGAAAGTGTATACACCAGAATTATCTTCTGTGAAATATTTCTTCAGATTATCATAATTCTCTTTAAAGTTCTTTGCATCCGTTTTGCCAGTTGGTGACATCATTCCTGCAAATGTTTTGAACTGATCCGTACCAACTTTACCTTGATCGTACTCTTCTTTAGTTTGCTTCATTCCAGAAACAAGAGTATTATAAGCAGAATCATCATCATCTGTATCAAGCGCTGCTTTATATCCTTCTACAGTATAAGAAGCAGAAGCAGCAGAACTATTTAACATTTTCAGACGTTCTTTTAACTGATCTACAGAACCAGTAAATATATTTGTCTTATCCGTAACAATATCGAATGCATTTGACAAGTCATTTAAATTCAAAGAATCTGTAAACTTAGAGATATCTTGATTCTTAAATGTGTCATTTAATGTTTCCTGCATTTTGGCAATATCTTTACCAGTAGAAGACAGTACATTGTCTTTGTCATCAAGCTTAACACCAAGAGTTAATGCCAACGTATCTTTATCAATACCAGTAGATTTCTGTAATGCAGTAAATTGATCATTCACATTTTGTTGCCATTTATTGGCGTTCATTTTTCCATTTGCTTGTGTTTTCTGGAAGTCTTTGATTTGGTCTTGTACGTCTTTATTCTGAGTAAGCTTTTTAGTAAGATTTTCAACAGTCTTTTCTTGTTTATCAAGATAATCTGTGTCTAACATTTTAGATGGATCAATATCCATATTTGAAATAAAGTTAGATGCAAATGTTTTTGTTGTCTGATCTAATTTATCATACCCATCAACCGCCTGAGAGATATTAGATAAAGTGTTTTTTCTAAAACTATCAGAATATTTCTGTAGTTGATCATAGTTTGTCTTTGAAGCTGCCAATAATTTCTTGAGATTCTTTGTATCATTCTTTCCGATAAATCCTTCAGAATTAAAAGTATCTGAATTATTTGCAAGCTCTTGAATTTGTTTAGATGTCAATTTGCTAACATCAATTTTATCTTTGCCAAGAATTTTAGCAGCCTGTTTTTGAAAATCTGCATTAGAATACAGAGATTGTCTGACAGATGCTTCATTCATAGAAAGTCCATCTTTGGCAAGATTTTTTGCAGATCTAAAAGTATATGGTAAAGAACGCTTTAAGTTTGCACCAAGGCTTTCATCAGTAAATGTACTTCCGTATAAAGATTTCTGTGCTTTTAATGCTATAGAATCATTCTGGATATTTACATTCTTTTTACTAGCAATATCTTTCTTACTTTGATCTGCTAATTTTTGATATTTGTCAATTGTGTCTTGAATAGCAGTGTTGTTATTAATTAAGGCTTCGCCCTCTGAATTATATCCAGTAACAAGGTCGCCATTTAACTTCACTAATTCTTTTTTGATTGCTAAATATCTCTCATATTGACTTGTTGACAATCCGATATTTTCATTTGTATTAGAGTCAACACCAGAAGATAAAGTATTGAATTCTTCCTGTAATTTCTTAGCCTGCTTAACATTGTCATTATTTTTATCAATTTTCTTGTTGTATTTATCAAGATTTTTCTGACCTGCGTTTAATTCATCTTTACGCTGACTTTGTATATTGGAGTGAATTGCTTTAATTCCTTCAAATGCAGCAAGTACAGCCAGAAGAGGAAGATGGGATTTAAGTGTTGCACTAAGACCAGATAGTACAGATTTTATGCTTGATCCTAATGATTTAATGCCAGATTTGGCTTTTTCAACACCGTTTGTTACACCAGTTTTAAATGTTTCCCCAAGTTTAGATGCACTTGAATTCACATTATCAAGATTGACCTGTCCAAGATCTGAAAGAACTTCTTTGGTAGTTTGAGCCTCTGAAGAAACTTTGGCGAGATCTCCTTGTTTAAATGCTTTTTTAATATCTTTTTTACTTACATCTAAATTGCCACTCTTTCTCGCTTGTTGTACAAGCTTCTTTTTATCTTTATTTGATAAGCCAAATTCATTTAATGTTTCTAAATAATCGTCCAAATTCTTTCCATTAGCGTAACTAAGTAGCTTTTTGTATTGCTCTGGACTATTCTTCTTAACAGATTTTAAAGTTTCACCATTGGCAAACAAATCCTTAAGTTCTTTTATATTTTTAAGTTCATCGCCTAAATTTTTAAATGACAAAAGTGTGCGATATTTATAATATAAGTTGCGTTCTTATATATAATTGTTATATAATTAAAAATATGTAAGAAAGGATTTGCTGCCATGATTTATAAATGTAAAAAATGTAAATATACAACAGAAGATTTAAGCAGACAAGTTTGCCCTTTATGCGGTAATAAGATTGTGCAAAAAACAGAAGAATCTACTGATGGTTTCTGTAATGTTTATGGGGTCAAAATTAATTTAAAAAACGAACTGCAAACTGTTTTACAACAGTACGAACAAGATGATACTTGGTTTGATTATGACAATATTATCAAACATAAAATTAAAAATGAGTGCAAGGCGTCAAAGAAAAAAGATAGATGGTCTATAAAACAATATTGCAAAAAATATCATACAATTCCTAGTACAATTCCGATTGAATTTTATAAAAAATATGATAAAAAGAAGAAAGAAGAAAAAGAAATTCAGCAAAGAATTGAATTAAGAAAATCTCAACAATTACATTGCCCTAATTGCCAAAGCACCAACATTAAAAGAATTAGTGCAACTTCACGAGTGATTGGTAGTATGATGCTAGGAATATTGAGTTCAAACATTGGTAAAACATACCAATGTAATAAATGCAAATATAAATGGTAGGAGTACGCAAATGAATTTAAACAAAGGACATGCCTTGATTGCTGTTCTATCAATTTGTTTATCATTTAGTGTTGGAACTAATATCAAAACTAGCGAAGAACATAAAAAAATAAGGTCAAAATACGAAGATGTAAAAGGTTCTTATGATGATATTTATTCACGTTATTATGATCTTTCCAAAGAGAATGATAAAATACAAGAAGATTTGAGTCGTTCTAGTGGAGAATATAATGATCTATGGTATAAATATACGACACTAATTGACAAATACGATAAGTTAAAAGCAAAATATAAAAAGGTAGCAAAACCGAAAAAATCTACATCAAAGAAATCATCTAGCTCAAACAATACCAGTTCATCATCAAATAATTCGTCTTCTTCAGACTCCGATAATTCCTCATCCACAAGTCAAATAGTCTACGTAACAGATTACGGTAATAAATATCATGCTTCTGGTTGCAAATATTTAAAGAAAAGTTCAATAGCAATTTCTAAATCGGAAGCAATACAGAAAGGATATTCTGCATGTTCGGAATGTAATCCGTAATGCAAGAAATATTTACAAATGCAACAACTGTGGGTATAAATGGTAGAAGAGAAGTATAACAATAAGAGAGAATGTAGATTGCAACATTCTCTCTTTAATTTACTTATTCACTTTTCTCACTAATCCATTTAATAGCGTATTCTTCTAATGACTTATAGTCCAAACATCTCTGCGCCAATTTTGAATCTGGAAATTTATATTTCTTTTCGTATAAAGAAGTGGCAGCATCGGCTAAATTTAAAGTATTTATCATTTTCATTTCGCTGTTTAACAAATTGATATATTTACTTTTTTCTTCATCAGACTTGAATGTCCTATATGTATCAATATCTTTCTTAACAAATGATGTTACTTCATTTTTTGGTATAGGGAACATATAGTTTAAATTTACGACTGCAATCAACCTTGATGAATTCTTAGGATCATAAATTTTAAAGAAATCTGGTTGCTTTCTCATACGCAAATGTCGTTTCTGTGCATGAGATACTTGAGTAATATAATAATAATCGTCAGTTTCAAACAGAATACCAAAGAATGGTTTGTACTTATCCGTACCATAATCAGTCATTGGTATACGATGTTCAAATTCTCTCAAAAAATCTAAATACTTTTCATTAACATTTATCCACTTCATTTGTAAAATCTCCATAACTATAAAAAGGAACAAGCGTTTACTTGCTCCTTTTATTAATACGATTTTGGTAGGCTTCGTAACCTCTATTAATACGATTTTGGTAGGC